GCCGCATTGTCGATCTAAACAATAGAGGACATACGGCACTCGTCCTTCACTCCCCAGTCACGAAGAGACTTGTCCATCCCGGCAGGATCAATCCTTGTACCGTCGATAGTGTTTGTCGCAACGGAATAGTCGATATCAAATGCATCAAACACTTCACGCAGCGTCGTGCCTTCGTCAAACAGATCACTCTTCCGTCCACCAGTCGTAGTCACATAAACCTTTACCATCTTCTAATCACGCTCCTTAATCAAATTTTTTAAATAAGATGGTTAGCGGATAGCACGAGAGTTTCAAGAGTTGCTATCCAAACTCTTTATGAATAGGAGGTGAGTCTTTAACAAGGCACAAGGCATTATTAAATTCTCACTATTGAATTGTATGAGGCTCAAACTGGCGAGGTTTGAATTAAGTTTTTACGCAACACCCCGTATATATAAAATTCCTTTTTCTATCCTGAAAATACTGGGAACGTGAAAGCAGGAAAGAAAAGGAATATTATGCGAATAAGCCGCGGCTTGCCGCGGCCTTTCACTATCTTATTCATGCATAATCGTCACATTCTGTAAATTCAATGTTCTTAATTTTTCCGTGCAGCTCTTCATCGAACTTACTTTTATATTTATTAATGAGTCTTCCGTGTCCACCAATAAGAAATCCTGGCCTTGTAGTGCTGATATTGATTTCGTTCTTTAAGTAATTAACCTTCCAAAGAACTGGAGCCGTAACTCCAGCTTCTGCTTTCCATTCGGTTATTATTTTTGCAATAGGATCTACGTAATAATAAGCACAGCAGTCTCCCTGGCATGTCCTGTCACAATCAGGAACATTTCCTTTTATTGCTTCGTACATACAATAGTTACTCATTTGTCATCCCTCCATTTCATTATTTTTTTAATATGATAATCATTGATTTAATAATCTGGCTGGGGATGAAGGTGCTGCCCCTTCGCTCCGAGAGTCAAAGTCTCGTATACTACTGTTATATGAATCCCCATTAAGAGAAGCCATACCTTTATCGCATGACTTCATGTGTGCTGTATTACCGTCGTACTTGTCTTCCTCGGAGTTAACAGCTGTTTTATCCCGCAAGGCTCGGAATAATAAATAGAAAGGCGAAAGCTCTTTTGATTAGCCCGAGTTTTCTTTTATGCTAAGTTTTTGTGTACACTCTCGGTGTTCTCTTATCAGGCATAGGCGTTGGAGCCTGAGCATTCTCGGATTGCCGAACTTTCTTTCTGACACGTCTGCCATTCGCTTACCTTTCATTTGTATAATAACAGCCAAAGCTGATATTACCTACTCTTTAGTTCTTTCAATTCTCTGGTAAGTTTGATACCAACATTTCTCGTCACAAATAACTCATCATCTAACGAATTAATTTTATCCTGCTGGTGTATGATATAATCTTTTATATCTTCCCAATATTTTTTCATTTCAGGATGCACGTCAAAATATTTATCCAGTTCTTCTATAGAATTCATATTTAACCCTCCGGATAAACAGGCGTAGTACCAACAGGTGTACTCCAAGCCCATGTCACGTATGCAAGCTTATCATCATTAGGCAGATCACATACCTTTGCCATAAGATTGCCCCATTTTCTCATAGAAACAGCATATATATACTTATTATCAATAACAGGACAGCCGAAATCACCCTGTTGATGATAAATACCGTTAAATTTATAGCCCTTGTTCTTCATTTCAGCGACGATAATATTTTCCACTTCTTCTTCCTGTTTCTTTGTAAGTCTGGGGTTTCCAGGAATACCAAAGACATCTTCATATTTGTTGGTTTCAAAATTTGTCCAACCAGTAATTTTCACAGTGACACTTCCTTTTCTTTTAATAATTATTAATCTGAATGTATGAAAACGTGCTTCCGCCAGGACTCGAACCTGAATTACCGTTGACATGTGTTCCGGTTGTATCCCACTATCTCAGGGAGCACTCCAAACTTTCCCATTAAGTTACAGAAGCAAAATGACGGTCTATTATGCTCCCGGCCGTCAGGGAGCAAGAAAGGATATTATAAACGATGTCCTCTGCGCTATCTGGTAAAAGCACAGAGGCAGTGCGGATAGTGGGACTTGAACCCACACGGGATTAACCCACGGGTTTTTAAGACCCGAGCGTGCTGCCTATTTCGCCATATCCGCATACAGCTATGTGCAGTCGCACCTACACACAGACAAGGAGTTCAATTTATATACCGCCCACTTGCTTTCGCAAGGCTGGCCAAAACGTACGACACTCATCGGCGGTTAAAGTCGAAGATGTCAGAGTTGAACTGCTACTCGTCGGCCCAAGCGACGCGTGTTACCGTTACACCACATCCTCGATAACTACGACGTCAAGTATGTCAAACATTTGCCGGCTTTTGACAGGGACTTGTTCAGAGTTTATTTTACAACCGCCCTAACGTCGCCCTCGGTTGTGGTGGAGCATAGCAGAATCGAACTGCTAACCGTTCCTTGCAAGGGAACCGTTTTACCGTTGAACCAATGCCCCGTTACGCCAGTAAACCGCATTGTGTGTAAACCTGGCTGACATGTCTTACATTCTGCCCTGCCGCATGTCTTCTCGCCTTCCGGATAACGTTCTCCGTAGATAGAGAGGATGGCAGACTCTCTCTGGCGTTCGGTTTAAAGCCGGTAAAACATATATATATATAAACCGGCATTTTGCTTCTTCGTAACGACAATCCTTTATGTTACCGTTACACTACATCCTCGATAAATACTACAGATTACCCGCTGTAGCACCGGATATAAACACTTTCATACAATAATTAAAATATTACACTTCAACATTTGTAATATGATAACGACCATAACCGCTTGTCCGACCACTGCCAATTCCAAGGCCGAATCCTGCAAGATTAATAATATTCAGAATCTCATCTCGACTATAAACATGATCCAGATAAGTTACCATAAATTTTGCAGACCAGTTATGGAAATGATTCAGAACAACATTAATCGGCTTACCACGCTTAGGACTCATAAGCCTCTTTTCGGCCTCCCAACCTGCAAACTTAATAGGAATAAGTTCTCTTCCATTTTCAGATGTAACATTAATTGCATTTTCGAATTTTGTTTTATAGTTATCAATTTCATTACGAACAACAGCATCACAGAAACTTCTTTTCAACGCAAACGCACTTAAAGACGGAGCGTTATCTTTGAGTAGACTATGCATAAGTTCTTCATTGCATTCCGTATATGTGTCTTTTACAGGAAGAGGATCGCGCCAATGAATTGCAGTAATAACATCTTCCCAGAAATTAGGTACTTCTTTAATGCTCTTACGATCATCTGCAGTCAGTGCACGTTCATTGCGAGCGTTCATTTTATTAAGAATCAGATCGCCTTCACCTTCAATGGTAACAAGCATCCTTTTAATCTTAGCTTCAATATCAATCAGATTTGCATTTTCTTTAGCTTTAGTCGGCATAATAATCTCCTTATTAATCTTTATTATTTGTTTAAATCTTTTCTTTACGCAATTGGCACACCAAGAAGTCTATTCGTGTTTTATTTTATGCTATAGAGAAATATTCTATTATAGAGCGATATGTTCTATACTTAAGAAGTCATAGACTTCTTAGTATACCAATTACTCAATTAATGTTATAGTATTTTATAATAATGTATCCTGTTCTATTCAATTATTGGCTATGCAATTGTATATTTGTGCCACTGGCACAATAAGAAGCTTATTTCAATAATGTTCTATATTATGATGTGTTAAAATACGATATGTTATCTTAGGACTGATAAGCCACTTATTGTACCAATCACACAAATGGATTGGTAGTATTATTGTGTCCTACGCCGTCATGTATTATTCTTGAATATCCTGTATTATGCTTTGTGCGATTAGCACAATTGAAGACTTGTTTTATACTGTAATGTTCTATTCCATGCAAAGATTTCATAAATTATCCTATCCTATCCTAATCTACGGAGAACAAGTCTCCAATTATGCCAACCGCAGAGTTGGCACAATTGTGTATTAAAATGAGTTATAGTAATCTATGTTGTACTGTTATGATCTATTGTTAGCCTGTCGGCCTGAGTAAAGATGCAATGTTTTGTGCTATTATGTCCTATCGTAACTTGTGTTCAGTTATGATGCACTTTGCTATTTTAGGATGCATTGCATCCTTAATCAGACCGACAGGTATATTTTAACTTACTTCATCAAAAATTTTCAGCTCGATGAGCTTACTATTAATTGCTTCAATCAAAGGATGCATTTCTGTTAAAATTGCATATTTCTTTAAATATGAATCCAATTCAAGCTTTGCTGTGCGAAGTAATTTCTTATGCAAATCTTCGTCTTGAATTATCAAAGGAGTAGGGCGATAGCCAGTTTCGCCATGCAAATGATAAAACATACGAACAGGAACTTCCAATTTCTTAGTTGGTTCCTTTTTGTTGAGACCAATTTCAACTATTTGCAAGTCTCTCTGAATATGACGTACTTGTTCCAATCTGTATTTTTCAGCAGCTGAATTATCATCCCAATCAATAATTTTGTGAATTTCAGTATTTTCGTTCCTTGCCATATCGAGAATTTCCTTTGTATCAGGATTCTTTCCAAGAGCGAAAATTTCATCTGCAACTTTCTGCGCATCAGCAGTATAATACTTTTCAGATTCTGGTCTCCATGATGCTACATACTTTACATTATTCATTTTTACACCTCCTTTTTAATCATTTCAATTATTTCATTTTCTTCGAGGCTGAAATCAATATTATCTGCTGGTTCTAACCAATTTTCATCGAACCAGTAATAATTAGCATATTGTCCATAGTTTATATAGCTACTTTTACAATTACTAAGAGCATAAACTCCATCCTTAGGTTCTCCGCAAATAGTATCTTCATGTCCAAGGAATGATTTCATACTTTCAGCAAAGTAACAAAAGCCAGATTCTATCTTGTCAGCATCTTCTTTTATTCTTACGTGATCACCTATATTAAACATAACATACCTCGTTTATCATTAAGTACCAATCCCCCCCTTCTACGGCCCGCTCAGGGGGCATTGGCTGAAAGTCACTATCCGTTATTAGCAGGCTAGAGATAACGACACCGACACTGTCGTAGTCGGCAACGTCAGCCATAATCATCCGCCAAGCTATGCGGTTCATCTTATAAATTCCGCTGAGCTATTTATAAGATATATCGGAGCTTACCCGATCTTTCTGCTTCCCTGTCTTACTACTTAACATTTCGTCTTGACTCCACAGAAAGGTTCGCCGGTAAACCGCATGAGTATAAACCCGGCAAGTCAGCATCACCTGTTACTTAATCTGTTACCCATAATTGCTCTTATAGCCGTTAAGGCGGCAATCACCGGTCAGGTACAGACGGTTTAAAATAAATGCCGGTAAACCGCAGAGATGTAAATCCGGCAACTTGCTTCTTTGTGTCGGTAGCCTCTCAGGTTACCGTTCACCTACCCCTACTCCGGGCGCAAGTCTTTGTGCGTTTCGGCTGGGCATGAGTAGCCTCGGCACCAGACACTCGGTTTATACCTACCTGCAAGACATAAGAGCCCCGTTATTAACGGCCACAGTATAGGCAAGCGTTAACCACACGCTTTAATACGGCATATGCTGGTTAGGCATATTTTTAACAGTCACGTTCACTGTGCCAATCAGCTTATTTTACTTTGTGCTGATCATACAAAGCTGTCCTTATGGACAAGTAGAGAATACAGGCTTTGCTCCCGTCACCTTTGCTATACAATAGCAGTGCTCTACTGAATGAGCTAATTCCCCTTATTCATCCAAGTAAATCTTTCTTCTTGAAAGTTCCTTTTCAATTATTTCATATTGCTCATCAAGAAACATACAACGACGCATATATGCTTTATATTCTTTTTCTTTTTCTTTTTCGATATTAAGAATTTCCGTTACCAGCTTTGGCAGTGGCCAGCTGGAAACATCTTCCCAACGTCCTGGTCCGTATTTATTCAGTCCCATATTGTGACATCTTTTCCCTCTCTTGAAATTTAGTTTGAAAATGAGTGGACGAGGATTTGCACCTCGTATAATTCCTTAACGTTTCTTGTGATCAAGAAGTCGGAATCTTACGCTGTAAGCGTCTACTCTTGCTGAACCAGCTTTACCATCGGAATCGTATGCATCCTTATCCGATGTCTATTCCGCCACCACTCGCGTTGATCTTCGTCAAACTAAGCCATTCAGGATGTCAACCCGATCATGGCTTTACAACCCCGAAAGATCGCCTGAAGCATGGGCCGATCCGTTTATGCCCGGTTTCAGTGCTGACAAACACTCTACGCCGTGCCGTCTCCCATAGTATGCTGTGCGGTTTCAAAAATATTATTTAAAAATTTTTATAAGCGGGTAAGGATTTGCACCTTACATGATCAGTCTTTTAGTTGTTAAAACAACCCCGGATAATAATGACTCAATCTTGCCGTTCCAGCGTCTACTATTACAGGTACAAATCCGAAAAAACCTGTTTTACCAGCCGTGACCTGCGCCCCTGTTATCAGGTGTACTTAAATGAGAGCCACGTCCTTATCTACTCTCCGCAGGAGTGATAGCTGTCTATTCCGCCACCGCTCTATTTTATAGCCCTGTTTTTTGGGCAATGCTACTGAGGAACAGTATATTTACGATTAAATTCATCAACTGCTTTCTGCATAGCACCACCCCCTTTTTTTAGATTTGCCAGTTTCTTTACTTACCTGAAATCGTCTTCCTCAAGCTCTTTTGCAATCTGGTTTAAAGCATCTTCTTCCGACATCCCGAACATAAGAACCAAAGCTGCGCCTCTCATTGTAAAGTAATCTTCTTTACTTATTTTTCCAGAATTGTACAGTTTGCTTAAACCGATCATATAAGAGGTTGCAGTTTTTCCAGATCCTCTTGAAACAACAAACTCACTCATTATATCCATTATTGTCATCTCATATCTTCGACAAATATTTCTATATTAAAACAAACCAACTTTTTTGTGTTGTTTTAATCACCTAGTGAATATTGTATTGCTTTTTTTGCCAATGATATCAAATCATCACCGCTATGATCTTCGCATAAATACTCGACCATTAAATCCAATAAATCTTGCTCGATGTCATAATCTGTTGTTTCGTCCATATAGCACCTCACAAAACAGTAATTCTAAGCGGGTGAGGATTTGCACCTCACATGGATTTTTCTCCGTTTAGCCGTGCACGGCATCAGGAAGCATGTCTCCGTGCTAATCGTGTCTACCTGTTCCACCACCGCATATTATTATTTATTGATCATCAGTCATTGCTTTCTTCCGGCGGTTTGATCGTGGCGTAAATATCACAGTAGGTGGAATCAAATGCATCATCGATCCTGCAGATGAACCACGGCTGATCTTTCACCTCGTTACAGTAATACGGCCAGTTTCCGCCGCCAATTCTTGCATGGATATAAAGAATGTCAGGCCTACCGCAATAACGATTGAATAATTCAAGCTGTTCACGATTACGCCGATAAGCGTTTTTAATGACATACTTGAACTTCTTGCGCTTTTTACCATGAATACGATCCCATCTGATTCCGATAGGTGTAAATTGATCTGTGTCATACTTCAGATACTTTCGTTTGATTCGACGGGTTCTGTCTGAACATTCGAAACAATAGGCATTGATCCGAAAGTCTGATTCACAGAGAGATTCACATTCTTGCAGGGCCAATTGATTGGCAGATTCTGAAATATCATTCGCAGAAATTGCTTTTTCCTGACTCATCAACCTAAGTCCACGCAGTCTTGGAACGGTAATTCCGTTATCTACCATGATTTTGTCAAGATCTTCAATTTGTGCGTAGGCTCCCAAATCCATAATATTTTCTCCTTTTTGAGATGTGTTTGATTGATTGAACGGGTGAGGATTTGCACCCCACATGGACTTGCACACACAACAATCACCGGATTCACGGCTCGTGGGCTTTAGTGTGTACCAGCAGGCGTGTCTTTACCGATTTAAGATTGGTGACCTTCACGCCGTTTCAGTCTGCCTTGTCCTTACCCAGCCATCAGTGTCTACCTTTTCCGCCACCGTTCATTATTACCACCATGCATGATATTCAATATCATACTCGTCGAAATCCACAGTATCCAGCACTTCATCTATTTGTTCAATTGTACTCTTAAGTTCTTCAACATATCCTTCATCATATTCAGTGCTTCCAAAGAAGAATCCAGACTGAGTTGGCAGAAGTTCCTCTGCAACCTTTGGATCATCAAGAACTTTCAAATGTTTTGTGACTGTAACATACTGTTTCTGTTCGCAATCATACTCCTTAACTGGTACATTCTTATAAACAAGTTCAGAAGATTTTAAAACAGTTTTACAATCCCTTTTCAGTTTTTCAAGAAGTGATTTGTCGACATAATAAGACCTGCAGTTTTCAATTCCTTTTTCATCATCCGTTAAATGTCTTTCAAACCACGCATGAATAGCATTTGCTTTACGCCAATATGCAATCTCTTCTTTTTTCACCTTATTAAGATACATATCAAGACCCATACTACTCCTCCTTTACGGTATTTTTCGAATGTCTCCAAAGTTCGGTACCTAATAATTAAAAGTTTACTAAAGAATCCCATTTGATTTTCTTGGGAGTTTCAAAGACTACATCACCGGAACAATTTTCCTCAGTTCCGTCCTTGTAATATTCTTTCCAGAACATAATTCCGTCCTGACAGGTAAGCTCAAACGTCATTGTAGGATGTTCTTCCGACAGAATGATCATTTGACCATAGTGCCTTTCCCATTTTTGCTCGTCCCAGCTTGAAAACACTGCCTGATGATTTTCCGGCTCATATTCTCCATCATCGAAAACATAATTAATCAGATCAAATTTATTAATGCTGTTTAAAAGCTTATTATATTCCTTCAGATTCCTTATATTTCTGATTGTTAATGAAAAATACATATTAAATCACCTGAAACATTCTCATTATGTCGTCTTCTTCAACTTTTTCTTCAGCGGCTTTTGCATCAGCAAGAAGTTTCTGTTCTTCAACGAAGGTTCTTACTGCTTCAAGACTCTCTTCACGGTTGTAGTTTTCATCATCATCATCTTCTTCGTCTTCAACACACGAAACTTCAGAACGATGAATATAAACAGTATCACCGGGTTTAGCATGTCGAAGATCGTACATTGCATCTTCCCTATCGTTATCGTTCATTCGCTCGCAAAACTCGTCACGTTCTTCCTCAAGCAAATAATCATTCATTGAATCCAGAATGTCATAAGCATGGAAAGTCTGTCCGGCAATGGTAATATATCCATATTCATCATTTAGCCATTCTTCGAAGCACTCATCATCTTCATGATAATCGTCTTCAATGCAAGCATTAATTACATCGTCGATATCGTCATAATAAGTTTCATTAACCAAATATCTCATAAATCACCTCATAAAGATAGGGTGACTGGCCCCATCAAACCAGTCACCCTCGGCTGATTAGTAAATGTCTGTTAATATAACGCTTCTTCTTCCTCAGGAGCATTTTCTTCAGGTGGATTCGCGTTTTTACCGCCACGCAGGAACTGAATACTGTTTGCCCTGACTTCCATAGAAGACCGTGCAACATTGTTCTTATCAACGTAAGTATTCAGCTTCACAGGCCCTTCAACAAGGACTTCGCGTCCCTTCTTAAGGTATTTCATGCATGTTTCACCCTGACCGCGCCAGGAATTAACCCTGAAATACTGTGTCATTTTGGATTCACCAAATCCATCATCACAAGCAACTGTAAAGTTACAAACCTTTGTCTTGATAATCTCACCGGTAGTCCTATTGGTGTATTCCACTTCTGTGATAACCGGATCTGCAGTAAGATTTCCGCAAATAATAATCTTGTTCATTTTTTTTCTCCTAACTTTTAATGTTTTTCTGTAGTGAATGTGAATGGGAAACAACAAAAATTACTGAACATTATTTTTGTAACATTCAGTAATAATTTAAAAATAGTTACTATTTATGCATCGACACAAGTTTATGTTTTACACACAGACAGAAGATCGGCAAATACAGTATGGTGATTACTTGATTGTTCAGCTGTTCCTTAATTTGCAGTATTTTCAGGTTGATTGCAATATACAAAAAATGTGTATTTTTATGCTTTTTATATATTTAAAAATTCAACTTGGATAATACCACAGGATTTTATTTAGTTTTAAACATAGCATCAAGTTCCTCATCAGTAATATTGATTGATGTTATTGTTTCAGGAAAATCATCTATTTCTACAGCTTCGGCTGGCTCAAGCCAATCATCTAGAAACGCAAAACCCTCATTCCATTCGTTTTCAAGCATATAGAACCAATGCCTGCTTCTATCGTTATATACTCCAAAAGTTACCTTGAAAATCTTACCACAATACTTGTTCATTTGATGAGCAAAATCACAGTATTTAGTGTCTTTAATCTCGTTTAAATTTTTAACCCGGACGAGGTCGTTAGTACGGAACATTATTTATCCTTTCACGAGAAAAGAATATTCTGAATATCTTCTTCTCCGATTGCTATTTCTTTTCCTAACAGTTCTTCCATTTCATAAATTATATAATTGTATTCTTCATAGAAGCCCATCGAACCAAAACATATTTTCCTTTGTGCTTCCATTCGTAAACATGCATCTTGTTTATAAGTCATTATAGCAGTATTTATTGCTCTTTTATTCTTCTCTGTCATAATTCCCAATTCAGAGAGAAGTGCAAAAATGTCCCTTTCTTCTGTGCCTATATGAACTATGGCTGAACCCTTTACAAAATCATCAATTTTCTTTAAATCACTCATTTTTAACCTCAAAATGGAAGTTCATCATTTGGCAAATATTTAACCTCATTCACATTGATGTCCGGAAATGCTGTATCTTTATTGTCAATGTACATTTCATTGGCATGAATACAAACACCATCATCTTCTTCCGGATAATAATCATGAGACGTAAAACGTCTTGCTTTTTCCAAAGATTCAAACGAAGCCAATAGAATGGTTCTGTCGCCTCGGTTTACACAAACTTTATACATATTTCACCTCAATTTCGTAGGGAAAGGCCAAGAAAGAAAGGAAAGAAAGGCCTAGCGAATCAGTCGCCGCTTGCGGCGACCTCTGGAGTATTTTGTAAAATCAAAGGCTTATTAATTGAAAACAGGAACATATCTCGGATATCCGTTTTCGTTGAAACCTTGAAGTTGTTTTACGTACTCCATAGTTCCTTCCAATTCACGAAGACAGTCTCCAGCTGTCATGATTGTCATAGCTGCAGCTTCATCCATTCCTCTATCCAGAAAACCCTGAGTAAATTCAATAGCTCTTTTGATATAAGTATTCCTGTCTTCAACAAGCATTTTCAGAGCAAGTTTTTCATCAAACATAATTTCACCTCTTAATGATCAGGTACGAAATATAAAGGATCAAGAAAACAACCAACCCAAGATAACCAAGAGCCATTATCGTACTTGTTATATGGAATATAACAGTTTGCGGCGTTGGAATCATATTTTCTCCTTCTCGAAAATTAAGTCAAAGTCTTCTTCGTCTATTGTGATTTCCTTTCCAAGAAATTCATCGATAGATACATAATTTACAGTTCCATACGATTGTACTGAATAAAGAATACGACCAAATCCGTCACCAATGATCCCAATTTCACTACAATTTTTCAGTAGTTGTTTTACATACGTTGGCATAGTTGCACCACTTGGGAATTTCACATGACCAATTCGCTCATCCAGTTCATCAAGTCTGTCAATTCTATTTCTTGGAATAACGATAAATAATTTATGATTCAAAAATTCTTCAAGCATTTTTTTACTCCATTTTATTATTGTCGTTTCTTTTCAAGATCACAAAGAAAAGCTACATTACAAGCAAGATGCCATAAATGAGGAAGACCGCTTTCTTCGTCTATTCCCTCCGGGTCTTCGATATAAGCACACATATGACGCATCATTGCATCCCTGTATCTTTTCGGCTCAACTTTCTTCCAGTTATCAGGATCTTTATATTTGATCAAACCAAATTCCCGTACCCTGGCTATATCATAAAGAATCTGCAAAGGTACGAGAGAGAGTTGCGCTTTTCCAGTATCCTTTTTTGCTTCAGTATTCATTCCAGTCACTCCGTTTTAAGTTCTTTTACTTTGAATACATAAGACATGACCTCTTCTGAAGTCAGCCAGCCAACAACATCATCCGTAATCGAAGTATCGTAACAAACGTCTCCATCTTTCATGACAGCGATTTCAAACAAGTCTTCATCGCTGCCGTATGAGCCGTTATGTTTGATGATATCAATGCCATATCCGTTTTCGAATTCCGCGTAATAATACAGACCGCCGAACCTATTACCTTTCTCGAAATTCTTGGCATTAGACATGATTGTATCAATCTTGTCTTTTTCCAGCGGAGTGTAATTATTTCTTGGCATTTCCGAAGGATCAAGCATTCTGTTCATGCTATTAAGCATAGTAAAAATATCATTCATGGTTTAAATTCCTTTCACAGTCGTTCCATTCTGATTCGCATGGCCAAATCGAGCCGCTGAAGCCGATTTCGTTCTGCCATGTATAGAAAAGATTCCTGATAGATTCTTCAGTGGTCATATTTCTGCATTTTTCCAATTCGTTAATCAGATCATCAAGGGAATATGAATGATCAGCCATCCATTGCAGCTGAAATTTCTGATATTCAGTCACTGCCGTTTCCTCCATCAATTGTCGACAAAATATCATCGTCATCAATTGTAATTTCTGTAAGAATTGGTTTAATGATATGTCTTTGACTCAGAATATTTTTAGCAGTATCTCCTCTGTATGCATTTAGTTTCTTATCATTATCAATAAACAGAACATCCCAGCCGATAAAACTTTCGTAATAACCATCTGTTGACAAATAATCGATTATATTGCAATATTCCAGTTCAGGATCGATTAATTTAACTAATTCAACTATTTCTTCATTGGAGCAGCCTCTGATATCCAGAAAAGCCTCACGATTCATAAGTAATTCCAAATCCTCTTTTGAGATAGAAACTAGATTCATTGTTCTTCTTCCAGCCTTTCAATTGTCACGATAGGATAAACATCATAGTTTCCATTTTCTCCCAGGAATTCAAACAGTCGCTGCTGACAGTCACTGTTAAGATCCTGCCAATAAATTTTAAATTCATTTATTTCCTCGTTATTCATGTTCATTTCCAGTCACCTCGCAAAATAATTTCAAAGTGTCTTGCATTAACTTATTTTCGCAGCCGCATCTCGCATAGTCTCCGTCCTTATAAGGACATCCATTACAGTCGCTGATATCCTTATAGTTGCTGCAGTGTTTCAGCCCATTCAGAATATCTTCAGGAGCAGTCATCCTTCTTCTGAGCTGATCGACTATCCAGTTAAACCTGTCACTGTGATATTTCAATTCACTTGAATAGTATTCAAACAATTTTTGATTACGATATACGAGCTGCGCTGTAGTTTTATTTGTCTGACCGAATTTGATTAAGAATACTTCATCAGTCAGCAGCTGAAGCAACTGACCGGCTGTATCATTCTTGTGTATTTCCTTAAAAGCCGTAAGGGTCATATTTAGTTACCTCCCCCCGCTGAAAATAAATAAAAGAATGGAATATATAAGAGATTATTTATTAAAAGATATAAGATTTATTATAGAGATGTTTATTAAGAGAAATGATTATTATAGAGATATTATAAAAAGAGGATTTATTAGAAAGAATAATTATATGGATAGGATTTATTACAGGGATAAGATTTATTATAGGGATAAGATTTATTATAGGGATAAGATTTATTAAAAAGAATAATTCTCTACTAAAGACCAATAAATATCACAAGAATAAATACTTATAAATACCAATCATTCAAATAAATATCAAAACAGTAATTAAGAATAAATAACTACTGAAGGATAATAAATATCAAGATAATAAAGAAAGATATAAATACCTACTAAAGGAAAATAAATGATTAATATTTAAAAGAAAAGTAATTATTTATAGAGTAATTTCTAAAGAAGAATAAATATTCATAATAAAGAGTATATATATATTATTATTATTACTAATGATAGAGAATAGGTTCATATTTATAGAGTAAAATAACCCTTAAGAGTATATATTACAAGGAATAGAGGTCATTCATTAAGTATACTTTCTATATCATCTTCAACAATGTTAATCTGATCATTAAAGTTATACCCAAGAGAAGATAATATATGCAACAATTCTTCAGTGGGTTTATCAGCCTTGTTGCAAATATAACCATGCTCTGTTTTCAGAGGACAACCATCACTACAGATAAAATACTTATTACAGATCTCTTTGACGATATCATATATCATTTTCAGCCCTCCATAATCAGCCGAGCAAGCTCGTCTTCTGACAAGGATAATTGACTATCCTCAAGTTTCTCGATTCGTTTAGTAACGTCTCTGATAAAACGAAAAACGTCTTCATAGTCTTCACGGGAAAACTCTGGTTCAGGACATTTTTCGGCATCGAGCAAGTTCTTGCATGCTTTGCATGTAGTAGTCGAGCAAATAAACTTAGTAGCAAGCAATAACCACATTTCTTTATTATTCATATACAGTCACTCTCTTTCTGGAGTAGATTTTCTTACTGGGTTTCAGCCGTGTAACGGGACTGAAGTTCCAGGTTGTTCTTTTCTGGCTGTTGATAATCTTTTTCTGTTTCTTGGACATTTTAGAGTATTCAGTGAACATAGATTCTCACTCCTTTTATTATATTAATAAATATATACTGAAGATTATTACTGTGGAATAATTATTTATTCTCTCTCTTTAGTAAACACTCTTGGTGGTGTTTACTAAAGAGAGTTATATACTGAAGGAGAATAATAAATGCAAATTCTCTTTTAAAAGACAATATAATAAATATATACGGTTACAGCTGGCAGTAATTGCATATATATTATGTACCCCTGTTTTTTATAAGGAGCCGTTCTCCCCAATCCTTAAGGACAGTTGGCCGCCCTCCAAAGGCGGCCGAAAAACCTAAGAGATAATTATGGGGAGAACGAGGCTCCTGTTGCAGTCACTCTTTTAATTTATTTTTTTGTTGTCATTGCGGCGACTGCAGCGTACTCCATCTGTGATTCGAACACAGGACCTGCGGCTTATAAGGCCGTCGCTCTCACCTGCTGAGCTAATGGAGCATGAACAGGCAATTGCAGGTTTGCCTGACAGCCCAATACAATGTTATATCTATAAAGAAAAACTATTGGGCCAGATTATTCCTTGTTACGATATTCAGCCAGTCGTGCAACAGCAGCTTCCCGCTGTTCATCACTTAACTTACGTTTAGGCTTGATCTTGATCCAGTCATTCGGCACTGAAAACTCAGTACCGTACTTGTCATCATGTACGATCAGCACATCATCCGGATATTGCTCCTGCATCTTCCACATCTTTGCCAGCATGTTTGGCATTGTAGTGTATATCGATGCCCGTTTATTGATCACATTCGGAGCAATGTTAATAATGGTTTCCTGCTCGTCGAGCGGGTTGCCAATCTTGCCTTTCACAGACCCATCTCCTTTTTCTTGAGGCCAACCATGTTAGCCCTCTCTATTTTAGCGGAGGAAAAATACCTATCAATTTTGAACCGATAAATACTCATCCTCAGATTCAGGCATTCAGAATCGCCCACGTAATTCAGAGGTCTAGCCAGACGACCCCCTGGATTTTAGTGAGGGCTCTCGGGTGCGTTTATTCGCGGCTGAAATTTTATATCCGCTCCTGCAAAAAAAACGGGCATTAAAAAAATCAGGCCGTTTTAAAAAATACCCTCTCCTTTACGGTCATTCTCGAATGTCGCCAAAGTTAGGTACCGAATAGACTGTCTCCTGCAAGAAGCCGGGGGCAGTATAAAAAAAGGACCTGGCTTGCAGCGCCAGATCCTCTTAAAGCAGTCACTGTCAAAATAAAGGGCTCCCCCAAAGGGAGAGCCCGATATTTCATTACGCCTCGATGGGATCACCGACGAACTCTTCTTCATCAGCGGTCGGATTCCCAGTCACGAAGGTGATCTGCGGATTGGCGATTTCCATCTGGCAAGCAGGCTGGCCGTTCTTGTCCATGTACGCACGAGCGCGGACACGACCGGTGATCTGCACAGGCCGACCCTTGGTCAGGTACTGCGCCAGCTTGGCGCCACGGTCACGCCACAGGCTGACACGGTAGAACTGCACCTTCTGCGTTCCATCAGAACCAGGATAGTTCTCGGCGATGTTGAAATCGGTAACCAGAACCTTGGCTCCGTTCACATCGACAGTGCGGGTCTCAGCAGCCTTAGAAATGTTTCCAACGAAAGTAGTCATAGTGTTTGTACCTCCATATTTTTCTGTAGTAGTTGTTTTCTGTCGTCACGTTTAAAACGTGGGAGTCATACTGTTCAACCCGTATGCGGCTTCTCATTTTTCGACTGAGACAGTCTATCCGACGGCGGTATTTAGTGTGGGTATCGGACGCCACTGTGTAGGAAATGGGGAGATGGGAACCCCATTCCGAGTGAATAAGGCGAGGCTTGTACTCGCCGTATACAAATCAAGTTTGAAGGAAAAGGCTTTTGGTAAATTAAGCCAAGAAAACCTTCAAACCTGACAAGTATTAAAAGAGAATTATTTCAGGCGAATCACCCGACGCTTGCGTCGGGGCAAAACAAATCAAGAAAGAAAGGAAAAGGATTACATTTTCTGGACAGCCTTGCCATTGTTCTTAAGCCTGTCCATGAAAGGTTCACCTATAGAGGTGCGTTTTCTGGCGGGAGGAGCGACATAGCCTACTCCCCTTTCCGCCGCTGAAAGCCTTTGTTGATACTGATACTCTGATATGATCTTGTCATGGTATTTATCAGAGATCGTTTTGCCAGCAATGAAAGATCCAACGATCAGAAGCAAGATAATGACATTATCAAGCAGTCCCATTATTCGATCCTCCAGTCTTCTGGATAATCAATGGGTTCATCGTTGTAGTGGAGACGAGCGAGCTCATCGACGATCTCGTTCTCTTCATCGCGATAGGCATCTTCATAGTCGGTAACCGAATCGAAGAACTTTCCGTCTCCGCACGGCATAATGCCATAAACCTGATTACCGACCATGTAATAGCTGAACTCTGCCATTAATACCCCTCCTTGAGAAGTTGATGCTTCGCTTCTTTGCACTTTGCTTTTGCGAGCTTGTCAGCGATCTCATTCAGCCGAACGTTGGCATGACCTTTCACTTTCACAAAGCGAATCTCATGCTTGCCATTCTTCACGGCTGAAATCAATTCCATCCAAAGCTCACGGTTGAGCCGTCCTTCGGCTGTAAGCCATTCTTCAGAATGCTTATAGCCATTGGTTACGTACTGCGAGTCAGTGTAGAAGGTCACCTTACAGGGATTCTTCAACGCCGACAGTCCGATGATCGCTGCACGAAGCTCTGCCTGGTTGTTCGTGCACTTAGGGTTAGAGTCATAACCGGATTTACCGAGAACACCGTTTTTGCCCTGATAGATTGCCGCGAATCCTATGGGGCCAGGATTTCCTGAGCATGCGCCGTCGATGTAGATTTCAACGCTTTTCATTGTCTAAAACTCCTTTCAAAATATTTTTTTGTTCACATTCAGTCGAATCCAGCCGCACCAACATGGAGGCGTGAACATTGCGGCCAACCTGTGAGTCGTCCCTTACTCACAGGCAGAAAGGAGGAGTCCCATGTCAAAGCCCGCTCGGGCTGAAAATAGCTAAAATCGGAGTAGTCCCTTAAACCACCCCGACCCGTACAAAACTCTGTCAAGCAGAGCTGGCAATCTCCGCAAAACAGAACCTGTATGTAGGACATGTCTGAATTTCAGCTTTTATACAGCCAGCCGCTGAAAACTCAGGTCCTATGCATATAAGTCTGCAGTCCCAGCGAGACTGCAGATCAACATGCATAGAAATCATCCACCCCGACCGGCGCTAAGCAGCAGCCGGGGCAGGCTTTTACTGGATAACCATTGCGGGTTTGTAGAATTCCTTCACGATCTTTTCATTCTCGCTGATCCATTTCATATGGGCATTAGCGATGTCAAGATCGTTCTTGTTCAGACCAAGCCTCTCGGCTTTCTCTGTGATCTTCTTGAGATACATCTCTCTTGTGCGAATCTCGTTCTTGATGTTGATGATTTCGGCCAGTGTGATTTTCATAGATGGGATCTCCTTTCAAAATTTGATTTTTAGGCGAATAAAGCGAGGCTTGTCCTCGCTTTGTGGAACCGATCAGATGCAACCACCACAGCTTCCATGCCGCCAGTCTTCTTCGGAAATGGCGTCATAGAGAGCGTGAAGATCCTCCTCGCTCAGGTGAAGGTTGGAAAGCCACGATGAGTTTTCCTCAACCCACGGCTGAAATTCCAGACCGTCTTCGTAGCTGTCCCAGGCTTCTTCCCAGTTTGATTCGAACCACCATCTCCGGTAGCAGCCATAGGTACCCATGTCGCTGGTGCGAACCTCTTCCGGAAGATTAACCTTCACTCCGTCGATGGTGATGATCCATTCACCATGACAGAGGCACGGCCACTTTCCGGTCCATTTTGCTTCAATGTTCATTGAGACTCCTCCTAAATATTTCATTGAAATAGAACAACAAAGGGATTTATTGTTCAGGCGAATTCCCGCAAGCTTTGCTTGCGGTGCATCAGCCACAATACACGTACTCGAACACGAATCAACAAACAAAGGAACGCGGAATACCAGCCAAGCAACATGGAGACAGAAATTCAGGAGAATCAAGGCTTGCTTGCAAGCCAATGCCTAGTAGCATCGAAGGCGAAGCAGCAATGCAGTGAAAGCCGAACGAAGCGAAGCGAAAAAAATCCCCCCTGCCGAAAAAATGGGGGCGCCCACGTCTCCTAATTTGGGAGTTGTCACTCCCCGGCTTAGGTTGCCGCAAAAAAAATAAAAAAGCGACCCAATGATGGGTCGCTTATTTGTTAGTCGAATTCAACAACCGAAAATAATTGTTTTCCTTTGTATGTGTAAAATACTCTTTGGATCTTTTTCATTCCAGTTTCTTCCATCGTTGAATGACGAAGTTCAAAACACCCGATACTATCCCAGTCAATCAGCCTAGCTCCGAGATACCTGTTATTTGTTTTACGGATTTCCCATTCTTTTTCTGCCCACTTAGGCCAATCATGTATTATTGCGGGTTGATGTGTTTGTTTTGCGTTCCAGACTTTGAATTTGTTTTCATGTACGGTGATAATCGGGCAACCAGTGCTCATAAAGTCTTTCCACATGATGTTTGCAACATCTTTATCGGTTTCAACAACTCGTTCAATAGTTCCAAACAGACGATTCACGACAATAAAAATCTGATACATATACAATTTCCTTTCTTTTGACGGGTCACGGCACAGTTGCGGTTTCCGCCCTGGCTACCGTCGTTCGCAAAATAAAAAAAGAGCCCGAAGGCTCTTAAATTTTCCAGACTGTATATTTATGTTTCTTCAATATTGCATATCTAACACAATTTCCAGTTCCTCCGTGTCTGGTTTCAATGTTATCATACGGAGTCACACAAACAAGCAAGTCAGAATGATCAACCATCCAATGGTTCCTTTCATCCAACTTATGAATGGCATCGTTGCTGTTATCAGATAAATATACAACTTCATCTGCTAATTTCAGCATATGTTTGTATTCAGCTTGACTAAACATTCCAGTTTCTTTCCAGCGGAGCTCCTGTCCTTTAAAAGGTACCGAAACGATAGTCTTTACATTGAAGCCTTCACGTTTCATTCGTTCGGCGGACCAGAAAGCGAGCTGATCAACGCCTTGTGCTCCACCGGTAATGACAACAAGCTCGTCATCAAGAGTCTTAAGATTATCCATAATCATCTTGATAACCTTCATGTATGGCTCACGGCTGGAATATCCATAAAGATCTTTCGGACGATGTCCAGTAAATGCAATTTTCATTTTCATTTCCCCTCTTTTATTTTAGAACGGCAACTTTGCCTGTTCATTAAATTTCTGTATGACTTCTTCGATTTCTTTAGAATACCGAGAAGCGTTCGTTTCGCTGGTTGCCTTAGCAATCTTAAGCAAAAGCTGAGCTGCTTCTTCTTTGTTGATGGTTTCGATAGTTTTCCCATTCATAACTTTCTCAGGAATAGAAGAATTGTCGTGAAACGCTCCAACAAACGTTTTGATGTCATACTCACACCAGAATTTGATGGTCCTTCCGCTGATGCCGATGATGGTTTCCATTTCTTCGCCTGTCAGTTTGATGAATTTGATGTACTCCATTGGTAACCTTCCTTTCTTTTGCGGATCGTCGCACAGTCCGAGTTTCTCGTCTGGCTCCCCGTTCATAAAAAATAAAAAGAGCCAGCTCGAAAGCTGACTCTTAATTTTAGAATGGCAACTCATCTGTATCGACAGCCTTAAGATGAATCCTGTCGATGAACCGTACGGGCTCAGGAATTTTATTCTTTTGCCGTTCAATGTGTTTTGCTATAGCTTTGTTACCAATATTATTTTCAGCAAGTATTTTTCGTGCTTTATTTAAGTCGTTGACTTCCTTCCTTATTTCCAGGTCGTCAAGGAAGCAAAGATAAAGTTTGTATTCTTCATTTTCGGAATAAGCGACGATTGAAATCGCGTCATCGATTGTCATATTGTGAATGTTTCTCATGGTTAAACCCCTTTCTTTCTTTTAGATTTTTTCTGCAACAAGACCAAGCTTTGGATAACCGATCTTGACTTTGAACGATTTAATCTCTTCTGCTGTCGCCAACCAGATACCAACAACATAGGCGACCTTTTTCTCTGCAGTTGTGCATTCAACTTTTACTGCATTCCCTTCTTTTGCGATCTCTTTCGGATCTCCGAAGGTGTAAAGACCTTTCATTGTCTTCCCTTCTTTGATAGCCTTCTTGGCAGCTGGAATCAGCTGAAGGTCGAAGACAACCTTTGCCAAATGCCATTTCTTTTCTGCGGCATTTACTTTTATGGCACTGATACCAGAATTAGAAAGCGCCTGAACGATGGCATTGGCCATCTCTTCTGTCATTCTGTCCTGCATAAGAACATCACAACCATTATTGTCTTTGAATAAAATCTGGAACATGGGATCTCCTCCTTTATTTTTGCTAGACTTCCGTCTGCATGAAAACAAAAAAAAGGAGACTGCTTTTCAGCAGTCTCCATGTCGTTGGGTCAGATCTCTTCGGGGATGTAGTCTTCGTCTTCATCATCCCGAAGCGGCACGAGCTCATTGTTGATTTCCTCGACAACACTCTCAATGCCGTTATCGTTCAGCATGGTCACCAGTTCACCGATCAGATCCAGCTCTTTGGTAGCTTTCGCTTTAGCCAGTTCCAGGTCAGGAGCTTTCGCTTCAGCCGCTTCGATGATCTTATCTGATACATCAGGGAAATCTGGCTCTTCAGTCTTCGCCAGAAGCAGGCCATCGCCGCAGACATCAAGGAAATAGTTGTATTTCCTCTGAGCGCTGAATACGTCGATTTTGTACTCAGTGCCGTCTTCCCGCTCGAAGACTCCATACCTGGTTTCGGAGTCAATCGTGGATCTTGATCTTTCGGTATGCTGAGTCATCAGTGTGGTGAACATCACCATCGCTTCTTCGGCGGTGAGATCTTCACTGGACTTCTGCTTCCACATCCGCTGAGTCCAAGCAACGATAGCCACCTTTGCCAGCGCATATCTGGCATCGATCTTCGCCAGAGCCTTGAACCGCATATCCCTGTCATCGTTGCAACCAACAAGATCTTTGCAAGACGCAGAGTGATCACGATACAACACTCTGAACAGATCTTTCGCTGTCAGCTTCGTATTGGCTTTCAGCTTGTACGCCTTTTCCAGTTCTTCCGGAAGTTCAACTGCGATCTGACCGATACCTTTATCAGAGGTATACAGGTCTACGTATTTGCTGCTCCATTTCACAGGATGAACTGTGAAGTAGAACCTCTTGCTTCCATCAGAAACTTCAGTCGTATCAGAGATGATCTGAAGTCCGGCTTCAGCCATAAGCTTCTCCCACTCCGTGGCAAACATGTCGAGTACGCCATTTCCGGCTTTCTTCTCTTTACCGGTCTTTGTGAAGATTGTCTTATCCATATCTTCTTTGGACCGGAATTTGCAAGAGTATCTGTTGAAGTACGGGCTGAACAGAGTTTCGTCCTTTTCGCCTTCATGATGAATCGTAAACAAGGCAATTTCATTATTGGCCTTGCCATGCTTGAATTCATCAATGTCATCTCCCATGGCACAAGCGTGATCTACAATCATCTGCTCGATGATTTCAGGATTTGAGCCCATCCTGATACTATCAGCAGCCTGAGAGAGGTAATACTTCAGGCTTGTTGCAATCAGACCAACCTGATTGGTGAGAGATTCGATCTTAGTCTGACAGAAAGACTCGAAGGATTCATCTGTCACCAGAGTCTTGTCCTTTTCTGTTCCTTCTGTATTCACCGGGATAATCATGTACGATTTTCCAGCATTCCGCTTCTGTGCTTCCAGCCAGATCTTCTCGGTAAATGCCGTTACAGCATCACCATCGTAATCTGCACCCTGAAGGCGCATCGCATACAAGCACTTTACCGGAATTGTTCCGTCGTCATTGGCGACCGGGAACGGAAACACGATTACATCGGCCGGAACCGTATCGTCAAGATACGCTTTAACGACGATAGTTTCAGAAGGAGCGCCATGCGGATATCTAACAAGTGCTACTTCAACGTAACGACCTTTGCTATCAAGGTGCGTCTCCTTCTTGAAAGTAATCGTCACCGTTCCGTCTTCGTTGTGCTTGACCTTGCGGCCAGCATACGAAGGGCTGACACGGATTTCACCATGAAGTCCGCAGGAAGCCGCTTTCTTTGCCGCTTCGTTGATGTCCATACCATCGACATAGCAAAGACTGTACGCAAGACGGTCAGGATACATCTTCAGGTAGCTTGCTGCTACCATCGCTTTACCCTGTGCGTTGCGCAGAAAGTCATTACCTGCTCTGTTGTCGATCTGACGCATGACCAAGTCTTTGTACATCAGATCAGGACGAGCTGCAAATGCACGACCACGGCTTGTATTGACACTTGCCATCTTCCGCCACGCAATTTCAGGAAACTGCATAGCCCAAATCTTACGAGCTTCAGGTTTCAGCAGTTCACGAATCTCGGGCCGTTCCAGCGCGAAGTTTGTGCTAATGATCTGAGTGCCAAGAATTCTCTTGTTGGCAACCTCGTGGTCGCCAGACTGCCACTGCTTCATCATAGTGGTCAGTCCCCACTCTTTAGAATGGGCAATCAGCTCTTCCAGGCTGTTGTAGGCACCGAGTCCCTTGACGAGGCTGGAATTAAGCAACAAAGTGTTGCCAAGTGTGATGGTGCGCTCAACGCCCCAATGGTCAATGACTTTCTTGCCGATATCTGTTGCAAGACCAGGCATAAGCATTCCCTTGATGCCATAGCCAAACAGTGCGATCTTTAACCAAAGCCAGAAAGCCATTATACCTTCTTTAGTCTTGAAGTAATGAACACCGGCACCATCGGCGGCGACATCCTTTACTTCATGCGGTCCGTTGCCTTTCCACACAATCTTGTTTTCAGGGTCGTCAACGGGAACCAGTTTCCTGGACTTCTCATCAACGATGATGAGATTGAGATTGTCCAGAGTCGGAATGACATATTCTCCATTAATCGGACGGCAGCTGCTGAAGATCATGCCACGATTCTGGCACACGACCACACCGGGCATCTTCAGCTCATACTGAGTAAGAGACACGGGCTTATCGGTCCGATAGCCAGTGCCTTTCTTGGCGGTAGAAGGACTGACAGTGAAGAGGAACCCTTCTTCGCTGTTAACGTCCATAGGGTTTCCGTCGTTCAAGATTTTGATTCCTTCGAGTTTAGACATATTGTCTCCTTTCCTTTTCTGTGATCACGGCTCACAGATGCCTTAATTTGATCTCGTCGGGACTTGACGAGAGACTGTTAATTCGGGAGTCACCCGCCTGCCAAATCAGGACTCCTCTGTTCCGCTGGAATTCGCGGCTGAAATTGCATCATCAGAGGGACGACGATGCTGTCTAGAAGAAACCAATGTCGCTTAGCTCCAGACTCGCCAAGTGCATAAAAATAAAAAAGACCGGATTAGTCCGGTCTTTATCGTTGTATTAAATTTTAGTTTTTATGAGATCTTCTTCTTAAACGGTTTAACATTCTTCCCATGGCGGTCGGTCAGAAATTCGGCGGATTGGGTTCCCCAAGCTGTCGCATGTGATTCCAAGACTTTCGTAGTACTCTGCGGTCCACTCCTCAGTATCATCCTCGTTCTGCTCGTCAAGCTCGGCTTCAAAAGCTTCCCAATCAAATTTATCCATAGTTTACCTCCTGCGGTAGGTCGCAACCCATAAATTCTTTCAGGATCGAGTCCTGATTACGAAAGCCCCTTCTTTCGAAGAGGCTTTCGTGTATCAAAACTCAATCAGCCAAGAAGGCTGGTTTTTGATGTTTGTAGTGATGTTTGATTCTGAAATACATGAGCGCACTAGCAAAAGAATTTATTGCTTCATCTTGCAAAGATAAAGATTCATTGCTGTTCCGGATATTTTTGATCATCTCTTCGATCATTCCTTCCATTCCACTGCAGAACGGAGTGGTAAAATAATATACAGGCAATTCTTCTCCTTCGACCCATCTGAGCATGTCAACTGTAAAAAGTCCAAGACCATATCCAATGGTAACTTCAAAACCAGTATGGTATCTTTCAGCTTTTAACAATTTACGGTTGTTAATGTCGATTTCTACTATGGACTTCTTTGTCATTGTGATCTTCCTTTCTTTTTGAATCGTTTTAATGCCAAAGCTCCGTCTTTGACGTGCGGCAGACGATCCATTTGCATGAAAATAAAAAAAGAGAACGCAATATTACTTGCGTTCCCTCTTGAAGAAGTATAATTTACTGTTTGGGAAGTTTAACGTTTTGTTTAGGACGGCCATCCGAAGAACGACCGAACGTGTTCGGCTTGTTCTTCTTCAGTAGGCTCGCTATCCCAGAACCAGTCCCAATTTGGTTCAATATAGTGCGAGCCAGTCTCGTTTTTTACGAGAAGTGGAATTCCCTCATAGAACTGAATAACCTTGCACGGCCCAAGAAGCTTATGCCAGTAGCGGCTCTGCTCCCAATAGGTTGTATCAGGTTTTAACTGGTTAAACGGAATGATTTTTGCCATGGTTATCCCTCCTGCTCTTTAGAGCTATATTTGACGGTTTGAACCGCCATTAAAAATAAAAAAAGCCTGAGCTTGTTAGGCTCAGGCTAATTATTAGGAATTGAAATAATCTTTCAATGCATCGTCTGCACGATGACGACATTTTTCGTCTGTCCAGCTGGGATAATAATCTCTGCTCTGTTTCTGGAACCGACGATGTCCACCGAAATGAGGCTCGGCGTACCGACCCTCCTGATTTTTATGGTGTACCTGCTGGGGTTTCCAGCTGCACCCAAGATGCAGATAACCGTTTTCTCTCTGTTCCTCGTCATACCACAAACCCCACTTGTGAGATTTGGCAATCGCCTTATTGCGGGCAATTACGTTATCCCGAGCGGCTTTGCGGTTGGCGCGAATGTACTCCGGGAGCTCCGGCAGCTCCTCCAGAAGGGACAGCAGGATAATGATGGTCATAATGTTCATTAGAATTCCTCCTTTTCTTTGTATCTTTCTTCTTGCTGAAGATGCAGTTCTTCGGCGTACTGTTCTGCTTCCTCTATGGAGGAGAACATCCCCAAGTGTTCTCCTGTTTCGAGGAAGTGTTCGACAGCTTCTTCTTCAGAAACCAGTTCGCCGTTTATGATCAACGGGAGGAGGACCTCCAATCCGTCGATCTCAACAGAAAAGCTGATCTCCGTTGAAAAGGAGCCATCTTCATTGAAGACAACAATACGATCATTAAGATCGATGTTGCCTTCAACAATTGGATCTGCCATTGCTCCCGGCAGGAAGATAAATCCTGCAAGAAGAACCATGACGAATACCAAGCTCGCCGCTACTTCCCAATAGCGGTAAGCCAAGTATCCAACCAATGCCACCACGGCTATAAACAGAACAGCCACGATGGCAAAGGTAAACGTTGTCCACACCACACTACACACCTCCTTCCGATGCTTGTGGTGTTAACTGTTACCGAGTTGGGACCTCGGTGCAGCCTCTTTGAACTGCCGTAAAATAAAAAAAAAGAGCAGACATTATATCTGCTCTATAAAAACACGCAATTTACATCACGTCTCCTTTCCGTGCTTTTTTCAATGTCCTGGTTTGCACACCAACACCCCCATGTACGTCATAAGCACATTTCCATGTTGGCCCATTGGCTTCTCCAGGCGGAGTTGCCGGTAGCGGTTAACAGCCTTTAGTCAGGTAACAGCCGCTTCTGCACCCCCTGTAAAGACGTCCCATTCCGAAGAATGCCACAGGGTTTCGCCTGAGCTCCTCTGAGCCCGTTTGGCACTTGCACCCAACTTAACAGCTTCATCAGATCTGTTTATTGATCTAGCAGACCTGTACTGTTAAGCGCCTCTGGTGTAGCCCGCCAAGATAAGCCGGAGGATCTTTGTTGTTGCTCGTCATCTTAAAACCTCCTTTCGACGAGTTCTCCTTTACGATTCAAATCGTAAATGGGAAGATTATATTTACGAGCTGCGTTCAGAAGCGTGTTACGCTTATCTTTGCGTAGTTCGCAAATGGAGCCGTAAACCACGATTCCGGTTACGGCATCCGACATTTTTACCCATGCTTCTGCATGGTTGGATTCGTTCTGAGAACGTCCAACATACAGAGCTTTTGGGTTTTGGTCCTTGCTGGCAGAATACTTTTTCTTAGTATCTTGTCCGTAGTAGGACCAAATGTCGGAACGAAACTCTCTGAAGATCGCTTCGTTCCGAATGATCAAACCAACTTGGTTGATTTGACCAACACCAGTGTAGAAACGATGATTGGCTCTGATCAGCGGCTCGCAGGCTGCTTCGTCTTTACGAGTCATTTCAAAGGAGATGGACTCTTTCAGACTGTATTCGCGACCTGCGAATGCACCAATCCAACGGACGTAAACCTTCTTCATGGTTTCCTCCTCTATCTACTCCAGTTCGACTACTTCTGGAGCTTCAGTACCGCTGTTGCCCGGTGGATCTATTGTTAGACTCCATTAAAAATAAAAAAAAAGAGGCTCTTTCGAGCCTCTCTTAATCTGCGAATTTAGCGAGTTCGCCTTCCCCGCTAAATTCACATGCAAATTTGCCAATCTCCTGACGGTTGTGTAAATCACCAGAAAAGATTGGCTGGTATCCCAGCTCAACGCACTTGGCGTTGAGTTCGGTTACTGTTTTTACCGCCATGTTATGCGCTTCGTGCTTTTCCCTGTCAAAGGGAATAGAAAACACGTAGCGGAACATACTCTCATCACCGCTGCGGAGTGCTTCTCTCCGCATTTTTAGTGATTCAACGTAGGGCTTGAATGCACTTACGTATGCAAATGTGTTTACACCTTCTTTTTCCAACATTTTTTCAGTTTCTCTGTTATACATTGTTCAATCCTCCTATTTATGTTTTTTGTTCATAGAGAAAAGAGGTCGTCTTACGACGACCTCTTTCTTGGAATTAGTTGAAGATGTATTTAACATCTCCAATTTCATTTCTGATTACACCGGTTAGGGCATAATTGGTTCTAGCATAAACCATTAAGGACTCTGCGGCATTGCGGGAGCATTCAAACTCCCGACTTTCCATCTGCACATAGGCAGAATGGGAGTTCTTCATTATGATGATGACGAAATCAGAATGTTTCATTTTTGTTTCCTCCATTTTTCTTTTTGCTCGGGTTTGCTCGTAAGCGCCCGGCAGTTCACCGTCCCAAGTGGGAGGGTGGGAATTTACGCTGGAAAATTCCAATAAAAGAAAAAGGATGTAGATATGTTCTCTTCCAAGTCGTCCTTTAAATCATCTTCCAAATCGTTCTTTGAATCATCTTCCAAATCATTCTTCCAAATCATCTTCCAAATCAATTTTCTGAATAAAACATTTAAAGGGGACATGTATATTAAAAATAAATCTTGTCCCCTTTTTTTACGCTGAAATAAAAAAGCATGCTTAAAATCAAATCTTCTTCGACATTAATAAAATATTTTGTAAACATTTCAAAACACTATAAAAAAATAAACAGCATTTATTATCACTTTTTAACGTGTCTTTCGAAAAAGACCGTAAGGGAGAAAGACTCCCTATTATGATTTTTTAGGAGTGATTATTTTATGGACTATCAGATCCCAAAGTATATTTTTGATAAAGAGTATTCCACTCAGTGGAAACGGGAAGTTAAATTCCTCGAAGATAAAGGGATTAACTATACTTATGCTAAGAAGCATTATAAATATCCGATTATCACATACAAATATACTAAGACGCCTGAACTCTTTTTAGCATTGGCTGAATATTACAATCAAGTTCGCACTGAACAGATTCATAAGAAAATCGATAAGATGCCTCTTGAACAGGGTTATATTTCCGTAAAGGAATCTGAATTATCTGATGCTGAAAAGAAAACTATTACCGGAGAAGATTTAGTTGCAGTTATTCAGGACGACACTGAGTAATGGCATACATATTGTCAAAACCCAAAGGCAAGACTCCTGCTCAGACACGGCTTTGCTTTCACTGCAACCAGACAAAACCTTTATCTCAGTTTTACTCCAATAGAGATTGGATTGAAAATGGAAAAAAGGATAAATGGTGCAAACAGTGTCTTGCAAAGATCAGAACCAAAGATGAGATGCGGAGATACTTTTGGGAGAACAACAGAGAATGGCGCGAGAACGTTTGGAACAACGCCATTAAACAAGCAGAAATACAAGCAGCTAAATCTTCTGTATATCAAAAATCCAACGCCGAAAGAAGACAGGTACTGTTAGAGTCAATTGCGTGTCCTATTATGCCTGCATTAATGCAGAAAACTCAGAACTATAAGTATGAGGATCACTCTACGGACACAAACACAAATGACTATGACGAAGCCAAAGAAAACGGTAAGATCGTTGAGTTTGATCCTAAGAAAACAAAGGTTGATAAAAATCTGAAAGTCTACAATGAATTTTTCAACGGCGAGTTCAAAGAATCAGAACTTGAATATCTGGAAAATTACTACAGTGGTCTGGAGAATGATTTCAACCTTTCTGACACTGCTCTTAGGGATACGGCTAAAAAAGTTGCAAAAGCTTCTTTGCTTGCGGATAAAGTTCAGAACGATTATATGCTTGGACGATGCTCTTTACAGGATGTTAAAGATGCAATTGCTCAATTGGACCTTCTTATGAAAACAGGTAACTTTGCTGCATGTAAACGTAAACCCGGAGATAAAGAAGGAATGAGTTCGTGGTCTGAACTTACTTTGCATCTTGAAACTCATGGTTTTTTAGCAGACAAACTTGTCTATTGGGATAAGGACGATGTAGACAAAACTATCCAGGAATTCTCTTACATAGTAGAGGCTCTTGGCCTGGATTCTATGTAAGGAGTGTATTTATATGATAGCCAGAGCGGGAGTTATCACTAATTTCAGCGCGGCAGAAAAGCAAATACTTTTCTGGAGAGATCATCTTGATATTGCAATCGAACAAATGTTTGCACCTATCAAGCTAACAAGAGATCAGCATGTGATTGCAAGAGCCTTTGGAAGAGGAAGCGATGTTAAAATCGTTCAATCCAGAGGCTCCGGTAAAACATGGCTTGTTGCTTTGTGTTGTGCTGCAACTTGCGTTCTTTATCCAGGCACGGTATGTGCTGTTGTATCAGGCACAGCAGCACAGGCTACTATTGTTCTTCAGAAATTAAAGTTGATTTCTGATCAGAATCCTAATCTTGCAAATGAAATTTCAGCTTCGAATGCCAGAAGCCTTGTTCAGATCTCGAAAGATAAGGGCAAATGTTCATTTAAGAATGGTTCGTATATCGAATCATTTTCCATTGACAGTATGCGTGGTAACAGAGCGAAGATTCTTGTATTGGATGAAACAGCTTTAATTCCTCAGGAAGAACAGGATTCTGTCATCGGCCCTGTTAAAAACTATAAACGGGATATATCTTTTAACTATAATTTTAAAGACTATGCTTCCAAGACTATATGCACAACATCTGCATGCCCTAAAGCAAACACTTTTTATGATGACTTCATAAGAGTGCTAAAAGATATGGCAAAGGGTGAACCTGGTTCTTTTGCCTGTGCTTTGGATTATCGTGCTGCAGCTGCGAATGGCATTACGGACATGGACTTCTTTTTAAAAGAAAAAGAGAAGATGCCAGATCTTACCTTCCAAGTAGAGTATGGTTCCAAGTTCGTAGGTTCCAATTCTAATTCTGCTTTGCCTTTTGATCTCACGTCAAAATGCAGAACACTCGAAAATATAGAAATGGAACAGCCGAAAAATTCAAAATCAAGATATATCATTTGTATCGATATAGCAACTTCAAGAGCTAAAGGTTCTGATAACACATGCCTTGTTGTAATTAAATTTACAGAAAAGTCAGATGGATCTTTTGCTCGTAAAGTTGTGAATATACGAACTTTCAATGGTGAGCCTTTGGATTATCTGGCAGAAATAATAAGGGAATATTATCATATCAGATTTCCAAACACCGAAAAGATTATTTACGATGCTCGCGGTGTCGGAGACAGCTTTGACAGATTCTTCGATAAAGAATGGGTTGATGTGTCGTCCGGTCGTGAATATCCTCCGCTTGTTGTGGATGATCAACCTTTGTCCAATCCTGTTGCGGAACAAACGTTGCATCCGTTCCGGGCTGTAAATAATCTGAATCAGAGAATTTATACAAACCTTCGTGTGTGCTTTGAAAAAGGAACAATTGAATTACCCATTCAGGAAAGAACTATGCGGGCTAAACAATTGGATATTCCTGAAGAATCCAAAAGAATGTCAAAAGAAGAAATGGCTATATTCCTTGAAGCAGATGCTATGCAAATGGAAATGGGCAATATCGTAGAAAAGACAAGCTCTTCAGGTAATAAAACCTATGATGTTCCTAAAGCAACACAACATAAGGATAGATATTCAGCATTGGCTATGGGCAATGACTACATATCAGAACTCGAAAAAATGAATGTCAAGCAACATCAAAGGGGACCAGTGTGCGTTGGCATAACTGGTGGCTTTGGTGATGCTTATTCTAAACGTATTGCTAAAACGTTTGGTAGATTTTAAAGAAAGGGGCTGAGTCCAATGGGCTTATTTAATCGGCTTCTGGGCCGTACTGAGACTGTTGCAGAGACACAGCCTCAAAAGAAACGTGAAGTTATTGTTGGAGTAGACCGGGAAAAAGATCAAACTACTATTCAAAGTTTCAATAACTCAAACTTTACATTTACTGGTGAGCTTGCTGATTTTGATTATGTTGGCATCCTTCGAAACAAACAGGATAACATTCAAAGTATTTATCAGCTGGTTGACTATTATACTGACGCAGATCCTATTGTTCATGGAATTATAAAACATGTATATGTTCCATTTTCCACTTGTTCCGACTGGTATCTTACAGGATCAAAGAAAAAGACGTATGCGCTTTTTGAAGAACAATATAAACGAATGCGGCTCAGAGAAAAAATAGATGCTATCATGCTTGAAGTATGGAAATACTATAATGTCTGTTGCTATTTGTATAATGGCGATTTGATCACACTTCCGATTCACAAATGGAGAATTGGTAATACTACTTTCAATGGTACACCAATTGTTGATTACGACTGTCAAAGTATTATCAACGAAATACGTGCCAAGACATATAGTGTTGAGGACAAATATGTAAAGGATAGTAATATTGATTATATTCTTAAAGGTTATCCAGAAGAAATTCAAAAAGCAGTAAAAGAAAACAGACAGTATGCTCAGTTGAATCCTGAGAATACTTTTGTTTTGCAATGCACAAAGGAAAGTTGGCAAAGGTATTCCATACCTTTCCTTGTTGCTTGCTTAAGAGCATTATCAAAGAAAGAACTAATTTCCAGTTATGAAGACGCGATGCTGAATATTGGCAAACGAAGCTTTGTTCATGTGAAATATGGAGAAAGTTCTAAAACAAATGACATACTGCCTGATGAACAACAGTTAAGTAAAATCAGAAGAATCTTCATTTCAGCTATGAGTGGAACACCGCTTGCTGTAACAAACCACCTTGCTACTGCCAATCCTGTTCAGTTTGACTTAAACGATCTTTTCCAATGGGATAAATATAAAGGTGTTAACAACGATATTCTTGCAGCTGGCGGAATAAGCGCTGTTTTAGTTACAGGTGTATCTGATGATGGTTCTACCTTTGCTTCTGCTCAGGTTTCAACACAAACCGCTGAAGCTCGTATTAATGCTGTACGTGATGAATTCTGTGACATGATGACTAAAATCAACAAAAGACTTGCTGAAGAAATTCCAGGAACGTACAACCTTAAAGAAATTCCTGAATTTCATTTCCAGCCGTTGTCCATGGAAGGCAAGAAAGCTTTACGTGAAAAGGCTCTTGAGTTATGGCAGAAAGGCGTTATTTCAACAGATACCATGTCTAAGTCTCAAGGATATTCTCTTGAAGTTGAAAGAGATAAGAGACAGAAAGAAAAGACAGATGGCACTGATGAAACAATGCTTCCAAGGGAGCTTTACAATACACAAAATAACAATGAAAACGTCGGACGTCCTGAATTGGACAATGACGAGCGCACATCCGATCCTGAAAGTGCTGTAAGAGGTCGTGAACCGAAGCCAAGTAATCCAGAAGGATCAATGGATGACGAGTCGTAGTCCAGGCGACGATAAACAAACTGGGACTGTGAAAAGGTTGTTGCGCCTTAATGCAACGTTGGAGTGGTAACGGCACCGAAAAGCCGAGAATATTAGTAGTGCTGTCAGCGCCTCTTATATCTCGTTTGTTATTTGTTATGACGAATTATAATGCGCACCTTGACAGTGTCTGGGCATCCGTAAGGTGTAAGTCCCAGAGTTTGCTTACATAGCTCAATGGCAGAGCATTCGGCTGTTAACCGAACGGCTCTAGGTTCGAGTCCTAGTGTAAGCGCAGATGGTTCTCACCGAAAGGTGTTAATCATAGATTAGCCTTGCGCTCTTTGTCTCCCACCACTGAACGCAAAGCAAAAGGAGAGTCAAAATGAGCAAATTAGTATTTGCTTCTACCATCTCCGCAATTGAACAGTCAGATGTGTTTATGACTGTGAAAGCTCGCATCTGCGAAGCTCCTGAGGCTAATCTTAATGGAGCGAGAGTAACCGAAGCTTTTATTGATGAAATTGTCAATAATGAAGCAAGGTATGTGGGCTTGCCGCTGTACGCCGATAAAAAGGCTTTGATCAGCGGAAATTACAATCGCCTTGGTCATCTGTATGACATTAAAACAGGCGAATTTCATTCGACACAAATCGGATCGTTTTACAAGTTTGAAAAGCAATCTAATAAAGACGGTTGCGCCTTAATTGGATATGCGCGGATTCCAAAACGTAACAAGAAGCTTAGCAAAGCTATTCTTGAGTTATTCTCAGAAAATGCTTTAAAGTTTTCCTTTGAAGTTACTGTTGGCGAATACGAGGAACTTGATGATAACACTATCCTGATTGATGTGTCTGAAAACAATTACTTGGAGGGCACTGCCATTGTGACCTATCCAGCCTGTGAAGATGCTGTTGCACTTGAATTAGTTGCACAGCAAAAAGCAGATGAAACCAGAAAGGATGATGAGGAAATGGCAGAAGTAGAAAACAAGGCTGAAGTTGTTGAAACCGAAGCCACTCAGTCTGAACTGGCTGAAGAAAAAAAGGCAGTTTCCGAAGAGGAAACCGCCGAACAGGAAGAAACTGCTTCCGAAGAAGAAAATGCTTCCCAGGAAGATGCTGCCTGCAATAACAAGAAGAAGGAAAATGCAGAAGAAGAGATCGCAACTGTATACGTTACGACCACAGAAACAGTAACGCATGAAACTCATGCTTATGATTCTGAAACAGATCGTGCCGTGCATCAGGAAGTCGAAATTCAGACAACCACTACCGAACCTGTTGATGGTGAACTTGTGGTTACTGATGATGGCGTGCATGTTGCGGAAAATGAAGCTGCTGAGGAGCAAGTTGTCGAGACAGTAAAGGCTGAAGACGACGGCGCTCCAACTCAAAACGATGGTGATACTAACGATGATACGCCATCGGATACTCCTTCTGAAGAACCTGGTCCTGCGGATGAACCCGCTGAAACACCAGACGTCGTTCATGTTGAAGACCAGAAAAAGACTGCAGAACAAATGATTGCAGAGCTTGTTGAAGCAATCAATGATCTGAAGTCTGAAATTGCTGAACTGAAAGAAAAGAAAACAGTTACAGCTGAAATTAATCCTTTTATGGATACGCTTAAGACTGAGAATAAATATTCTCTGCTTGAGAAGGATGAAAAAGTACCCACCTATTCTTTACTGTCTATGTAAAGAATAAATTTATTTGAAAGGAATGACCTAGCGTGGCTGGATATATGACCAAGCTTCAGGGCTACGTGTATGAGGGCGAGCTTGTTAATGGAACTAATGCTCCTGTTAAGAACGGCATCATTATGGTTCAGGACGGCAACAGTCTTGTTCTTCCCTCTGCTGAGTCCACGACCAAGTTCATCTGCAAAGAAGTTACTACTATTTATGATGGTATGGTCGCTTACCGTTTTATTGTTGACAAGCTGAATAAGCGTTACTATTTTGTCGAGAATGGCTCTGAGTATTTCAATGATCAGGCCGAGTACGACAACAGGGAACATGCTGTGCCTGCAGATCTTGAGCTGCGTGCTCATCCTCTGCTGGTTGGCGATGAATTTGTTACTACTATGGTTACCGGGACGCCTGTTGCTGGCACCTCATATGGTGTGCAGGCTGACGGTACTATCGGTTAATCGGAGGTGAATAGACATGGCTATCGAAAAGATTGAACGCGGCATGAAGCTGATTAAGGTGCTGGCCGCTGAAAACCGTGGTGAACGTGTCGACTCCGATAAGATCGCAGAAGCCCAGCAGATCGTAAGTGAATTAACTCGTGATCTGACTCCGGGCAATTGCCATCTGATTGCGCAGACCGTTGCGTACACCGTTGAAGACCTGCAGAAGAATGCTCTGGATTTCCTGGGCACTGTTGCGGATATCAAGAATATTAGCTATGGCGAAAAGGCTGCATTTAAGCTTCGCCATGGCGGAATCAAGGCTGTCATTCAGGCGAAGGGTGCTACTGCTCCTCGCAGCTACGTAAGTGACAGTCAGGTTCTGGTTGAGACTAAGGAAATCGCTGCTCGTCCTGCTATCAATATTATTGATCTGCGGACTGGCCGTGTTCAGATCGGTGATCTGATCCGCGAAGCAAACGAAGCGATTACTGACAAGAAGCTGAAGATGGCGCAGCAGGTTCTGCATGCTGGCATCTCCAAGTTCAGCACTCCCTTCTATAGCGCGAGTGTGACCAATCTGAATCAGGCTCTGCTGGATGCTCAGCTGATGCATTTCCGTCGGTTTGGTCCTGTGACTATCCTGGGCGATATGGCTCTGGTGTCTCAGCTGGCTGCTTGGACTGGCATGGCTGTGAATCCTACTTCTATGCAGTACAGCGGAAATATGCTGGACGAGCGGAATAAGAACGGCTTTATTGGCAACTACAATGGCTGTGCTGTTGTTGGTATGACCAATGCTTACGAAGATGACGGCGTGACCCCGATTCTGAATCCTAACTGGCTGTACATTCTGCCGGGTGGACAGACTGCGGATGCTCGTAACCTCAAGCTGGTTAACGAGGGTGGCGTGAACTCTATGAGTTCTCAGAACATCGATGACCGTACGTATGAAGTGCTGCTTGACACTTGGTTTGGCGCTGCGTTTGTTACTGGTAAGAATCCTACCAGCGGCGCACACGAACTGCAGCCCTAATTATTGATTTTTTAATCGCAAAGGGACGGCTTTTACGGCCGTCCCTTTGCTTTTGATTAACTGAAAGGATTGAAGGATAAATGGATAATACTACTACTTTACGTATTTACAATAATACGAACTATGACATTGGTGTAACTTTATCTTCTACGCAACAGCGAGTTATTCGTGCTGGTTCTTTTTTACCCTATGTCGCAATTGAAGACATTCTTTTTATTGAAGACAACTCTCGTTGTAAGCCTTTCTCTTCTAAGATTTTTTCGATCAAGGACTCCAATAATAAAGAATATTCTCTTGAGGATCTCGGCGGTGCAACCGATCCTTATGTTGAAAAAATGTTTTCCCCGGATGAAATTATGGCAAATCTGAATAAATCTGCAAAACACATTGCTAGTTGGATTGCTGACATAAACGATCCTGTTCAGCTGGATGCTATTGCGGCAATGGCTGGACAAATGGATTTGCAGGGGAGCAAACTGAAGGTAATACAGGCGAAAATCCCAAATCAAAATCTTCTTGACACAGAAGAATAAATCAGAAAGGAGCGGTTGACTTGTATAACATCACAGAGGCAGCCACGGAGCTAGCAGAATGGTATAGTCCGTTAAGTTCTCAGGTGCTTGTATATGATAGCGAATATAGAAAATGTATTGTTCAAGCTATCAAAAAATTTTATGTTGATATCAACCATCCTGATGATTATGACAGAACTTTGTTTACTACAGATGAAGAAGAAGTTCTCTATTACGATAAGGATTTTGATATACTTGAAGAAGAGTATATTTTTATTCTTGCGAAAATTAGGTTTAAACGTATGTCTTTGTCTGAGGTAACTGGTGATCATGCCGTTAGTTATACAACTAATGCATTATCAGTAACAGGAGCTAAAGAAGCATACAAATCCATTCAACAGGAAATTGAAGACCTCGAAAGAGAACGTCTCATCGTTTTTCATAAATTAATGGCCAGAGAAGGATGAAAACAATGAGTGATTTTAAAGTTAAGATTGAATATAAGAATAAAGAGTTAGAAACAGTCGTAGAAAAAGAATACGATTTTATTGATTATACAGAAATGCTCAGTCGAGAACTTAACCGTATTCTTAAAAACGTAGAAGACGTTTTTTTCTATATGTCTGACTATAAGCCAAAAAACGAATGGGATAAAGAATTGTTAGAACGATTCGACAACATTCGGCATAAACTTCTTGACCAGGCAAACGCAATTAAACGTTTACCAAACACTTTATCTTATAAAACAATCCCTGCTAACACTATGTCCATTAGTGAGTTTATCTCAAGATCTTTAAAATAATAAAGGAGGCGGCAATATGTCGATACCGTATGTTCCGCAAGAATCCAGAACGCGGTTTCTCGTTCCTAAAACATTAGCCGCTGACTTTGACAATTTTCTTAATCATGATATTCCGAATACTGTAATGGACTTTGAACTTGTTCATGATTGGTATGAAAAAGAAAATGAAGAATATACACCAAAGTATATTCGTGGAGAAATATATCCAGACGCCACTAAAAGCCGCTATGAAAATACAGACAACAACATGAATATACGTTGTTCTCTTACAAGCGGTATACGTAAAGGCGATATGGTTATTGAACCTGACAACACTATTTATCTGTTGGATTGGAATGGGCACAAAGAAAGCAACAACATTCCATCTCGTGCTGTATATTGCAATCTTTACCTTGAAGTGTACAGAGATGGCAAAATGTATGTGGATGATGAAGGTTATGCAATCAATGATGAAGGCTACGTTGTGAGCGGCTATAACTATAACAAAGGAATAGAAAGCAATCATGAAATTATTTGTCATTCAATTCCAGCAAACGCATACCGATATGATGGAAGACCAGAATATGTAGCTGTATCTGGTACGCCAGGTACCATAGCCGGAGCTTTAACTATTTTGATTGTTCAATATAATGAACAGACTAAAAATGTAAGAATCGGAGACAAGTTTGAATGGGGCGGAAACACTCATGAAATCGTCGATATTGACGGAGTTGGCGTCGACATTAATCAAACACACGGAATACTGAAATTTCAAGCGAAACGTGCAGCTGGTGGTTTACATGGCTACGATTAAGTCTTTTACTGCTACTGCCGATTATACAATTTCATCTGGTAATGAATCTTGGAGAAACCGAATTGACGAAGGTATGGAACCGCCTGAAGTTACTGGTGGAATGATTAATCTTCCACAGCAAGGACAAAGACAATCCAAAGCCGCTGTAACTGGCGGAAGATTCGAAGCCGGATCTGAAGAAGCAACGTACGCAGAAGAAAATTCCAGAAAAATAATCGACAGTATTTTGCCCGGTGAAATTGAAAGCGTCATAGACAGAATGATAGATGGATCATATGACTTAAAAGACTTGGAATTTTTTCTTACAAATATTGTTAAAAGCCAATATCAAATTATTGCCGGTGAATTCTCTGATAATCCGGATGAAGCTCTTGCAACACAACAAGTAATTGATTCTCTTGAAGTGAAACTAACAATCAGTGGAATTCCTACAAGAGAAGAAATTATCAAAGCAGCTGAAGAAGCTGTTATTCCTTTAATAACAAATATTTTAGGAGGTGGTACTTCATGATGGGTTGGATAGACGCATGGAATACTATCATACGTAAAGTAATCTGGCCTGATTACGATTTGAAAGCATTGATGAAGATACCGCCAAAGACAAACATCATCCAATTTATAGACAGATATTTTATTAGCGCTGGATATACAAATAAACTTCTCACAGACGAAGTTTGCAGAATAGTATATTCTGATGTACAAGGAACTGAAACAGATGTTCCAAATGTAACGAAGAATATGCTGCTCTTCGATATATATGTAAAAACAAGTGAATTACACAATATCGGGGATGACCGTTTAAAAATGCGTACTCACCTAATTGCCGAACGTTTATTTAAATTATTAACACGGGAAAGATATCTTGCAGATACAGGATATCGTTTCTGGATAGCAGGTGCTTGGGACATGGGTACTCGCGTAACTGGATATACGCGATATAGCATAGCTTTCAGATACATGAAGGTATACTAATTGTTTAGCATTTCTAAACCAACATAGTAAAAATATGCCGCCTGAGACATTGGGCGGCTAAATAAATACAGTCTCAAAGGTAATTTGAAGGCCTCTGAATACGATATAACCCAAATATATTAGCTTGTGGGAGAGCAGATATATGGTGGTTATAAATATATTGCAAGAGAGGTCATGCACTATGGCAACCTATAATTCTGCGCTTAAGGGCTATGTGGCTGACGTGCCGAAGGTAGTGTTCCGTCGGTGCGATGGGCATGCTTATGCCTTTACTGAGCTGACGGCCGCTACTGTTAGCGCAAACATTGAAACAATCGATATTAATGCCGGTTGGTCCCTAATGGGAATTGGGGCTTCATACAGTAATGTATGAATGGTTCTATCTTAATTCGGTTAAAATCCTGAAAAGGACAATCCCGAGCTACGCACAAAGCAATGAAGATAGCACAGTCTGTTTTGTGTAAGGTGTAACGACTAACCTCTAACCAAGGTGTAGAATCAAGTGATTCGAAAGAGATAGGCCCAAGTATGTGCATAATCCTTGGGTATAAATATAGTCTGATCTGCATGGAAACATGCAGCTGTCATTATGACGGGTGCGAATTAACGACTCGCGCTGAACAAAATGGTTCCCTGTTGCTGTTATTCCTGGCAACTCTACGTTCACGATGAATTTTACATGTGGACAGTTCGACGCCGATCTGTTTGCTATGGCGAACAAGACGCAGTATACGAAGAACAGCAACTATCAGCTCGACACGACTGAGCGTCATACTCCCGATGCAAATCATAAGATTGAACTGCTGAAGACTCCTATCGAAGGCAGTATCTTCATTGATGGCATGGAGCCTATTACGACTCAGAGCGGTACTGTTACCGCTGGTCATTATCTGATCAACGGCAAGGAAATTACTTTCTCTGCTGATGATGATATTGATTTTGTGGATGTGGTTTATTCTTATACGCAGGAAGCGTATGAAGCCATCGTTACCAATAAGGAATCCGCTATCGGTGAGTGTTCTGCCATCTGGCCGGTCTACGGCTCTGGCGATGACTGCACCGAGAGCGCTATTGTTGGCTACTATGTAGTCAAGGTGTTCCGTGCTCGTATTACTACGATTCCTGGTATGGACACGTCGTATAAGAGTGCTGCAACGTTCCAGTTCGAATTAACGGCTCTGGACGCCAAGCGTAACGACGAGGGTGCGTACAGCACCGCTTACTTCAAGAAGTAAGCAAAGATTACTAACAATAAGGTTTTACCGCAAGGTATTTTACAATAAAGGTTTCAGTTAGTTAATCTCTTAAGGGGATACTGCAACCTTGCAGTATCCCCTTTTTTTATAAGGATTGAAGGAAAGAAGGAAAAATGATGCCAAAGCCGATTCCAAAACCGACTAAAGAACTTCCGCCACCGGAAGAACATAAAACAAGTATGCCTGAAGGTTTTACGATTAAATATACCGAACCCGAAAATCCAGATATTCCGGAAGAAACAAAAGAAAAAGGAGAAGTTCCAGAGACAACTCCTGAAAAAAAAGAAATGCCATCAGATATTAAAGAAGAGAATTGTGTAGAAGTTGATGGCGTTAAAATTGAAATCAAGCCCACTAAGCTGAAGTATTTCCGGAATAAAAGCGCTTCAGGTTATGGGATTATCAAAGCTGTACCTGTGCATGAGTTATTTAAATATGAAAAAGGAATTCTCGATCCGGAACGAGACGCAGATCAGCTTGTATATGACTTTCTTGTTGCCGCTTTCAATGACTCTACTTTTGTCAGAGATAATTATAATGAAATGGATGCTGAAATATTAGATAGAGTTACTAAAATTTTCGGCCGAATTAATCATATAGACGAAAAAGAAGAGGCTGCAAGAAAAAACAGGGAAGCCCAGGAGCAAGCGAAACATTAAACTTAGACGAAGCAGTTGCTGCTGTCGCTGCACACCTGGGCGAAGTAGACGAGGACAAAATCAATAATATGTCTTATGTTTTCTTCCAAGATGTTCTTGCTGCTCTTGGTAAGAGAATTAACTTTGAGTCCATATCGAATATGTATGGCAAAACTGTATTCGACAAAAAGGGCGGAGAAGCAATAACCAGAATGATACAGCAAGCAAATCCGCTTATTAAACCAAGCACTTCCAACAGCGCAGCGACATTCCTTAGTATGCCCGGAGGTATGACTATTATTGAATCCGGACAAAAGGACGTTGCAAAACAAGCACTTGGTGATACCAGTTGGTTTGAAGAGTATTTAAAGTAAAGGAGAATTCAAAATGAGTAATTACGAATTATATGAAAAAGTTTTAGAAGCATTAAACGGTGATGAAGGTACGTTTAATGCAGCCGCAAGAAACTGGATTGAAGGCGCTGACAATGTTGAATTTAATAATGTTGTAGCAAACGATCTGTTCTGGACTGCTAAAAGGTATTGTGCAATTTGGCGGAGTAACGCAATCAGCTCACGTATCTCAAAGATTCGTATGATTGAATGTGTACGTCAGCTTGCTGAAATGGGACTTCCAAATCCTTACCAGAAAGAAGAATCCAAGGAAATTCCAGAGCCTGCAGACAATACGAAAGAAGAAGTAAAGCCTGCTGAAATTATCAAAGAAGAACCGAAGGAAGAAATTAAGAAAGAAGAACCTAAACATATTCTCGGTGTTATTCCAGAAGAAAAGCCAAAGCTTTTCAACAAACGTAAGAATCGGTGATCTTATGACAGTGAGAGAATTAATCGAAGAACTGGAAGAATATCCTATGGATTTACCAGTATGCGTTGATTATAAAGAAGTAACGCAAGTCGATATTAATGAAAGTCACTATTATATGGACGAGACATATCCTACTGGGTATGTGTACACTACGGCTGTAGTATTGGAGTGATAATATATGACAGTAAAAGAACTTATCGATCTCCTCAAAAAGCAGCCGAAGGATGCTGTAGTTATGTATCGTCATAATAAATACGGCCGAATTGACATAGATGAATTACATTATTCAGAAGAAGAATTGTTATTCGGTAGAAAGATTAAAACCGTTACACTGGAAGGAAAGGCAGATGATTAACAATGTTATATGGTGAGTTTATTAATAAGGCAATAGACTTAACTATAACACAAGCTGATAATGGGTTATATTATCTGGAACCATTATGGAGAACTATATTGCATGATGCTAATTTAAATTGTGAAGATATCAGTGATTTTAAGGTTAACCCCGCTGAAGTATTGGAAGTTTTAAAACTTGAAGTTGAAAAAAAGAATATCATAAATTCAGAAAAGCCATATGTATTACATTGGCTTTATGATTTAATTACAGCTCAAGTTGAACCAGCGATGCTTCAGGAAGAAACTGATTATATTAAACAAGTAATGGAATACATGAAAGCAAATCATGAAGGCGTTACATTGAAGGAATAAGATTAAGGGGAGTACCTTATTTTGGTACTCCCCTATTTTTTTATTTAATATATACATATAATAATATCTTTAAATATATCCAGAATCAAACTTTTATTATTGCTATAACAATCTTGTTGATAACAGAACAACAGGATTACACTTTGAATACTTTCTATAACAATAATTATCTTTTCTTAAACATTTTTTTATAAGGTATATCTTCTATACCATCAATTATATGCAATTGTTTTCTTTGAGCAACAGTCATACCTTTGTTATTTATGTGTAAAATCTCCTTTCTAAGAAAGTTAACATATACATTTTATTTTGTGAAGAGGTGTTATTATGGTTGATACAACTATTCGTATTGCTCTTGATGTTGATGGTTCAAGCGCAATTAAAGAGTTTTCAAGTATAAAAGATGCTTCAAAGGGCGTACTTGATAATATTAAACAAATACAAAATTCGGCTGGAGAAATGATTTCCGGTTCTGATGAGTTTTTTTCTCAAGGGAAGGACTCAATTGTTAATTCTTTTTCCAGAATTAACAAGATAAACCAAGAGATAGATAGTTCACCTATTTTTTCAGAAAAGCAATTAAGTGACTTGTACGCTGAAAGAGAAATGCTTCGCAGAGGAATTGAAGCAACAATAAATGAAATGCGTTCATTTGTTACTGCTTCATCTACTTTAATGTCTTCTGTTGGCGGGAAAAAAGCAGGCCAGAGTTTATTGAAAACTGCAACCAATTTAATGCCAAATATGCGTGCATTGGTAACACAAGTTGCTGATTTTCAAAGATCTGCTACAACACTGATGGATACAGCTTCTTTTAAAGCAGGAATAAAAAATAAACTTTTTGATAATGGTATTTTTGAACAACTTGGAATGTCAAGAACTTCAAAAGCAGCAGATGCTTTGTCAGAAATATTAATGTTCCAAGGAACAGACCAAACACAACGTAAAGGTTTTATGTCGCAAATATCAAGAGGATCTGAAAAACAAGCACATCTTTTTGATAGCTTTGCAAATATGCTTCCATCTCAATTTCAAAATTTTCACGCGGCAAAAGGCGCTATATCCGAGCCAAACAGCAACGAAGCTTTAACAAACAAAGAAAAGGCTATAGTTGAAAATTTACTTAAAACCAATCCTTACTTTTTGTCAGCTGCTGAAAAATCGGGAGTAGCTGTTCGATTAAACGGAACGATTGGAATGAGGAATGGACTAACCCGGGGGTTAATCAACAATCTTTCCAGCGAGTTATATGATGCGATCATTTCTTCTGCAAAAGGTATGCCGATGTATGGCATTACAGATGTTAATGATAAACAATTTTGGGATAGAATCGCTAGAAAAAACAATAAACCTTTTTTAGGTAATATGAATGCAGCACGCATTCTATCCGATAATTTCAGTTGGCTCACGCCTAATCGTGGAGCAAAAGTATCAAATATTCCATTAAATCAATTTAGTGACACAGAGGCAAAAATACCGTTTTCTCCAAACATTAAACGATACGAAGTTGCAAATTATACTTTATCTGATTTACAAGCCGGTGTTGATTTAAATAGAGATAGAACAAAGTTTTACGGTCAATCAGACAGAGATGATCGTTATATGTCTATTGACCATAGTTTGCATCTGGAAAACATATTTAGACATCGTAAAACTGGTAAGATGCCGAATAATAACGATGCAATTGATGATATTGTTTATCTTCAAGTTGATCCGCGACTTGCAGATCCAGGTCTTGATGAAAAAACAAGAAACGATTTAATGCAACAATATGCGAAATACATTGACGAAGGACTTACAAAGTCTCCTCACGGAAAACAAACACATTATACGTTTTCGCGAGCACATAAAGGATTAGGTTTGGAGTTTGTTGCTGATCCTTTATATAATGCCATTGCGCCTGTTATAAATCAAGAAACAGGAGAAAGAGATAAAAGTGTTTTTTGGGGCGGACTAAAAAATTTGCACTTCGTCGGAGACGAAGCATTTAATAAAGCAGCAAAAACGCTAGAATACGCGAGTAAACCTGCAACATCTGGCGAAAGCATTCAAGATTTATTTGGCACCAAACTGCCAAAGAACTTAAAAATTGGACTGTTTGATCTTGAAGATGCCGCAAAATTTGGACAAACACCTTCAGAAATTGGCGGGTCTGGTATGAACGGAACAAGCTACATAAACAGCAAGTATGTTCCAAGAGGATTTCAAGCACGCATGCCAGGTGTTAAAACAGCCTTAAGCCCATTGAATTTATCAAGTTTTCTGGCTCCCTTTGGTGGCTCCGTAAAAACAATCGGTCCTGACGGAAGAGTAGAAGAAATAACAGACGATTTGGATCTTTTACTTAGTATGTCCGATGTAAAAAACGCCGGAATCAAATATAAAGATGATAATGGAAAACTACTTCCTACAGAAGAAATTAAAAAGAATATTGCAGAAGAAATTGAACGTTCAGGTGGAAAAATTTTTGCAAACAAAACAATGAAAGATGCTCAAGGCGGAATCCACTGGATGTCCAGACAAGCATCGCAGATTCTTGGTAATTCTCCGGAATTTGTCGAAATGACAACACGAGCATTTTTAGACGAGTATGCCCGTGTTGGAACAATGCAGGGAGCTCTTGATACCGTCTTTGCTGGTAACTCAGAAATGAGAGATTTAATATTAGCAACAAACGGTGCTGTCATGGGAGATAAGCGCATTCAGGACGAAATACAAGGATTCCGTCTTGGAATGCTTACGAGAATTTCGCAAGGAGATACAATTTTACCTAGATCCTTAGAAACTTCCAGGGCAATGGCTCAACCATATTTCTTTAATGCAATTATATCTGGATTAAAAAACATAAACGAAAGCGGCACAGGCATAATTAAAGACGGAGAAACAAAATCATATTACGATACACTGTACTCTCAAATGTCTGAAGACCAAAGAAAAACACTTGGTTTGCTGACTATGGATGATGACGAAATTGCTTTTCAGAAGCTCATGGCTTCAGTTGTAGGAATTAGTCGGTATCCTGCAACGACACGTTCTGCAAGAGAAGTTAAAAATATATCTGTCGGAAACTCTCAACGTGAAAAAGCAATTCAAAAGTATCTTTCAGATTCTGGTTTTGATCCGGATGCTTTTTATATTTCACCTTCATCTCCAGTTATGCAGCTTCTGCAAGACGCTGATTTCGATGGAGACGTCATGGATTTGATTGGTCTTGCATATACAGGTAAAAATAAAAAAGGCGAAAAAGTTGCAGCGGCAGAGATTTTGAAAAAAGCTTATGATTTAGGTATAAAGAAAATAGACGAAAGAGGCCTTTCTCAAGCTGAAGCAGATAAAATAAAAGAAGAATTTAAACATAACGTCTTTGGTGCAGATGATATTGATTTAAATAAAGGTATAGATGTTATGAAAGTACTCGTTCCAGCAATGCAGAATGGGTATTTTATGGGTGGTCCTGACGCAACTATTCGTAACGCAATGCAAGTTCCTTGGGATTCAACTGTTTTAAAAGCTATGTCTGCTGCAGAATCACAATACAGTGTTAATTCTATTAGAAATAAGACTGGTATAGAAATGGATACAACTCCGGAACAATTAGAAGTGTTATCAAAATACAGAGCATTTACGGAGTTTTTCCATATTGTCGATAAAAACAGAGATAAATATGGAAACGTATCCATTCCAAATTTAATCGAAAGCGCTAAAGGCAGCGATGGTTTGCTTGGCGCTAAATTCTGGTCAACCAATCTTCCGTTTAATACAATGTCTAGCAATGTACGTTCTATGATGCTTTCTCGGTATTTTGCTAAACAAAGAGGCGTAGATATTAATAAAAATTATGACTGGAATTATATTTTTGATTCTGCGTTAGGGAAAAAGGATGAATCAACTGCTTTAGGTCGTATGCAATCTGCGTTACGTGATACTTGGATGGGATATTTAAATGCAGATTATCTTGCCATAGACGAAGAAACAATTGCTAAATTAGGAGAATTGCGCTCTGCTGCAATTGATGAACAAGCAGCGTTAGTGAAAAATGAAAGAGATAGACAAGGTAAAGCGTTTAACGAAAAAGGATCAAATAGAGCAATAGCCGAAAGAGTAGTTAATAGATTAGGCGGCAAGGTTATTCAAAACGCATTGTCTGGTATGGCAATGTCCGCATCGCATATGCACGACGAAGGCGTAAATGATTCGATTTTCACAACATTAGAAGCAATGAAGTTACCAAACGTTGTCGGAGGTTTAGACTTTACAAAGTTATTATCTGCAAAAACAACTCCTAAAGCGTTTGAAGAAATGAGTGAACCCACTCAGAATACTAAACTTGCTAGACTTTTGGAGTCATTTAATTTGTTGACTGTAGATGAGAAAAAAAGAATGATTGACAATATGCCAAGACTTTCTTTTAGCTCATTGTCGAAATTTGCATATAATCCAGCAAACTTTATGGAAGACTTAATTACTGGACGTGAAAATAATTCAACGCTTGCTAGTACAGAAATTGGGCAAGCTGCACATACAGCAATTGAGCACTTTATGCAACTGCGAATGAATGCTTCAGCACCATTGTCAGAAGATCAGCTGAAAGCAGCACAAAAAGAAGCTCTTGATGTTTTTGACGAGTATCTTGGTTTAAAAAAGCAAGGAAAAGGATTTAAACTTCCTGCAGGAAGCAGAGGATTAACAGATGCTGAACGCCAAACGTTAAAAACAAGTGGAACAAACTTAAACGACAGATATTACGCTCTTCGTCAATTTTTAGGTGGAGAAGGATTATTAAGCATTTATCCAGAAAGCGATTGGCAAGTCGTTGGCATAGAATCAAGCGACGTAGGAAAAGGTCCAAAAACTGCTGCTGGAAATATGATAATAACAGGTAAAGGGAAAAAATTAACAACAGATGAAGACGTAGGTATGACTGGTTCATACGACTTAAGATTCAGAAGCAGAAAAGATGACCAACGCGAAGTGATGGCAGATATTAAGAATTATTGGAAACCATCAGACGACGATTGGAAAAAATGGAGAGTACAGCAGGCTATTTATGATAGTCAACTTCAAAAAAATGGAGTAAACATTGGTGAAGTTGGCATTATAGAACCATACCAGAATCGAATTCGAAAAATGATTTTTTCTGATGCTGATTTAAATTTAAGTGATGATAATGTATCTAGGTCGATTAATAGAATTCAACAACTTGCAAAAGAAAATACATCTATCGGAGACGTGCTTGATGCAGCTAAATTTCTCCGTGAAAACATGTTTGGAGATATTAGGGAAAGTGTTGCAGATCAAATTGTTAACAGAAAAGGAAGTTCTAAAAGCGGAAAATTTAATACAGGAAGTATAACAGATGCTTTATGGTTGCACGACAGATATAATGAAGCAATTGAAGCAGATGAAGAAATTCAAAGTTTTGTTAACAAAAGAACAAGAGAAAGAGATAAAAGGACTCCAGACGATGTAATATGGAGATCAAAGTATAATCAAGCAAACTTACTTCTTGAGCAATCCAAACAAGAGGAAATTGCTGGTAATACAGCTCAGGCAAAGGACTTACAAGCTCGATATGATGCAGCAATGAGCAATTTGGATCTTGGCCTTTCACAAGCAGTTGTGCTGGACACTGAAAACTTTGGAGAAGATATATTTAGGTCCATTGCAGGAAACAGCGGAACAAAAGCCGGTCGAGCTTTAGTTGAATCTTATGATAAAGTACAGGAAAGATTTAATAATATTCGAAGAGATAAAGATTATTTATCAGAAAGAATAGACGAACGAAACCAAGACATAGAAGATGCATCTGGTCGCATAAACAGTTTAAAAAGTCAAGAACGAGAACTCAAAGAAGAAAAAGATATATTAGATCGTATTCAAGGATATACTGATGCTATTAATTCCTCGGGTTTGACTACAAAAGAAAAAGGAATTGCTAAAAGAGAAAGAACAAAACTTCTCAACAGACATCCAGAATTAGCTTCTAGCGATGAATTCTTTACTATTAGCAGTGCTATAAAAGAAGGAAACGATAAACTTGCTGCTGAAAGACTTGAAACTGCAAGAGAAAAAACAACATCCAGATTGCAAGCTACGCAAGATCTTAGAAAAAAACAAGAAGAGGAAATGGATTTAAAAGTTTCAGAAGTTGAAGCAATGACAAAAAATTTGGATGCAGCTACTCAACAAGAGAAACTAAACGAACCATTTGTTCAACAGTATATTAAACAATTACAAGGATCTGCAACAGAACTTCTCGGAAATACATTCAATTCTTTAACAGCGATGGTTGATAAAGAAGCCGCAAAGCCAATGGACTTAGCAAAAAATAGGCTTTCTTTTATTGAACAGATTAACAATGCTAAAGTCGACGCTAAAGATTTGTTTGAACGAGGACTTATAAGCGGAACAGAATTGACATCTCGGCTTTCTCAGGCAGAACATTTGTTAAGCAACGAATCCTTAAATCAGTTTGATCAAAATCAAATCGATGCTGCAAAATTAAAACTCGGAATAACTCAAGCATCGAAAGATGAAATATATAACAAGGGTTTACAAGAGCGTATTAATGTATTAAATGCGCAAAAAGAGTTAAATGCAAGAAAAGCCGCGCAACAATTTAAAGAAGATCGTCTGACAAATCCTCATGCTCGTTTATCAGATTACAAAAAACAAGTTGAAGATGAGTATAACAGTGAAGTAGAAAAAGTAACAGAACAGTATAAAAAAGATTTTGAATCACAAAACGATCTTCGTCAATTACAACAAGGCTATGCAGTAAATCAGATTACTCGACGTGGCAATATGATGCGTATGAATCGCTTTGGCACTTCTAGAAATATTGCTACTCGTGCTTACAGCATCTATAATAACGCTCTTACTCAAGCTGAAAATAGGAACGTTGAAGCGCAATCTAAGCTTCGAGCTTACGAAAAAGAAACTGCTGGATTAAAAGAAGGCGACAATGGTTACGCTGAAGCTCAGACTAACCTCGCGAAACTTAGAGAAGAAGCGCAAAGAGCAAGTCAGGATCTTTCTCAGCTTCAAAGTCCGTTTGGCAAAGCCAGTGCAACTGCAGCTGTGTTTGGTCAAACAATTGAAAGAGTTGCAGCTCGTCTTGGTCGTCAACTTTTTCAAAAAGCTCTCCAAGAAACCAAGCGTTTTATAAAAGAATTTGATGCTTCTATGAACGAAATACAGGCCATTACGCTTAAGTCAGATAGTGATATGGCTTCTGTTCGTTCTAATACAATTAATAAAGCTATTGGACTTCGTACTTCTGTTTCCAATGTTGCTAACACTGAAGCTGCTTTATATCGTCAAGGATTAAGCGATCAAGAAGTTTCAAATCGAACAGAATCTATCATTAAATTTGCTACAGTTACAAAACTAAACGTTACTGAAGCTACAAAGATTATTACAACTGCTCTTCAGAATGACCTGGTGCCTTCTGCAGAACAGGCAATGGACGCACTTGTCGCGCTTGGTGATAGCGCTGCAACTACCGCCGCCGAAATTGGTAAAGGTATGCAAAAGGCTGCTGCATCTGCTAAAGTTGCAGGTGTATCTTATGCAGAATTAACTGCATTGCTCACTGTTGGTACTTCCGATACTCAGTTGAGCGGCACTCAGGTTGGTACGGCTTTGCAGACTGTCTTTACTCGTATGAGAAGAATTAGTCTTTCGGGCTGGACGGCAGATCAAAACGGTGAAAAAACAACTGCTTCAGATGCTGAAGCAGCATTAAAGTCTGTTGGTATAGATTTGTTTTCAGATAAGAACGGACAAAAGATGCGCACGGCATACGAAGTTTTAAGTGATCTTGCTGGTGTATGGGAAAAGTTGAGTGATGTTCAGAAATCCGTTGTTACAAACGCTTTAGCTGGAACTAGACAGACAAATATCTTCTCAACATTAATGGAAGGTATGTCCGAAGACGGCGGCAAAAGGATAAAAGAATATCTTGACCTTGCTTCAAATAGCGGTGGAATAACACAATCAAAATATGAAATTGCTATGCAAAGTCTCGCCGCTTCTTTAGATACGCTTAAAAGTTCGTGGGATGCGGTTGTTGAAAGTTTTGTCAATAGCGGTGTTGTTACAGGAGCTCTTGATATTGTTTCAGGATTCCTTCAATTTGCGGCCGGATCGGATGCCTTTGAACAAGCAGGTGGCGTTATTGTCGGCACGTTAACAGCAATAGGTGGAGCAATTCTTGCATTAAAGTTGAAAATGCCAATCCTTGCTGGATTATCTGCTATTGTAGGATTAGTTGCAGGTATTGGTACTACAGGCGTATTAAAAACAATTTTCGGCGGCGGCTCCGTCGAAACAGATGAAGAAAGATTCGCCCGTGAAAGCGCTGCTGATCTTGCTAATGTAAATAATTATTATTCGAAGAGTATGTCTTCTTTAAATAATAGAAGAGATATTATAAGTGAAGCTCAAAAGAAATATGATGAATATTTAAAAGCAACCGAATCTGGAAATACAATATCAGAAAAAGATGCAAGAGCAAAGTTAATTTCTGCTATGAATGATTTAGGGAATGCCTTCCCTACCATTGCACCAGAAGTTAAAAATGCAACAACGAATCTTTCTGAGTTTTCTAGCGCTTTGACTAAGGCATCTGACGCTGCCGATGCCGAAGCAGCAAGAATACACAAAGAAACAGATGAAATGACCAAACAACATCAAGAAGTTTATGGACAACAAGAATACAATAAAAAGTTTGATGAAACTGTTATTGGTGGATTTGATTATGGTCATTTAGATCGAGAAGCAATAAAATATTTATCCGAAGCTGGTGCAGACACAACATATTATGATGAAAATGGCGATTTACAATCTCATGAAATAATTGATAACTTTAGTACATCACAAAATATTTTTAGTGAAAGTAATAATCCAACGCTTGATAAAGCCACTGGTTTTGTTAATCTTTTTAATAAGAGTGACGTTGCTAAAAAAATCATTGGATCATATTACAAAAACGATGAAACAATGTTATCTTTGCTTGGTACAGATCCTAAGAAAGTTAAAGATTTACAAGCTTCAGATCAAAGAATCATTGCAGCTGCTTACGATAGTTTTTGGAAAAATCGTTTTAAATTAGATTTTAGCAATGAAGAAACATATGATGCTCAGAGACGTACCTTTAATAATGATTATATCAAAGAGTTGATTGGACAGTGGAATTTAAGCGATTTGGCAACAGACACTGTTAGTGAAAGTACTATACAAAATATTTTTACTGATAAATTTTTCAAGATGATAACTGATGAAAACGGAGATATAAAAGATAAGTATTTCATTGGTGACTTATTGAATGTTTCCGCAATTTCAGCTGAAATTGACAACCTGAAGAAAAAAGGTTCAAATTATCTTCTTGAAGGATATACTCCTGAAGAGATAGCTCAATACAGAACATCTGTTGATAACGCTGTTGATGCTTCATTAATTGATTTAAGAAAGAAAAGACCAATCAATCAACAAAGAGAAGATTTAATTGCTGCTGTGTCTACAGCAACAAATATGTCAGAACTTAAGAAATCCTACGAAGAAAATGACAGAGCTCAAGAGTTTGCTAATGTTCTTGCGAATTCTCCTGAACTGTTATCTGCTTATGTGATGGCAACAGGCGAAAATCCTTCAATCACTTGGGAACAGTTTCAAGATATTGCAAGTAAAGCAAAGATCGGATATTCACAACCTGTAGATATTGTAAAAACAGCAATGAGCGCAATGGAAGCTGATAATGCATGGGCCTCTGAATTTAAGAATGATGATGTATTTGAAGTAGTATATAAAAATATGCAAAATATATTCGGTGATATGACCGATGAGATATTAAAAGCATATGAAAATGGCGAAGTTTCTGAAGAGATTGAGAAATACATCAATCAGTCAATCAGCAAAAATTCATTAAAACCAGATACTGGATTGACGCAATACACAAAGAAAGAAATCGCAGATCTTGCCGATAAAGCAATGTCAAGTGATTATAAGTCTTTGGCTGAATATGCTCAAGCAAATAATTGGACTAAAAGTCAGTATGATGCTGTTAATAGTATTTATGGCGCTGAAATTGATAGATATAAAAATATGACAGAAGCACAGCGGACTGATATCGAAGGACTCAATCTTAAGAGAGACTTTGATGTTAAGATTGCTGTTGCTGGAATCGACGATCTTGAAAGTGCTAATAAAGTTCTTCAAGGAACAACTCAGTTAATTGAGAACCTTAAAAAGGGCGGACAATTTGAGATTAAAGCTAAGCTTCAAATGGAGTCTGATAATTATAATTTTGAACAGCAAGTAGCTATGCTTCAAAATGGAACTTCGGAAGAACAAATGAATGCTTTAATGAGCCTGAATCCAGGATGGAGTAAAGCTCGTATAGAAGCAAATATGACAGAAGCTAGAGCTAATGCAGATAGAGCAATTCAAGATCAAAGAGAACAAACGGCTGGACGGCTCACCCAACTTGCAAAAACGATGGGTGTTGATTACGCACAACAAGAAGCTGCAAAAATGGGATATAAAACAAAAACAAATCCTATTTTAGTTAAAGATGCGTTAGAAGAAATAAACAAATATGCCATTTATCAACCGTATCAATACGATGAAACAACAGGAGCATTATATTGGACGAGTAAAGATACTGGACAACGTTATGCAGCAACACCTGAGTTTCAAAACTGGTTTGACAGAATGGCGTTTGGAGAATTTGAACCAATTGGCACTACACAAGATATTGACAGAGAAAACCTTGCCTATGGTTTACAGCGTTCGAAAACTCCATATGAGATTGAACAAGCTCAAAGAGTAATTCTCAGCGGTGATACTAACAGGATTGATGAGTTAAGAAAAGGCAATAACGAGCTTTACCAACAAGCGTTTAATGGATTAACTCAAAATCAAAAGGATTATCTTGCAATACAAGATGAATATAACTCTATCATGAACCATTACGGTGGCAGTACAGATTATTTACCAGGAGATCAAGAAAAGATAAACAGATATAATGCTATGCAAACTGCTGCATATGCAGACTTTGGATATAAAACAAGAGACGAGATTTATAATGCAGCGTCCTTATATAATCCAATAACTAATCCACAATTCTACAACGATTATGCTGCTGTTGTTGGTTCTGATATTGCAGAAAGAACAAAAGATCAAAACTATACATTAACGGCGCCCGAAGAAAGCTATGCAACACTTCGCATGCAAAGGTATGCTCAAGGATATGATGGAATAACTCAGATAGATAAAATTCAAGGCGCTTATGATATGATTCAATCTATAGAAGATGGAACATATCAAGATAAATACGGTAAAGCCAGCGAAGATATGAAAAAAGACTTCACAAGTGCTGCGACAGGGCTTGATGAATTAATTGATGCTTATCTTTCTCTTGATAAAAATGCTGTTGATTATGCTGAAAAAGAAGCAATAATCAAAGATAGATTAACAGATACAAAAGCTGCTTTAAAGACAGCTGCTGTTGAAGCAAAAGGATATGGCGAAGCAAATTCAAAAGCTGCGAAATCAATGGGTGAGCTGGCAAAAGGCGGCCTCGCCCAAAAGAAAGAAATTGCACAGTTAACAAAACAAGCAAAAGATTATCAAGATGCTATTACAGCAGCTCAGAAAAGCACTGGCAAAACCGGTAAACAGATAGCAAAAGATCAAGTTGCCGTAAAACAATTTGGTAAAATCGGTTTTGATAAGTCAGACATAGAACAATGGACAAAAGAAGAAGCAACTGAATATTCAAAGTTGCTTGAAGATTCTATTCAAGAAAACTTTGGAACAGAAATGCTCCAACCTTTAGTGCAACAAGCACTGGACGAAATTAATGCTCAACCATTTGAAGTTCGTCCAAAAATTAATATGATTACCGATCCACAAACAGGAGATTTGGATTTCAGTCAGTTGGCGGCTGTTGTGGCACAATATAATGAATCGTTAGCAGCCGCTTTAGAAATTTTCAACGGAATATTGGCAGAAGCACATGTTCGCGTTATAGCACAAAGTGATAAAGAAGGAAACGGTGATGTTAAAGTCGTTGCAGATTCTAGCACCTTTAAAACTGCAAGAGTTAAAGGCGGCGGACGTGGCGGATCGTATAATAATAAAGGTGGCGGAGGCGGCGGAGGTGGCGGTAAATCCGCAACCGATAAGCTTCTTGAAAAACAGAAGCAACGCATCTCCGAAATTGAGCATCAATCCAAAATGCTTGAGATCCAGGAAAAGTATCTTGATTTTACTAACGATTATGATAATTATGGCAGCAATATCGATCAACAGATTGCCAACCAGGAAAGATTAAGAAGCGCATACGCTCAAAGCATCCAGGAGCTTAAGAACCAGCTCGCCACACTGGAGAGAGGTTCTGACGACTGGAACAAAGCTAATGAGCAGTTAATGCAATACGAAGAAAATCTTGAAAATATCAAGAACACGATAAATGATCTTGGCGCTAAACGTATTACCATTGTTGAGCAGAAACAAGAAAACGAAGATAAGCGTGGCAGCCATAACCTTAACATGCTTTCCAAGATGGCCGCAAGATATCAGAAGAGCGGTCAATTTGAAAGTTACGAAGGTATTATGGAGCAAACCATCGAAGAAACCCGTAAACAGATTCATCTGAACGATAAACAAATTACAGAATGGGAAAACCTGCTCAAAACATTCACAGAGAACTCTGACAGCTGGATTCAAACAAGAGACAAGATCTGGGCAATGAGAGAAGAGAATGCTGAACTTCAAAATCAGATGGCTTCTGATCTTATTGATTTACAGGAAGCTCGAATCTCACAGATCGCTGAAGATCTTCAGAATCAGAAAGCGCCTCTTGAGCATAGAGCAAATATGCTTGATACTTATGGGCAGATGTATGAATCTGTAAACGATTTTACAAAGTATCGCGGAACTCTTGAAGGTACGATTGATACCAATCGCCAGATGAAAGAGATGACCGATGCGGCTATTGCTCAAGTTAAGAAGCAGATCGATGGAATGAAGGAAAGCGATCCGGCACGACAGAGTGCTATTCAGACTCTGTACGAACTGGAAGAAGCAAGCGCTCAATACGAAGCTTCTATTCTTTCTAATCAGCAAGCTATTGAAGAGTCTTTGATCTCTGAACTTACTCAGGCGCATCAGGACAGCGGCTCTATTCTTGAGCATGAACTGAAACTGTTAAGCGAAGCTGAAAAAGAATTTGTTCGTAATGATGACTTCGTCAATTACGAGAACATTCTTGAAGAAAAAGCTCGCAATGCTTCAGATCGGCTGAAAGACCAGCAGAATGCTCTTGAAGATTATCTTGCTTTACAGAATAGCGGTAAGATTACAGAGGGTGGCCAGCAATGGCGAGAACTCGAAGATACTATTCGTTCCACAAAAGAGAATGTTGCTTCTCTTAAGAATGAATGGCAGGAAGCATTACAAGCTATTGAGAAGGCTAAATTTACTAATCTGAAAGAAACCTTTGCTGAAACTTACGATCTCTCTCAGCACCAGCAAAAGCTTGTGCAGTATGATCAGACAAAGTATCAAAACAATGGTCAGCTTACTAATTACGGTACTGCCCTTGAATGGGAAGGGAAAATCCTTGAAGATCAAAGAGACAGTATTCAGAATCACATCAAAGATTTAGAAGAACAGCTGAAAGAATCCAAAGAATTCCCGGAACTGTACAAAGAGATTACAAAAGAGATTATGACCTGGGAAGAAAAGCTTTCAGATACTAACAATAGGATTGAAAAGAATACTGAGCTTATCGAGAAGAATCAAGATGCTATCCGTAAAGCTCGTATCGCTGTCGAAAACGAAGCTGATAAGGCTATTCGCGCTTGGATTCAGAAGCAAAGAAATATGCTTTCTGCAACAGTAACAATGCAGAATAACATCTTTGCTGTTATTTCCAAGAACTATCAACAGCAATGGGCGCTGGAACAGAAGACTCTTGATAAGAAAAAGCAAACACTGAATGAAGAGAAAAATCTGATTAACGAAAGAGTCAACTTCCGTAAAAAGATGATGGATCAGGAAGCTAAGGATGAAGAGCTGGCTGAATACAGAAGGCAATTAGCTTTAATCAGCCAAGATACAACCAGAACAAGAGAAGCAAACGAACTCCGTCGTAAGATCCAGGAGATGGAAAAGGAACAGGCAATGCAGAACGCCCAGGATGTTGCCAATGCAGAAATCCAATCCTTGAACGATCAGTCCAAGGCTATTGACGATTATGCGGCAACATATCAGGAGAATCTGACTGAACTGCTTTCCAATATCAATAACTTCAAAGATATTATCGATGGGTTATTAAGCGGATCGTTTGAAGACTTTGTAAATTGGAACGCTGAATATAACGAAGACTTTAAGAAGTCTTCGGATGAACAGCGTCAGCAATTGATTAACGGCTGGGAAGACACATGGTATACCATGCTTGGTCAGCTGAGAACCTATTGGGATCAAGTAGATGAATCCATGCAATCCAGAGATGGGTTCCTTGAACTGCTGAAAACTCAGGATGAATATCTTAAGCTTTCAGATACAGGACGGGAAAGCTATTTGTATCGAGCCGGAGAATTATATGATTCCTTTACAGCTTCGATGATAGATGATGCTACATTTAGTGATAATCATGAGATTATTGATACAATAAACGATCTGAAGGACTGGACATTTAATGTAAATATTGCCGGTCTTGGAAACTATGACTTTGGTGGTACTATAAGCGATTATGTCTACAATAGAGACAGAAGTGTTATACCTTATGAGTATGACTCAGATTATAAGGGTGTTGGGTATGTTGCTCCGCCTCCTGCGCCTACTCCTGCTCCAACGTCATCTTCTGGCGGTGGAGGATCAGGCGGCGAAAGCAAACCTGCTGCTACGGCGCCGAAGGCTAAAAAATACAGGTATACTTATACGTTCGACGGTTCTCCTAAACATGGTATAAATTTTGAAAGCGAACAAGCAGCAAGACAGGATGCATCCGCTCGAATCACTAATGATTATTCTGTTGCAAAGTCAAAAGGAAAAGGCATAATGGCAGCATCTGTACTATATGCAGCTGCTCTAGGTTCTCTGAAAATCGAAGCATATAAGAAAGGCGGCTTAGTCGATTATACAGGACTTGCTATGGTACACGGAACTCCGCAAAAACCGGAAGCATTCCTGAGCGATGAAGACAGGGCTAATATGAGAGCAATGCTCGATGCGTTCAATTACGTAAAAGCACCTACTATGACTCATATTGATCCTTCTATGTATGGAACCACAACAAACAATTACGGCGATGTTAACATTACGATTAACGAAGCTAAGATTGATAACGATCAGGATATTTCTGCTCTCGCACAGAAAATCGGTAAAGAATTTACTAAGGAATTGTCGAAGAGTGGCTTCAACACTGCGTCTTACGCGTGGTGATTTACGAATCGTTATGATTTCTTTGCTTTTCTTTAAGAATGGGTACTTTCGAAAATGACCGTAAAGGAGAGAGGAGCTTTACTGCTCCTCTCTCCTTTTACCTATACAAAGAAAGGAGGAGCTTGAATGCAGTGTGAAAAACTTATACGCGGCGGATTTTCTTTTTGCGGCGTGGATATTGCAGATCTTGGATTAAACTACGCACCGGAAAAAGAGAATACCTATGTTTACCGTCCGGCTGAAACGACTATTCATGAAGAAACATTTGACGGTCATGATGGCGGATATTTTTATGGAGCTTCTAAGCAAATTAAAGAATTTATTCTTCGTTGCTATTTCGAAGAAGAAGCTATTGACCGTGGACTTATGGAACGTATTTATAACTTATTCAGAATGGGTAAGTCTGGGAAGCTTATTTTCTCACGCAGGCCGTGGTGTTACTATTATGCCACAGTGACAAGCTCCCCCGCCCCTGAACTTGCAAACTATTTAAACGGTACGATTACCATCACTATGAAATCTTACTATCCGTTTGCAAGAAGCGATCTTTCATATAGTCCGGCTGATCCTAATGATGGCGGCGACAATACAATGCACGATCTGTTAATGAGAAGTACAGCGTTATTCGATAGACAGGAATTTATGACTCCCCTATCCTATTCGAATTTGACGACAAGCACTTCTTTATTACTACACAATCCAGGAACTGAAAGAGCAGACGTGTCTATTGTTGCTGCTGGAGATGTAGGAGCCGGAATTACAATTCGAAACAAGACAACGAATCAGGAATGCAGAATTGTAGCTATGGATAAAGCTCATACATCTAACTACAACAAAACTGTACGCATCGATGGTGTGAGTGGCAAGACTTCGTTGATCGATGAAGAAGGGAATGTTTCCCCTGCATATTTCTATCATGAGTCAGGATTTATTCAACTTGCGCCTGCGTATCCTATGCTTCGCGAGCTTTATATTGAAGCAATTTCCAATACGACTGTTCAACTTTATAACCGCATCTATACAGATGTGATTGGAAGTTATATTTACATCGGTGGCTCTTGGAGAAAAATAGTCGATCAGCCGACTGAAAATACTATCGTATTGGATCAGCATGCTTCCAAAACAAGTAATTACAGCACAGTAATTACAAAGATGAATGAGATTGAAATCATTCCTGATAATTCAATGGATTTAACTCATCTGAGTTTTTCCTATAAACCTACGTTTGCGTAAAGGAAGTGAAAGGGATGCAACGCAAAAGGAAGTTATGTTTAACTATATATGATTATAACAACAATGTAGTATGTGATTTATATGATAACAAATCAGACGTTTCCGGTCAGGCTACGGATGTTTACATTGACAAAGAACGCAACGGCTGGAAAGAATTATCTTTTACCATTCCTTCTACGTGCATAGGCGAAGATGGTTTAGAAGAAAACTATAGACTTAATTATTTAATTGCTGAGTATCAGATAAAAGCTGTGGATGATAAAGAAATAGACTGGTATGTTATTTCAGAACCAAACATAACAAGGAATAATTTTTCCAAGAATGTTTCCGTTAAAGCCGGTCATGTTTCGCAACTTCTGAAACACAAGAATCTTGATCTCGAATTTTCAGATGACGAAGGAAATAATGTTGGCACGGCTGAAGCCTTGTTAACGACAGTTCTTGAAGGTTCCAGCTGGAATGTCGGATATGTTGAGAATTTCCTCGACGATAACGGAGAGGTTAAAATTCGTTCTATTACCGGCCCATCAGGAACAGGAGCTCTTGGATTTATTGAAAAGATCTGCGATGTATTTGAAGCAAAGCCGATTTATCACGGCGATACGAAAACCGTAGATCTTATCAGCATGAATCCTTTAAGAGATATTGATCCAAGACAGATTCCTGCCAAGGTTCGGGATGAATTTAATGTTCTTGAACTTCACTATGACAGAAACATTCACAGTTTAAGCAAGACAATCAATACAAACAGCATGGCAACGAGGTTATATGCATATGGTTCATCCGGAGACATGAACGGTGCATGTACATTACAAAATGCCAAACATTTTGAATGGCAGTTCACAGCACCGGAAACCGGAGACGAATACAGCATGAACCTTGAAGGAATAGATAATTTCTTTCAAGGAAACGTGGATATTGGAGACGTTCTTATCTGGAGCAACATGGATATTACATCCATGACATATATCTGGAATCAAACCAAAGGTGAAGCATATGAATTATATGACAAGCCTAAAGGACGATATGTTCAACTTGTTCAACAGGATGTTTATCAGACAGAAAATAATTTTGCCTATTTGCTTGGGTTGAAATATTACCGTGATGTCGGTCTTATGTCTGATGAAACATTCCAGCAAGTTGCAAGATTCCAGAAGGAAATGCCGGAATATTATAAGATCGTTAAAGAGAAATCTGAATCTTATATAAAAGGCGAATCCGATTTAAGCGCCATTGCTGAACATAATACGGGCCTGCTGAAATTGAAAATCAGTTCAGTAGACGTTGAAACAGAAAGTGGAATTCCTTCAGAAGCATGGCCGCAGAAGTTCACAATTGACATTGATGAAGGCGACCACGGTGTACTTTACCGCACAGACTACGATAAAGCAGAACGAAGGTTTTTCCAGTGGCATGTAACAAGCCAACTGAAAGCTAATGGAGATCCGGTAACAGGAACACCAAGCGTATTGTTATTTATCCATAACACAGATCCTATTACTTGGGATATGGTTTATTTAAAACGTATCTATGACAGTAATGGAGAATTGGTAGTTAACAGCGAAGGTAAACCGGATGATTTTACTTATACAACCGGAGACTTCCCTACCGCTGTGACTGTATGGGGTAACAATGTTAAATTCCAGACAAGCGACAGGGTTTACTTATTATGCACTAATAGTATGACAGGTTTACTTGGCGGCCGCTTAAATGGAATCGAAGCATTAATCGAAAATCTCTACGCGACAACAAGAAAACATCCGACAACATTCTTTGATCTGGATGATCCAACGCTTGTTCTTCCCTCTCCTTCAAACAACGAATATGAATGGTTGTATAAATACCACCATGACATGAGGGATGGAGAACTCTGGTTCTGCTGGGCCGCAAAAGGCGAAAGCATCTGGTACAGAGTATACTATGAAGACACCTTCCCTCTTGGCGTGGAAGGTGATTATTATTATGACCAGAAGCGCAAATGGCTTTGGAGGTTTACAAACGGCGATTGGACTAAATATGAATCCGTGCCGGATCAAAGCGTTGCTGATATGTTCTCTGAGGTAATCTATCTCTGCAAAAGAAGAGATATGTTATACAAAGGTCTTTATAAATACTATCAGTATAACGGTTATGTACCTGTTGGGAATTATGCTTTCTCAGACGGGTATGGATCATTCTGGACATTTAAAACCAAGAAAGATACGAATATTAAATTATTACTTAACACTGTTCTTGGATATGTCTTCCAGGATGATTCCGATGAAGTAGTATCTTTTTCGACTGTTGAATCAGATACAGTATTCTATCCTCTCGAAAACGAACTGGAAGGCAAAACTTTATATAATGGGTCTATCGATCCTTCCAACGGTGTCGAGCAGGATGTTTCAAACAGATTCAGAACCGGAACAATCCGCGTATGGGAAGACACAAGGTATAACTACGATCTTCCTGACGGAACCTTTGTTCATTACTATGATGTGAACCTGAGATATCTTGGAGTTAACGGATTAAGTGGCGAAGGATCTTTCGTAACATTACCGCAAACAAGGTATATCAGATTCACTACAAATGTTCAGCAACCTGGCGGATATGTTCATGTTGAAAACTACGATAATGTTTTTTACATGAACGAAGAACAATATTCTATTTTGGCTCCTGTTTATACAGATCTTGCCAATGTACCTGAAGATCAGGAGTTAATTGGTATCGATCCTTTGATGAAGAAGTTTGCAGATCTTGCAGATAAGACTTATGAAGAAGACTTAACGGCACTGAGAAATGCGCAGACTCATATCAAAGAACAGGAAAACCTGTTATCCGATTCTTTAGGCGATATGCTTAAAGATGGTAGATGGCAGGATGCTAACTATATTTACGGTGACGAACAGCGTCTCTATAAAGATGCTATGACTATGTTCAAGCAAATTTCAGAGCCTGAGGTCAGCTACTCTTTCACGTTCCTTGATCTGTTTGGAACTCATCAGGAAGAGTACTATGAAACCCATGACGCTGAATGGCCTGACGTAGACATTGTAGATATATGCCATCTTGTTGATCAGGAATCCAAGACTAACTGTTGGGCATACATCGAAAAACTTCATAAGTGTTACGACCAGGAATGGAAAACAACTCTTGATATCGATACTAAACTTACTATAGCATCCAAGCATAACTTCTCAGATGTTCTTGGGCGAATTGCTGAAGTAGCAAAAGATATCAGAGCGAAACAATCTATTTACGAACAATCGTTCACACGGCCTGTCGACAGCTCAAGATTACAGGGCATTATCGACATCAATCAGAATATGTTGAACGGTGGTTCATCCAACTGGCATACCGACGAGAAAGGCAACATAATCTTTGAGGCTGCAGACGGACTCTCCGCTATGATCTTGGGCGGCCGTGGAATGGGCGTAGCCAACTCACGTAACGCAGACGGATCGTGGGAATGGAGAACCGCTGCAACCGGTTATGGTCTGACAGCAGATGAAATCAATACCGGAAAATTGTCTGCTGATCTTATTGAAGTTGGTTCTATTACAGCCGATAAGTTAATGAGTAATGTTGGACAGGAACTCGAAATCGGAAGCAATAAAGCATTGCAATTATTTGCAACCACAAACGGTTCCAGACCGGCAGGCTCATTACTTACAACCGACGCTAAAATAGAAATCAAGGCTGGATATGAAGAAGACGGCACTACAGTTCCGGCTGAAATCAATATTGCCTCCGGAGGAGAACTCAATCTCGAAGGCGGAAATGTTAATATTTCATCCGGTGGAACTTTAAATTTACAATCCACAGGAGCTTTCTATTTACGTGCAAAAGGTGCCGATAATATTAATTCTACAGCGGATGGTATTTATATCGGCACGGATGGAATGAATCTCGGCGGTGGAAAGTTTAAAGTTGCTTTCAGCGGCGATACTTCTACAGTTAATATTACGGCTGCTTATTTTGCAGTTGGAGACTCTGCAAGAAAAGTTGCAGAATTCAGCGTTGATTCCAACAATGGTGTTATTAATATCCTTGCAGACAATCTTATTAATATTGCAGCAGGAAATACATTAACGCTTGTTTCCAATGGCGGCGGAGTGGTTATAGGTAATATAGGTCAAACATTTACAATTGACTCAGACACTGTAAATGCATATATCTATAACAGAATTTCTTCTCTTAATCCAACTAACGCCAGTGATGAGCTTGTTCCATTTGGTTCACTCGTACCCGGTATTTATGTCGGTACAGACGGTATTAACATTGCGAACATGGTGAAACTTGGAGCAGATGGAAACGCAAAGTTCACAGGTGAAGTAAATGCCAATTCAGGTTTGATTGGTGGAATCCACATCGGAACTGCTGGTATATACAGTGGAAACAAGAGTTCTGCCGCTGCAGAATCGAACGGATTCTATATCGACAGCCTTGGTGCCATATATATCGGTCCACATGATCAAATAGGGTATTGTCCTTTCCAAGTGACAAACGATGGATCTTTAAGAGCTGTTAAAGGCAATATTGCAGGCTGGTATATCAGGTCTGATTATCTTGGAAACGCAGAAACAAAGGATGACAGCACTATTGGTATTGCCAATGCTACCGGTTCGAATATCGTATTCTGGGCTGGAGGAAACTACAACAGCAATCCTGATGCACCTAAGTTCATGGTGCAAGCCAACGGAACCTTAATCTCAACTCTTGGAAATATCGGCGGCTGGTATATAGGAGATTCCTATATAGGCAATAACTCAAGCAAAGAAGTCAGTACTGTTGGTATGGCGTTCTATCCAATTACAGCAGACGATAGCAGTGTTGTATTTTGGGCTGGTGGAGCTTTCAGCAGCACTCCTTACTTTAGAGTAACCAAAGGCGGAATACTTTATGCTGTGGGTGCTGTTATTTCAGGAGATGCACACTTCTCCGGAACAATAGACGCAGGAGCAGTAGTTTCTTGTAACATCAGTGCTGATAGAATCACATCAGGAGCAATGAGCGCTGATCGTATCTATGGCGGAACTTTAACATTAGGCGGTGAAAACGGTAAGTTCGGCCGTCTTGTCATTAAAGATTCTCATAATGAAGATATAGGATATTGGGATAGAAGCGGTATCACAGCTTTAGCTGGAACAATCAGTGGTCCTGCTATTTCAGCTTGTGAAATCAGCGGTTCAACAATATCTGGTTCGACCATCTCCGGTGGTTCTATCGTTGGTTCGAGCATTGACATCGGTGATGGAAACTTCACTGTTAATAATTTGGGACACGTAACAATGAAGAAATTAGTTATTGATGGTACACCGGTGGATGTGTCGGATTTTGATAAAGCCGTCGCATATGGAAGTGGCGCATGGGACGGCACAACTTTTAATGCCACGTTTAATTTCTTTAAAGGTAAGATATCAAGAACAGTAGGAATATCATCATCAGTTGATGTAACATATATTTCTAGTCTCATGCCGTGGGCTGAAGGCGGATATGAGGGATATGCACTTGGAACTGTTGGCCTTGATCTGTATGTCAGCGGAGTAAAACGTTCAGAAGCTATAGAACGCGTTATGTTTGATGCATCGAAGTTATATAGTGCAGCATGGGATCAAGCTCGTGAAGCTGTTTCGTATGAACCAGGTGCAAAAACAATTTATGTTCCAAGAAAAGGCGGCTTTAAAGGGCAAGACGTAGAATCATATGATATAACTGCAACATGGACCGCCGGAGAACAAAGAGTATCTGCTGTAAGTGCAACTTTTTTCGGACTTCCTACAGATCCAACTCTTTCTGTTTTACTTTCTAACAGTAAAACGACAGCTAATGTACCAATGAATGGATTTAGCGATGTAAAAAACGCAATATGGCAAGATGGATATGATGCAGGCGCTGAAGATGCTGGTTCTTATAATGATGGCTGGAATGACTGTCTCGCTGCATGTACTTCACATACCTATTATACAGGAACATGGTATGACAAACTTTATGTTGCCCCAGCGATAACTGCAAGAGCTGTAAACAATTGTATTGGTGAGGTAACATCTGTAACAGCTTATACGTTACCGCCTGCAAAATCATAATAGATTATTAAAGGAGATTATTTTATGAAACAGTTTATTATTAATAAGATTTACAAAGAGACCGAAGAACTCACAAAGCAAGACCTTACAATTCAGGGGAAGTGGATTATTTATAAGATCAGAAAAACATTGCTTCCTCATATTGAGTTTTACCAAGGTGAAGTTCAGAAGTTATTGGATGAATATAAACCTGAATATGAAAACGGAAACCTGAAGTTCAAAACTCCTGAAATAGCACAAGAGTTTTTGAATAAAGAACAGGAAATAGAAAACTTTGAAGTTGAAGTTCAGAACACAAAAGAATCCTTAAAATTATCTGATATCCCCGGAATCTCAATTCAGCAGATGGAACTGCTGGAAGATTTTATCGAGTTCATTCCTGAATAATGTGGATTAAAGCAAATCCAAATCCAATGCGAAAAGAAGTTCCAGACTGTGTGATTCGAGCGGTGTCTATAGCTTTAAATCAGCCGTGGATTCAAACATTTGATGAACTGTATTCTGTTGCAAGAATGGATTTCAATATGCCCTCAGCCGATTCGGTCTGGGGGCACTATCTTTATCTTAAAGGTTTTGAACCATTCTTATTACCTGATGCATGTCCCAAATGTGTTACTGTCGCAGAATTCACAAAACAGTTTCCAAGAGGAACTTACATCATTGGAACTGGGAGTCATGCCGTAGCTGTAATTGACGGCAATTACTTTGATTCATGGGATTCAGGTAATGAAATGCCAACATTTTATTGGAGAATTAGGAGATGATTCTTTATGCCGTATCCTTATTATCAGTACCCTTACTACTATAACCAGAATCAATCTTATAGTTCGAACTACAAGAGCATCGAATGGGTTGACGGCGAAGTTGGAGCAAAAGCTTTCCAGATGCCTCAGGGCTTACCACCTGAAACACCGATTGCTCTATGGGACAACAGTGAAAAACGCATTTGGCTGAAGAGCTGGAACGCAATGGGAATGCCAAACCAAATGCAGGAACTGAATTACGAAATCAAGGAACGCACAAATCCCGCATTACTTCCGGGAAATATCTCCGGCGATATGAATCAATTTGCAACAAAAGAAGATCTCGACCATTTAAAGAAAGAAATACAAAAACTTTCCCGCACAATTAGCGAGAATCGCGGTGGAGAGAAATGAATGAATTGTATAATGCATATATGAAAAATCCAATTAACAGACCTGTCGAAAATTTAAGTCCAATGCAAAAGCTGAATCAGGTTATGCAGGCGATGAGAAATCCGCCGTCTGTTATTTATCAGGCATTTCCTGATATTCCTTTATATATGCAACATGACGCAAATCAAATACTCCAATATTTAAAACAAACTCGAAACATATCAGATTACGATATACAAAACATATATAATCAAATTCCAAAATTCTAAAGAAAGGAGCGGTTAGCAATGCCTTATCTTGATTATCCAGGGTTGCAAAGATTCAAAAATAAGATGGATGAGAAAATTGAATCAAAGATAGATTCATCCGAAAAAGGCTCAGCCGGTGGAGTTGCCGAGCTGGATTCTAACGGCAGAGTTTTATCTTCTCAATTGCCATCTTATGTAGATGACGTTCTTGAGTTTTCGTCTGCTGATGCATTTCCTATTACCGGTGAAGCAGGCAAAATCTACGTCGATCTGAATTCAAATGCAACCTACAGATGGAGCGGAAGTGATTACGTAAAAATTGGCTCAAGCTTAACCTTAGGAGAAACTGAAAGCACCGCTTATCGTGGAGATCGCGGTAAGGTTGCTTACAACCACGCCTATGCCAAAGGGTCGGCCTTTGAGAGCGGCCTGTATAAGATTACTACAAATGATCAAGGCCATGTAATCATGGCCGACCCTGTGGTAAAAACAGATATTACTTCTCTTGGAATTCCAGGACAGGACATGGATACAAGAGTTACCAGCTCGGAAAACCACTATGTTCCAGAAACAGACGCAACGGGAACAATTAACGCAAATGCTTCCAGTGGCGCTGAAAACTGGAACGTTGATGTTGTAAGTGGAATATCTGTAAATACAGACGGAAGAGGACATATTACAGGATTATCTGTTTCTTCCAGCAGGATTCCGTCCAATCCAAATACTGATACTAAAGTTACAAACGCAGAAAATCATTACACTCCAGTCAGAGATCCTTCCAGTGACAAAACTGCTGTCGCTGAAGGCGGTGCAGCAAGCTGGAATTTCGACGTTGTAACTGGTTTAACCTTACAAACTGACGGGAAAGGTCACGTCACAGCTGTGAGCGTAGACTCAGCTAAAGTTCCTGTCAATCCAAACAATTATCGTGCAGTTCAAGTGGATGATGTTGAAGTGTTAAGTTCAGGCACAACATCCGCTATGAATTTAAAAGGTGGACGTAATGTTACGCTTGAAGCAACCGGTGGTGCTATTACTGTAAATGCTGCAGATACAACTTATGAAAATAAAGAAGCGTCTGCAGATGGAACAGAAGTTTCTCTTGTGACAACGGGAGAAAAAGCACTCTGGAATTCAAAAACGTCCAACCTCGGTACTGTGACAAGCATCACAGCCGGAGACGGCCTTACAGGCGGTGAAATAATTACAAACGGAACCATCGGCCTTAATCTGAAAGACTCAGTATTAAGTGCATTTCCTTCTGTAAATATTACACCTATAGGCGGTAAACAATATGCAGTAGGACTGGACAGTGACGGATACCTCAGCGTGAACGTTCCGTGGACAGATACGTTATACGCAAATCTTGAGCCTGTTGTAAACGGAACGGATGTGTCTCTGGTTACAACTGGCGATAAAGCAAACTGGAATTCAAAGACATCCAATTTGGGTACTGTTACTTCTGTTTCGGCCGGAATTGGTTTGGCTGGAGAACCTATAACAGAAAGCGGAAGCCTTAAGGCTAAACTTAAATCCGAAGAAGTCGGTTTAATTGACTCTATGATCTCTGCAAATATTGTTGGAAGACAATATGCTGTTATGGTTGATAAGTCCGGGTACTTATCTGTTTGTGTACCTTGGGAAGATACCAATACAACCTATATCAGCAGAGAAGCCGCTGCAGGCGGAAATGATGTTTCCCTTGTAACTACAGGAGAAAAGTATTATTGGAACTCCAAAACATCTAATTTAGGAACAGTAACTTCTGTAACTGCAGGTGCCGGATTAATCGGCGGTACAATTACAGAAACTGGAACCATTAAAGCAAACCTTGCAAGTGAGACACAATTTACTAATAGTGTTATTAGCGAAGGAGCTGAAGTTTCCACCAGAATCTATCCGATAAGGTTAGATAGAAACGGTAAGCTTGCAGTTAATATTCCTTGGACTGATACTACGTATGAAAGCCGGATGGAAGCAAGCGAAGGCACGGAAGTATCCCTTGTTACTTCCGGTGAAAAATACACTTGGAACCACAAGATAGATCAATCTTCTATTGGCGTTTCCGGTGGTGTTGCAAGTCTGGATCTTAGTGGCAGAGTTCCTGCATCACAGCTTCCAAGTTATGTAGACGATGTTCTTGAATATGAAACCGTAGACTTATTCCCTATTGTTGGTGAGAACGATAAAATCTACGTTGCGTTGGATACTCGTCTTACGTACAGATGGAGCGGTAGTGTTTATGTTGAAATTAGCCAATCAATTGGACTCGGAGAAACAGAAACAACCGCATATTGGGGAGATCGTGGAAAGATTGCCTATGAACATGCAACAGCAAAAGGTTCTGCCTTTGGTAGTGGTTTATATAAAATCACAACAAACGCTCAAGGACATGTAACAGCAGCAACAGCTGTTGTTAAGGCAGATATTACATCCCTTGGAATTCCGGAATCTGACACAACTTATCCCAATTTGAACGCCGCTGAAGGTGGCACAAATGTATCTCTTGTTACCACAGGAGAAAAATATATGTGGGGACACAAGGCAGATAGGGCGGAAGTATGGGTAGACGAAGCCAATGGAATCCTTCATATTATGACAGATCCAAATGCTACACCATATGATCCAAACGCAGAAGAACAAGAACCAGAGGAGTGATATGTTATGCTTACGAAAGTTTCGCTCCTGGATGAAAATGGCCATTTGTTAGATTTCGGAGGAGAAGAAACTCCAACGTTATTGGAAATATATCCTGTTGGTTCTGTTTATATGAATAATAGACTTGTTGATCCTGATATTATGTTCGGCGGAACCTGGGAAAGAATAATGGATGTTTTTCTTTTAGGAGCAGGTGACACATATGTTGCAGGAACAACAGGCGGAACTGCATCTATTTCATATACTCCTGTCGGAACTGTTGGCGACCATACATTAACTGTCGATGAGATTCCTGCTCATAATCATAGCTTCACAGGAACAGCAGTAACATCTGGAACACAAAGTGCTAACCACTATCATTCCATAACAGATTATTATGCTACGACGACCGGAGCTCATACAATAACTGTTGCTCAAATCGGTAGTCACGCTCATAGTTTCTATGACTATTGGGGAGTTTATGATGATACCTCTGGATACTATGGTGTTCACGCACATAGTACTTCCGGTAACGTTGGTGGTTCGACAAGTGGTGCTGGATCAGGAAACTCACATACGCATAGTGGCGCTAATACAAGCACGACAAGAACTACCAACGGAATAAGTGCCAATCATACTCATAGCTTCACGGCCTCAGGTACGGTTGGAAACAATGGTAGTGGAAATGCACATAATCACGGTTTTACAGGCACAGAAACAACAATTAATATACTGCCTCCATATACGACTGTTTATATGTGGAAACGGGTCGCGTAAAGGAGGATCGATATGTCAAGAATTAAACATGTTGATGTGAACGGTACATTATATACGTTCAACGGCACAGACGGTGTTGTATTTGATACGATTTATCCTGTTGGTTCTATTTATATTAACACTGCAAATGTTGATCCGGCTCCATTATTTGGAGGAACGTGGACACGTCTAAAAGACAGAATGTTATATATGGCAGATAACAACACTGTATCAGGTTCTACAGGAGGTGCTGCTTCTGTAAGTTATACTCCTGCTGGAACCGTGGGAAACCATACACTTACAACGGATGAAATACCGAGTCACAATCATAGTTTTACAGGATCTGAAGTGACATCTGGCAATCAATCTGCCGGTCATACACATACGTACACAGAATATTACGCTACCACTACATCGAGCACGGCTTTATCATCATCCACATCGCCTTCGCATAATCATGGATATGGATCATCCGGATGGAAAGTTGACCATACACATGCAAGAAACAGTGGTTCCTGTCTGGCTTTGAACGGTGACTCGGCTGGTGGAGCTGGAGGTAATACCAACAGTAATGGTTCCAGTAGTGGACATACACACTCCGGTGCAAATACGCACACAAGTAGAAACTCAACAAATAACAGTGCTAATCATACACACTCGATTACTGCTGCTGGTTCCATTGGAAATAAAGGTGGCGGCGGAGGACATAATCACAGTTTCACTGGAACAGCTGAAACACTTAATACTATGCCTCCATATTTAGTTGTATATGTATGGCAAAGAACAGCGTAAAGGAGGTGTGATCATGCCGTATATAAATCTTCTTGATATAAACGGGAGCCCTTTTAAACCAAAAGAAGGGGCTAATATTACGTTTGATAATATCTATCCTGTTGGTTCTATTTATTTAAATACCCGTCTTGTTGAGCCTGCTCAGTTATTCGGTGGAACATGGAATAGAATACAATCTACTTTCTTATTAGCCGCTGGTAATACTTATTCAGCTGGATCGACAGGAGGAGCTTCATCTCAAAGCTATACACCTGACGGTAGCGTAGATAATCACACCTTAACAACGGCTGAATTGCCATCTCATAACCATACTTTTACAGGAACGGCCAAAAGTTCCGAAAATCAATCGGCTGGTCATACGCATAACTTTACAGACTATTACGCAACAACAACAGGCGGTACGAAAGTTACCACTGCACAGATAACTTCACATGGACACTCTTACCATGCATCGCAAAGGAATGTCTGGGCGAATGCCGCAAGTTTAGCTCGTATTACAGTTTATGTTTCTGGCGATGGCAACCGCCTTGTTTCAAATACCTTAGGTGGACGTAATTATTCACAGAACAGTTGCTCTTCAAACAGTCATAGTCACGGAGGTCCAAACTCATCTTCGTCAAGGACCTCAGGTCCAATATCAGCTAACCACACCCATAAGGCTACACTTGCAGGAACCATTGGAAATCAGGGAGGCGGCGGTGCACATAATCACGGGTTTACCGGCACCGCTGCAACTATCAGTACAATGCCTCCATATGTAGCTGTATATGGATGGGTTAGGACAGCGTGAGGAGGCGTTCTAAATGGAGCTAAAGGCTATCGATGTGAACGGAACGCCATTTTTTCTTAAAAGCATTGTTGATATTGTTTATCCTGTAGGTTCTATTTATACGTCTGTTAACAGTACAAGCCCTTCTTTGTTTTTTGGCGGAACATGGGAACAAATAAAAGGTAAATTCCTATATGCATGTGAAGATTCCGGAATAACATCTGGTCTCACGGGTGGAGCCAAGAGTGTTTCTTATACTCCAGCAGGAACAAACAGCGGCGGCGCTGTAAGTAGTCACACATTAACTGTCGATGAAATACCAAGTCATAATCATAGTTTTACCGGGAGCGAAGTGAGTACCGGGAACCAGAGCGCCGGACATACGCACAAGTACACAGACTACTACGCAACAACAACTGGAAGCCATGCCGTCACCGTAGCGCAGTTGGCGAGCCATGACCATGCTATCGCTATTGGAACTTGGGATGGAAACCATTCCGGCAAACTAACCTTGAACAGCAATGCGATGTATAGTAATTCATGGAATGGTTCAACACAGAAAGTTGGAAATACGGGTTCCGGCAACAGCCATTCCCACAGCGGTGCCAACACATCCACCACTCGTACATCCGAGGGTATTTCAGCCAACCACACCCACAAAGTAACAGCTGCTGGTTCTATTGGAAACAAAGGTGGAGGCAAAGGCCATAGCCACGGATTTACACAGCCCACATTCACTGGCACAACAGCGATAATAGACACAATGCCTCCATATTTGGCTGTAAACGTCTGGAAACGTATAGCATAAACAGAAAGGGGATCATAAAAATATGATCATTGAAATAAAAGGAAAAAGATATGACAATCCTGACTTCAGGATTAACAACGGAATCGCAGAGCTTCGTATGCATTCCGATGCAAGCTTTGCTGAAGTTTTCAGCGATTTTGCGCTTGATGCTGGTGATACAATTCGCCAGTTTAACGATAACGAAGAACAAATCGGTGAATGGTATGTAGAAGGAATGGCATCAATCCAACTTCCAGGTGAAGATGGCAGTGATGTTGTTACCATCAAATATCATATTACTCAAATCAGCAAAGAAGCACAAGAAGCTTTAACAGACGATCTGGATGTTGCTTCTATGTCTGTGCTGGAACTTGCTGGTATTGTAGCAAATGCTAAAAAAGAAATGAACGATACTGCAACTCGAATTGAGCAGGAACAGCATGAACATAACGAGCGGCTTTCTACTATTCAGCAGGTCTTAAATAATCTGAATGAAACTACCAGCCGCTGGGAATCAATGTATAACGTACTCGCTGATCGAGTTGCAACGCTTGAAAACAGATAAAGGAGGATACATTTATGAATCCTGACAAGATTTACGACATGTATGTAAAGATGATCCGCAGAGGAAAGATTACTCTTGCGGAAGTTCCCGAAGAATATCGGGTCGAAGTTAAACGGAGGCTTGAATCATGATTTTAGTTCATTTATCTGTGAATAGTAAGCCAGCTTTATTGGATGAAAATAATATCTTGTTCGCAGAAGAGACCACTGGAAAAGATACGGATGATAAAGAAGTTGAATTCACTCGTATTTATCTTAAACAGCCTCTTCCCGGCGAAAATGAATCATATTGGATTGATGTGCAGGAGACTGCTAAAAAGATACTTCAGGCTATCTAACATCAAGGGAAGTTCGCAGAAACAGGAGCGAACAACAGCACTGCGTTCAGGAAGGATTAGCAGTGTTTTTTTGATTTAAAAAATATTGATTAGTCTATTCCAAGCAAAAGAATGATTAATTTTGAAGATTAATTTATTTCCTTCAATATCTAATTAAGACTTCTTGTGCGCGCAACTGATATATCAGGGGAAGTTTTAATTTAGATAAATATTTTTTAAAGGATGGGGTTTATCATGACTGATTCTAACGCTGTACAAGGCTATATGCCTATGATGCCTGCTTACGCTGGCAACAACGACATGTTCGGTGGAAACGGTTTATGGTTCCTGCTGATCTGGATGGCTATGTTCGGCTGGGGCAATAATGGCTTCGGCGGAAACAATGGCTATTCAGAGGTTCAGCGCGGCTTTGATCAAAACTCTGTAATGAATGGAATTGCCGCTATTCAGAACACGCAGAACCAAGCTGAAATATCCGCTGCCAATCGTCAGATGTCAAACATGAACCAATTCTTCCAGATGCAAAGCGCTTTCCAGAATTGCTGTTGTGAAAATCGTCTTGCTACCACTCAGCTTGGAACAGCCATTGCACAGGAAGGTGCAGCTACGCGGGCTGCAAGCGCAAATGACCGTCAGATGATTATGGACAAACTTTGCCAGCTGGAGATGGATGGCATTAAGCAGAACTACGAGAATAGAATCGCAGGAATGCAGAGTGCCTTAGATCAGGCTCGTACAGACAATCAGAATTTACGTTTCCTTGCATCGCAGGGGGCGCAGACAGCACAAATCCTAAACGAATTAAACAATAATAATACTTGCACTTGTGGCGTGTAATACAAGGCTGTCATCTCAGGAGTCCGGGAAACCGGACTCCTGTCTTTAGTTTATCTAATTTTGACAAAGGAGAAATGTATTATGGCACAGTTTAATTATAACGAAGTTCAGCTTGTTCAACCTGGAGCTCCAGCTCTGCTGAACGACAAAATTGGTTGCAGTCGTAGTTCTGTGCTTCATAGGCCGGGTTCTGGGATTTTAACATTACGTGGAATTGTTAAGAATCCTAAGTGTGGATTTGCACGTTATCGTGTTGCCTATGATGGAAATATATCTGTTCCTACAGATGGAACGGCTGGTGAAATTCAGTTGGCTATTGCTATTGGAGGAGAAGTTGTCCCAACAAGTATTGGTACTGCAACGCCTACTGTAGTTGATGCTTATTGGAACGTCAGTGGTTTTGAGGTCATTGACGTTCCGGCTGGATGCTGCTACACGATAGCTATCGAAAACGCCTCTGTATCTAATACTGCAGCACTTCCTCCTGCGCTCAATCTTCGTAACTTGAACGTAGAAGTAACAAGACTTGCGTAAAGGAGTGTTGAATTATGGAACACAGATATATGGTTATCGAAAGCAAACTTTGTAAAGAACTCGACTTGCTTCAAGAGAAATATCGTACCGGAGCAGAGATGAGTGAAGGAGATCTCAGACGAATTGATCTTCTTGCCCATTCTCTTAAATCTCTTGTTTGTTATATGGAGAAGAAGGGCTCTGATGAATGGCAAGGTGAATCTTTTAATTCATACAATAACGGCAACTCGTACATGAATAATTCAACTGCTATGCGTGGCATGCGCAGTCGCGATATAGCTCCGGATATGTCTGGACATTATCCGATGAATTATCCTGTGTATCCTGAAGAACGCCGCTGGTAAAAGAAAGGAGCTGTACCAATATGATGATTCGAATGCCGAGAGGCGATATTCGTTTGGTTCGGTTCTTGGTGAATGATCCTGATGGTACAGTTACCAATATTGATTTCACAGAGATCTATTTCACCGTAAAGAAAACTCCAAGGGACAATACTTATAAATTTCAGAAACGTTTATCACGAGGAGAAATTATTAAACTTGGTAACGGTGACTACGAAGTGAGAATCGAACCAGACGACACAAACAATCTAACTTATGGTAATTACAAGTTTGATGTACAACTCATGTACGCAACGCAACTTAAAGAAACTTTTGTTGGAGATTTTATTATCACCGAAGAAGTTACTTTTGCAAGTAATGAATGAGGGAGGGTAAGCGTATGTACGATCCTGATATTTATTCCAGAGTGAAAGGTAATTATCATACGCTTACCCTTTCTACTCCTGTAGCAACGGGCGAAGCAACTGGTAATTACGCAGACCTTGTGAATAAACCTTCCATAAACGGTGTCGAACTTGTTGGAAGGCTTTCTTTTGAAGATTTAGGACTTGGAGATGTTCCTGTAGCGCCTCTTTCTGAAAATGATCTTGATGTCATTATAGGACTTGCGACTAACGAAACGGTTTTGAGAGAATTATTGGCACTCGGTGGAAATGTGGATGTTGCAAATGATATCACTATCATGTCTCCAATTACTATTACCAAAGACACAACTTTAAACCTGAAACGCAACACTTTAACCTATAACAGCAATGGTAATCTTTTTATTGTTAATAATGCCACACTTACAATCAGAACTGGAATTATTCAATCTGAGAGTGGCATTGTTAAAGTAAATAACGGCGGTAATCTTATTATTCAAAGTGGAACATACCGCGCTGGTTCTGTTGCGTTTACAATTGGAACAGATTCCAAAATTACCGTTAATAACGGAAACATTTCTGCTTTGAACAAATGCATCAGTCTTATTGACAATGGTGTTCAAATAATTAATGGTGGTATTTTTAATCCAGAACTTTAATGATGCGGGGCCCTTTTTGCAGGGCCCCTTTCTTCAAATTCTGAGAAAGGAAGTGAAAACTATGTTTATTCCCGGCGAAACTATATCTTTCCAATATTATATTCCTTTTGTCCGTAACGACGTTGAGAAACTTGTTGTTTCTTTCAAACAAAGAGATCGTGTCATTCTGCAAAAAATCGTTTATCCGGGGCAGATTGAAGGAGAAGGTTCGAACAGCAAAGTTGTTATCACTCTTTCTCAGGAAGAATCTTTGTTATTCGAAAACAATAATAAATTCAAAATGCAATTAAATGTTTATTTCATCGGAGGAGCCAGATGTACAAGCATGGAGCTTGTAGATGAAACAGGCCCACAGCACATCAGAGAGGTGGTGAATTAAAATGAGTGAAGGTATTTTTACATTTTATCCGCAATTTAAAGAGTTCTTGCCTTTATACAGAGATGTTACAAGAGTCTGGATCGGTGACGGTGAAAACACAGGTGAGAAAGGAATGCTCTATGCTGAGTATGCAAACGGACAGGTTGCAGAACTTGGCTTTATTACTTTATATCCTTTAGCTGTTGAAGGTGGATATACCGGCACCGAAGCTGAATGGATGGATGCTATTATTCATTTAGCTGCTTCCAACAAAGGTGCAACAGTTGTTACGACTTATCAGAATTCGGATAATCCTTCTACTCCGCCAGTCGATAGTGATAACTGGACACCAACTCCTTCTCCTCAACAAGGAAAATATCTTTGGGCGAGAAGCACTCTCACATGGGCAGATCAGTCCCAAAGTAACATATATAACGTGTCCTACATAGGACAGGATAGTTCTCTTGTAAGCGTTAACGGACTTACCGGCGAAGTAGTTCTTCACGGTGAGAACATTAAAATATCCAGCGAGTCAAACGAAACAATTAAATCCTATGTAGACAGCATAACATTTGAACCCGAAATTGCAACCGATGAAGACATCGATGCTTTATTTGGTATTTCTTAAGAAAGGAGATGAGTAACATTGAAATTGATTACTCCTGAACGGTTGGGTCGGTTTAAAACTGATCTTGAGAACACTTATGGTCAACCTGGAAAGCCAGCTTTGCTGGATTCAAATGGTAAAGTTCTTGAATCAGAAATTCCCTCTTCAGCCTTTAATGTACTTGAATACGCTTCTGTTCAGGATTTTCCTGTAACCGGCGAAGCTGAAAAGCTGTATCTTGATACAACTGCGAAGGCTTTATATCACTGGGACGGAAATGGTTATGTGAGCATCTCCGATCAGGACAGTGTGAAATTCACATCACAGAGTTTAACGAATGAACAGAAAGCACAGGCCAGAACAAATATTGGTGCTTTGGATGCCAACGATCTTCCGGAAGATATCCTCAGATATTCTTCAATGGATCTTACAGATGAACAGAAGGTTCAGTCAAGGGCTAATATTGACGCCGCTTCTACTTCGAGTGTGAGTTCTTTAAGTTCAACGGTTTCCAGCATCGAAGCTTTAATCCAGACATACAGTGAAAACGTAGCGGATATCACAAAGATCGAAAATGGAATTAAGGTTCTTTACGCCGACGGAACAAGTAAAGAAATGGAACTTGAAACAGACTTCCCTATTAAGTCTGTTGTGTATGACGAAAACCATTATCTCCATTTCTACGATGCAAACAATAACGATTTGTTTGACAATGTTTACATCGAAGGAGGCGGAGGCGGCGGTGGAAGCGTAGGCTCTGTTACCGTTGCCCGTATCACGGCTGAATCTTCAAGCTGTGTTTATGGTTCATCCTTCCCTATTCAGTTTACAATTACTGCACTGGATTCCAGTGGCGACGCTGCAACACTTAAAGGTTCTACATGGACTGTTGGTGGTGTTACCGTCGCCAGGAACATCCCAGTTGTCAACGGAAACAATACCTTTGATATCGGCCCGTATCTGAACGCAGGTGATAATACAATCAAGATTGTGGTTACTGCAGATACAGGAGGAGACGCTGACGTCACTGCCTCTAAAACGTGGAGGGTCAACGCAGTCAACATGCGGTTCACATGGAATTATAATGATACGTCTATCCATGAGTCCAGCTTTACTGATTCGTGGACAGTGTACGGTGAAATCGAAAAGACTTCGCATTCCAAGCTTGGTGATACAGAACTGCCTGTTACGGTGACAACCAAGACAAACGCAACTCAATCTATCAGTATTCCAATGCAGCCGCACGGCGCATATGGTCTTGAAAGATGGGTGACTGCTTCCATCGGAGGTCAGCCTCAGTCTACACCTCATGAATATCACGAAGTAATCTTTGTGGAAAGCGGAAATCCTGCTCCTATTATCGCTGTATCAATGAAGGATACTACTCTCAAGAACAGCGACATTGAAATGGATCAGTACGATACAATTGAGATTCCTGTTGTTATCTATGATCCAATGCATATTCTTACAGATGCAACATTAACTGTCGACGGTGAATACGCAGGTGAATGGGAAAACATTGATAGGTCTACCCATTTATGGGCATATACTCCTACCACAAGCGGTTCTCACACTCTTGCGATTACCTGTGGTGAAACTGTCAAGACACTCGTGGTAAACGTTAACGAAGTAGCACTTGATATCGAAGAAGTGAGTGGATATACATTCCGGTTCAAGAGCTCTGAATTCGCCTCTAATAAAGCGGTGAGAGAATGGGAATCCAATGGAATTACGGCATCCTTCTCAGATAACTTTGACTGGGTTAACGGTGGGCTGAAAACAGAAAGAGACGATAAAGGAAATCTCCAGCAATATTTCTGCATTAAATCCGGAACAAGAATGACTATTAACCATAAGTTGTTTGCAGTTGATCCTAAAGAGTCAGGAATGACCTTTAAGATTATTTATAAAGTAAGAAACTGCAGAAACTACGATGCTTTGGTTGGTCATTGTTTCTCGGAAGTCGGCATCAGGATGAACGCCCACAGCGCTACATTCAATTCTTCCGGTACGACAATTAATGTTCCGTATGGCGAAGATGAATATATCGAGCTGGAATTCGATGTTTATCCTTCCAATAACTATCATTATATGATGGCATGGATTGACGGTGTAATTACCTCCTGCAGAGTATATGATGCGAATGACAACTTTGTGCAGAATTACGAAACAAGGGAAAACATCGTCTTAGGTTCTGATGACTGTGATGTTTATATCTATATGGTTAAGACCTATCCGATGCTTATTGATCGTGACGGTCATATTGACAACTTTATTATGGACGCACCGAACGCTTCAGAAATGGCAAAGCGTTATTCTCGTAACGATATCCTGAACGAAGGCGGAGACATCGACTATGAGAAGCTTGTCGATAAGAATCCAGACTGCCGTGTATGGTTATATGATATTCCGTATTTAACCAACGATAAAAGCGATAAGGTTGGCGGCTGTAAGTTCAATCAGTTCTGGAAGAACGGCAGCCAATATTACCAGATGTCCGGTGTAGGTAAGATGTCTGTTCAAGGTACCTCGTCTGTAAACTACATCAGAGGTGCTGCTAATACAGACATTAACTTCACGTCTCTTACAGATGGTAATGATGTTAATCTTTTAGCTGGTGCCGTGAAAGATGATACCTATGGCGGAAACTGGTTTATTGAAGACGAAGAAAACCAGGGCCATGCTAAGGTTTTTGTTGTGGACGAAAACACTGAACTTACAGTGGATTGTGTTCCCATTGAAAGAGATTCCAACAGGAATGTAACAAAGTATGTTAAAGCTGTTGGTATGAAGCTGAATGACGACTCGTGCCCGATTAGTTATGCCAATACAAAAGTTAACTTTGCTTCCTGTGAACAAGTTAACAACATGTGCAATGCTAAATGGTATCAGATGTATAATCCGTATCCAAGCTTAACAGCACGGGATTGCATGGAATTCAACATGGGTGTCCAGTTTATCAAAGACAGCGGCGAAGTTCCTGATGACAGCCACTTTGTTCTTTGGGGAGACAATAAGTACCATATGTATTCTATTGCAAATATGGGAAACTCTAAGAAAAACGTCCATATTTTCCATGACTTATCCAATCCTAAAGAAGTCTGTATCGAAGTTAACGACAACGACAAAGACCAAATGAGAATGGTCAGCGATGACTTAAGCGAAGAAGATTGGTCTGGTAAAAAGTTCTTTGGTATGCGTTATCCGGATACGAAGAATCCTTCACAGGAAGTTCGAGATGCATGGCAACGGCTCGTAACATGGATGGCTACCAACAATCCTAATGCTCATACGGATGAGTTGTTACCGGAACCTGAAACATATGCCAACTATACTTTCCGTGGACATGATCGTCCAGGAACACAGGTTCTGCGTGGCGTTACTGTAACTCAATATGCAGGAACGTACACTCACGATACATTTGAACGCAGAATTGCAAAGATGCTTTCTGAATGTGAAGACTATATGGTTATGGATTCATTCGTGTATCACTTTTTATATCTTGAACGGCATACAATGGTGGATAATGTCTCCAAGAACAACTTCTGGTCCTCTACTGACTTAATCCACTGGGATCTGTCCAAGGCATACGATATGGATACCTCTGACGGAAACAACAACCAGGGCCAGATGGTCTTCGATTATGGTAATGAGTACAACGATGATATCGGTGGCATGAAGGTTTTCAATGGTTCTGACGCTGTATGGTTTGTGTTTGTCGCAAATCTTTATGAAGCATGTCAGGCTATGTTTATTAACCGTGAATCTGCCGGTGCATGGTCTGCTACCGCTTATCATAATTTCTTACTGCAAGAACAACAGAAAGTTCCTGAAAGGTGTTGGGTGCAGTGCTACTGGTATGATTATCTTCGTACCTACGAGAATAATATTTCTGCAGAATGGATGACCTTCCTTGACGGCGGTCAGAAATCTCACCAGAGAAAGCACTATGAATACTTTGAAGAGTTATATGATTCTTCCAAGTATCGTGGAGCTGCTTCCACTTCCCAGAACGTTAACTTCCGTGCTTATACACCTAACACATGGAACAACTATGTCACAAAGGCAACAGGTGCATCTATGCGATCTTCGCCTAACGCATCCGGAACTTTAATTCAAACTATTCCTGTCAATACACTGGTAACAGTGTCCAGAATTGCAGACGACTGGCGTGTTGTTACTTATAATAACAGAACTGGTTATGTTCTCAGATCTGAACTTGGAGGCGTTGAGCCTAGCGGAACACTTACCGTTACAATGTATAACAAGATGTATATCTCTGTTAACGTTGGTACTACAGCATGGGCTCCAATCAAGGCTGAAAAGAATGTTCCTATGACAATTGAATTCTCGAATGGCGGATTGTTAAACAACACATTGATTAACATTAATACTGCGTCGATGATTCAAGCTATTAGTGGTATGGAACACTTATATACAGATACTTGTGTTTTCTCAGCTGCGACAAGATTAAGGGAACTGTCTCTTGGTTCAAACGATATTGGATATGAGAATACTTTCTTAAAGAACCTGTCCCTTGATAACAACACCATGCTTGAACGACTGTATGTGCAGAATCTTCCCAATGCTAATTCGGCTCTGGATTTAACAAGCTGTTTGTCTTTAACAACTCTTGATGCAACAGGGTCTGGATTTACAGCATATTCATTTGCAGATGGCGGTCTGTTATCCAGTGCTATTCTTAATAGGCCTACTTCTTTAAGCCTTCTGAATCTTGCATATCTTGAAGATGAGAACTTTGCTATTACAGACTATTCCGGGTTGATTTCATTTAGATATGAAAATACTCCCGGAATCGATTCTTATATGATTGCAAGTGCAGCACAGAATCTTCAGATTGTTCGTTTAATCGGCATTAACTGGGTTATGCCGAATGCAAATATGCTGAACAGAATGCTTCGGCTGCAAGGCTTAAACGAAAGCAACCATACTATCGATCAGTCTGTCCTTGCCGGCGAAGCTTATGCCCCGTCTATGAGACAAAGAAATCTGAATGAATATGGTGTGGCATGGCCTGACCTTGTTGTTACGTATGATAACATTCTTGAGGAATTCCAGATTACATTCTCTAATCCTGATGGAACTGCTATCAAAGACAGACTTGGTAACGACTACATCCAGTATGTGGATCGCGGTCAGACAATTGTCGATCCCGTGGAAAACGGAGATATTGATACTCCTACAATGGAACCAACGGCACAGTATATTTACACATATACTGGATGGCAAAACATTTCCGGTGCTGTAATGGATAACAGAAATGTTATTGCATCTTATTCAAGCGCTGTCAGAACGTATCGTGTGCGCTGGTTTGCTCAGACGGGCGTTCTCTTAAAGACCACCTATGCTGAGTATGGTTCTGAAGTAATCTATCAGGATGAGGATCATGTATTCCCTCCGACCAAAACAGACGAAGAAGAGAACCTTTACTTCTGGGTATTCCTCAACTGGGATAAGTCTACTGGATTCATTACTGAAGATGTAGATGTGTACGCAATTTGGGACCGTGCTACTATTCCGTCTGGCTCTGTCAATCTTAAAGATTTGTCTATTGCTCAGATTTACGGTATTGCAAAAACCTACAACTCTTCAAATTACTTCCATGACGAGGACTATGTTGACATTAAGGTTGGTAAAGACTTTAACTTCTCGAATGTACAGTCGGAAGTGCTTCTTGAAAATAAATATTTCGACGGCACCGAAATTGTAAAAAAAGAAAACATCAGACTGTTTGACGCCGATGCTCCAAGCTTTACAATTGCCATCGATTATGAATTCACGGAAGCAACAACCAACGCAACGATGATCAGCTGCTGTGACTCTACCGGAAGCACTGAAGGTTTCAGAGTGTATTATTACTTAGCAGGAAACACCAACGAAAACCAGAGTGTTCAGGTTCTTTGGGGTGATAAGACAGCTATTGTTGGACACGGATTAAACCGTGGTATCCTTGTCTTAAGACACCGTAAAGGATCAAGAAACTTGCTTGTTTCGTCCGATAACGGTGGTCGTTACGTACTTCATACGTCAACATACGGCGGCGACGATTATCCTTCCAACAACGAGAATAGATACGACGCATACAATGCAAGTGGATTTACTACTGAACTTGTGCGTGCACAGGATACTCAGACTGATTCTGTTCTTTCGTTTGGAGCTATGGCTTATGGTAGCCAGGGTTCTCGTTTCCCTGCCAAAGGATGGATTCACTGGGCGAAGATTTGGTATGACGATCTCGGAACAAGTGTCTCCAACGAACTGGCAAGCTGGCCTCATGAAGTCTGGAGAATGCATTATCGTGGAAACCATCTCTACAATAAGGATGATGGTACTGGTTTAATGGATGGCGCTTCGTTTATTATGAATGCTCCGCTGCCTCAGTTCTACGAAATGTATGAACCGGACAGCCTCAACCAGATCTATACAACCGGCGGCTGGAAGAACTCGCTTGTGAGATCTTTCATTAACGACAGATGCTTTAATGCCCTTCCTTACTCCTGGCAGTCCATTATCAGTCCTGTCAGTATTCCTACCAAGGGTGGTGCCGACAACTATAATGTTCTTGAATACACCACGGATAAACTTTATATTCCTTCTATTGCTGACCTGTACTCTGGCGCTCAGAACCTTAACAGAGCTGAAAGTACTCAAATCAGCTGGTGTATTGACAATAAGAGCCGTGTAAGGTTTATGGGTATTACTATTCCAGAAGACGCCCAATACTACACAGTTGACAGTGATCCTACGCTTTACACTGGTACTTATAACGTTAAGGAAGGCGACGTATGGATCAGAGGCGACAGAGCTTATGTGTATGTAACACAGACTACTGCTGATAGACATGGTTATCTTGGTGGCCGTAACATTACGGAAACTTCCAACAATATTGTCGCAACCGGAACGCAGGGTGGATTATGGGTGCGCTCCATTACTTACTGGACGAGATCCAATAATACAACCGCACAGGCTAACTCTACTTCAAGTCAGTGGACGATCTGGCCTACCGGTCAGCCCACAAGTACTTTTGTGCTTTATCCTGAATACGGTCGTCGCGGCATTATACTGATGTTCTCTATTTAAGGAAGGAGTGTAAAACATGACATACTTTAAAGTTATCAGAAATGATATTGTTGTTGATGTTGGCACTGTATTTCTTAAATGGAACATCAACAAGCACAAATTCAATATCTGTTCCACAGACGAAGGTCAGTTCGTACAGTCCTATAAAGAGGATCACATATACAGAGATTCATGGATGAAACAGCATCCGGATGAAGCAAAAGGTTACGACAACGCAAAAGTCGTTATCATTGCTGAATCAGAATACAATGATTTAAGAGATCTTCTTGGTGAAGGTGAAACTGTTGAAGTTGATGAAATTGTAATTCCTGCTGAAGAAGCACACGAAGTTCCTGCTCAGGAACAACCTGAAAAGAAACTTTCCTTAGCTGAATTAAGGGAATTAGTCGTAGAACAGCAAAAACAAATCGAACTCTTAAACGAAAAGCTTAATTCTTAAGTGGACACGCAGGGCGGTTTCGGCCGCCCTGCTGTTCTTATAAATCCGAAAGGAGTGCTCAACTATGGCATATGAACCTATAGAAACAAAAAAGTTTCTTAATTCCACAGGTGTAGGTCATCTTTGGGATAAAATTAAAGAACGTTATGATAATCGTATTGCCAATGTTCAGGCCGCTGACGACTCTATTGTTGTCGATAGCGAAGACGGCGTGTCTGTTCAGATTTCAGCCGAAGAAGGAAACTTACTTCAACTGAAAACAACCGGACATAAAGGTCTGTATGTTGAAGCTGTTGCAACACAGGACACCTATGCCATTGTCAAAGCTGCAAACAGCGGTGATTACTCTGCTGTCTATCAGCTTATGAAGTATACTCAAGGTTCCGATACTGGAACTAAAGTTGGCGTCGATATTAATATTCCAAAGGATATGGTTGTTCAGTCTGGTTCAGTTGAAACCAAGCAAGCTGGCGACTGGGGTCCTGCCGGGACTTATATTCACCTCGTACTTGCGAATGCAGAGCAGAGTGATCTGTATATCAACGTTTCTAATCTTGTTGAATATATAACATCCGGATCTCAGGCCGGAGATGCTATTGTTCTTAATATTGATAATCAGCATCGTATTACTGCAACCATTTCCGATAACTCGATCACTTCATCGAAGCTTGATCCGAACCTTCGTACCCAGATTGCTCTTGGCCAGTCTGCAGTGCAAAACATTACCGAAGGCACAACCAACGGAACCATTGATGTGGATGGAAATGAAGTGCCTGTTCACGGTCTCGGAACTGCTGCGTTTATGGCAAGCAGCTCTTTCGATGCTGCTGGTGCTGCTGACACTGTTCTCGGATCGTCTACAGACACTGCAGCAACAATGACAGTTCATGGTGTTAAGCAATATTCTTCTGATGTTTATACAGCAATACAGGCGCTTTCAAATGCAGAAATCGATGCTGCTATTTCCAATGCTGTTAACCCTTAATATATGAAGCATTGAGGTGATTCATATGATTAAGATTGATGGAACAAATATAACAATTACAAGAGGAGACTGTGAACCTTTTACCATTACACTAACCGGAGAAGATGTTCCTGAAAATGGTGAAAAGGTTTTATTTTCTGTAAAGAAAACTCAATTTCAAGATCGTCCTGAAATAAAAAAAATATTGGAAGTAACTAATTCTCAAATTGTTGTACAGATAAACAATTCTGATACAAAAAATCTTGAATTTGGTAATTATCTTTGGGATATTCGTTTTCCTAATTATTATGGAGAAAATGAACCATATACACCAATGTCTCCTGCCGTTTTTACGATTGCTGAGGTGATCGGAAATGTCTAAAGCATTGGACATTACAATTGCTGTTGAAAGAGAAAAACCTAATATCCAAATCGGTCTTGGAACAGGTGGAAAGAATATACAAATTGGGTTGGAAAAGAAAGCTGGAACATACGAAAACGATTATGAAAGGCTCGTTCACCATCCACAAATCAACAGCACAACGCTGATCGGCAATAAGACATCGTCTGAATTAGGCTTGCAAAATGAGCTTCCGCTTATCACAAGGTCCGAAATCAGAGATATCATCAACAATCTTTAATTAATGAGGTGAAAACAATGGCTGTACAAGGTTTTGCGATGACCAAAAGTGAATTATCATATATTTTGGGAATTATATGGGATACATTTCAAAAAGCAGAAAATGGGAAAGGTCTTTCTGCTAATGACTTTACAACAGCGTTGAAAGACAAACTTGAGTCCTTGCCAACAACAGCACAGGCTAACGTTATTGAAGCTATTAAGCTGGCTGGCGCTGCACTGACTCCAGATGCTAATAAGGCAGTGGACATTCCCCAAATGAGTGGGGCTAACGCTAGTTCTAACGGAGCTATTGGTTTAGTTCCGGCTCCGCAAAAAGCAAACCGTGAACAATTCCTGCGTGGCGATGGAAGTTGGGCTACTCCTGAAGATACAACTTACGATGTAGTTTCTACTCTTGTTGCAGGTCTTATGAGTCCGGCAATGCTTCAAAAATTAAATGGAATTGCGGAAGGCGCTACTGCAAATGAAGGCACTATAACCGGCATTAGAATGAACGGAAGCAGCGTAGGCACATCTGGTGTTGTAGATCTCGGAACGATTCTTACGTCTCATCAGGATATTTCAGGTAAAGCTAATGTTGCAAGCCCTTCTTTTACCGGAACACCAGCAGCTCCAACTGCGGCAGCTGGTACAAATACAACGCAGATTGCAACAACTGAATTTGTTGGTACTGCAATTACAAACGCCTTAAGCGGAATTACGGGAATTGCGTTTGAATTTGTTCAGACTCTACCTGCAACAGGAAAAGCTGGTACATTCTACTTTGTTCCTGACGTAAGCGGAAGCGGAACCAACAATTTTATCGAGTATGTTTGGAATTCGAATGCAAGCAAGTTTGAAGAGATTGGCAGACCGTCAGTAGATCTTTCCGGCTACATGAAGAGATCGGATTATCCGCTTATTACAGAGGCTGAAATTGATGAGATTGTCGCTTCCTTATAATGGTGGTGAAGAATAATGAGTGATACTCTTAAGACTTGGTCAATAGAAAAAGTCACACGATTAATCAGTAATTTGCTTAAGAAAAATCAGGGGACAGCCAATGTCGGAAAGTTCATGAAGGTTGGAAACGACGGCAACCTTGTTCCGGATACCATTCCAGATCCTACGAACAAGGCCGATAAGGTAACCAATGCGACTGCCGGTAATTTCGCCGGACTTGACGCAACCGGAAACCTGACGGATAGTGGAAAGAGTGCGGAAGATTTTGCCGGTGCCATCTACAAGACCGCTACCCCTGGCTCTATCGTAACTTTTGATGATGGTGCGGACAATCTGCCTATCAAAGAGTTGAAGGTTGGGATTGACCCTGTGCAGGACTTGCACGGGTGTGACCATCCGTGGCCTGCGGGGGGCGGGAAGAATCTTGCAAAGGTTACGGACAATACGATTGTGCGGAATGGTGTGACGATAACTTTTGCAAATGATGAGATTCGCTTAAATGGGACTTGCACTGGAAACACATGGCTTACCCCTTCGCAGTCGATAACCCTCCCGGCTGGGACTTATACTATGAGTGTAGAGATAACTGGAGTAACGGGAACGGAGAACCGTGGTGCTTATGGTATAAATAAAGATGGTATCGGTTATCTATACGTTCCTAATAATGGCGGGAAGTATACAAGAACATTTACTCTTGAATCAGAATCGACAGCTTGGCTTGATGGCTATATCTACAAAGGCAATGTGTATAACAACGCCCAAATAAAGTTCCAGATCGAAAAAGGAAGTACTGCTACAGACTACGTCCCCTACTCCAACATCTGCCCAATCAGCGGCTGGGATGAAGTGGATGTGAATGTGAGTAGCGTGAACGCATGGGATGAAGAGTGGGAGTTAGGTGTGCTATCTACAACGGGTGGAAATGCGACTTCTTCTACGGAAATACGTTCGAAAAATTATATTCCTGTGGTTGGTGGGCAGACTTATTACTTGTATTGCGCTGTCTCATCAACATTTAATTATAGGTTTTATGACGCAGATAAGAACTTTATAAGTGGTGCATATATTGGCAGAAACAACACGTTGCTTATTCCAAATGATGCAAGGTATATGCGTTTTTACATGGGTGCAGCATATGGCGCAACCTATAACCATGACATCAGCATCAACTACCCAGCAACCGACACGGAGTACGAACCCTATCAAGGCGAAACCTACGACATCACATTCCCCTCCGAAGCCGGAACGGTGTACGGAGGGACGCTGGATGTGACTACTGGTGTGCTGACAGTGGATATGGTTAAAACGGTGTTCGCAGGTGTTATTAATGATGTAATTAATGGCTACTATATGCACATGCCAAGCGGATGGGCTGATGGCAGATTTGTCCTTCGGATGAGTAAACCGCATAAATCTAATGGCAACAATAGCACAGTAAACCAATGGGCAATTTCAGACAAGTTCAAAAAAGCTTCGTTTAACGCAATTAATGTTGTCAACGCACCTCAATATAGCTTTGCACCACAAGAGAATTGGAATACTGCAATTATTATATACGTTCCTAATATGACAACAGTTGATAATTATTTGGCGTGGTTTGCTGAAAACCCAACAGAAATCGCATATAAACTCGCCACACCGATCACTTACCAACTCACACCGCAGGAAATCCGAACTCTGCTTGGCGTGAATAACATTTGGGCAGACACGGGAGATATCACGGAACTGATTTATCCTGTGAATACAGATACCGCTATGGCGCTTTACGAAAAGGCGGACAAGGTTGCAAACGCAACAGCTGGAAACTTTGCTGCTCTGGACGCTGAAGGCAATTTGAAGGACAGCGGAAAGAAACCGTCTGACTTCTTAACTCAGGATCAGGGAGCAACAAACGCCGGAAAGTTCATGAAGGTTGGAGCTGATGGAAAGCTTGTGCCGGACACCATTCCAGATCCTACAGGTAAGGCTGACAAGGTTTCTGGTGCTACGAACGGGAACTTTGCAGGACTCGATGCCAATGGCAATCTGATGGACAGTGGTAAAAGCACTGATGATTTCCTTGACAAGAACTACGAGTCCGGATGGAAACCTAAGACACTAAGTGGATTGGCTAATATTGATGCTTTATACGTTTGGACAGATGGAGAAAATATCTACTATAGTAAATACGGTAGCCACTACGTTTTAGATAAAACTACTTTTGAATGGACAAGAAAAGTGTGGAATGGGTATACTGATTTTTCCGGTAAATGTATTTGGTCTGATGGTGAGAACATATATTATAGTTCTGGCGGGACAACTATAGTATTGGATAAGTCTACATCAACATGGAGCATCAAATACTGGAATAACTTCACATATAGTCTTGATGGAGATTATATATGGACTGATGGTGAAAACTATTACTATAGCAGGGGGACTGCACAATACGTTTTAGACAAAGCCAATGATACTTGGGTAACAAAAACTTGGAACGGACTAACTAATTTTGACGGCGTTCTTGTTTGGACTGACGGAAACGATATTTATCATACCGCTGGAACAACATATGTTTTAGATAAAGCAACTTCTACATGGAGCGTTAAGACATGGAGTGGAATGGCTGGCTTTGGCGGGTCGGGCGTGTGGTCTGACGGAGAGAACGTCTATTATAACTCCACTAAAGTATTAGATAGGGATTCTTCCACATGGGAAGATAAGAGTTGGAACGGATTGGATGAATTTTATTCTGAAAACCTTTGGACTGACAGAGAGAACATTTACTGTAGCCGTAATAATTCTAACTACATCTTAGACAACAATCCCAAGCTCTATCTCGGTCAGGATGGAGAATTTGCTCCCGTTTCCGTCAAGAAGTTCATTGATGACAACGTACCTGCTTACTCTTTTGCATACGATACTGTGGACAGTGCGCTTGTGATTACGATTCCGAATTGATTGAGGTGATGATGTCATGCAGACTACAACCAATTTCGGACTGCGTATTCTTGAAGGAAGTGACTCATTCAGATACGCAGACCTTCAGTTTAATTTCGACAAGTGGAACGATATTCTGAGAGCCATGTATCCTGTCGGCTATGTGTACGAGTCTACTTCTGAAACGAATCCGCTTGCTGATATACCGAACACAACGTGGCGTAAGATTGAAGGTGTGTTCCTGTTCGCTTGTGATCAAGATCACCCGGCAGGAACAACAGGCGGAGAGGAAACTCATACGCTGACGCTTAATGAAATGCCGAGCCATACTCATGCGATAAGTGATCATACGCACAGCTTTACGATTGAGGGGCAGACTACAGGGGAATTTACGTTTACGCATGATCATTCAGTAGATTTTTTAAAAGGATATCCGGTATCCATTACGAGCGTTAGTAGTCTTAGCGCTAAATATGTTAGTCATGCTCTCTATCGTTCCGATAGCACATCATCATCTTCTGGCGATCACACGCATGATGTTACATTTCCATCTGTAACCACAACTGATTGTTCTGTTTCAGCGTCCGGTACTACAGGAGGAGAAACATCGCATAACAATATGCCACCGTACAAAGTCGTAAACATTTGGGAAAGAATATCATAGGTGGTGAAAGATATGTTTATAAATGAAACAATTTCAGTTTATAATAACAATCTTGAACAGTTTTTGTCATTTATATATCCTATTGGATCAATTTTAGAAATGACAAGTGCTGAAAATCCATCCACGCTATTTCCAAATACAACATGGGAACAAATTGAAGGAAGTTTTCTATTTGCCTCTAATTCTGTTCATACTTTAGGAAGCACAGGAGGAGAGGAAGCTCATGCGTTGACAGTTGGCGAAATTCCAAATCACAATCATATAATTAATCATGAACACACTACGAAAAGTGAAATAGGAACAACTACGAGTAATGGTTCGCATACTCATGTTGTTAATTATACCCTGTATCAAGGTGACATAGGAAGTACCAGCGGATCATCAATTGGAACCGGCACTACTTATAAAAAGAGATATTGGGACTATACAGGTGCACACATAGATAAATACACGGTGTCTTTGTCTTCCCAAACTGATTCTCATACGCATACATCTGTTTCAAAAACTGCTACGTCCAATAGTGTTGCTTTAACTGTTGCATCAGCAGGAAGCGGATTATCGCACAACAACATGCCTCCATATATTGCTGTAAATACGTGGAAGAGAATAGCATAAATAGCAGGAGGAATATTGAACTATGACATTTTTAAACAATAGCATGGATGTCAGATCTGTTATGAATCAGAATTCAAACGAATTTGATCAGTATTTATCGTTCATCCATCCAGTCGGATCGATTTATAAATCGACAAGTTCAGCGAATCCTTCTACACTGTTTCCAAATACTGAATGGGAACAAATTCAAGGAAAGTTTCTGTTTTCATCCGATTCGTCTCATGCGTTAGGAAACACCGGAGGAGAATACGAACACGTCTTAACAGTTGATGAATTACCAATTCATGATCATACCGGTGGTAATCATACACACGAAGTAACATTAACACCAACAGTATCAAATTCAGATATGTCTCATAGTCATCCGTCAGAATTAATACCTGGTTCAGTAAGTGCGACGTATCTTCGAGGCACCAGTCATATTTACGACAAAGTAACGTCAAGAAATACAAGTAGAGCTTACAACGCGGAAATTCCATTGACACAAAAAGATACATCGCCAACGAGCCATTCGCACACAATTTCAGACCAAGAAATCACAACGGACACGTTTACAGGCAATACAGGATCAGCAGGAGGTGGCTTGGCGCACAATAATATGCCACCACATCTGTCGATATACATGTGGAAACGAATTGCGTGAAAGGAGGAAAAAGAATGGCAACTTATAAAACAAAAAAAATCATTGTTCGTAAAGCTGGCAATGAAGATGAAATTTATCAGCTTGGTGGCGGGGACTTTCCTGTCGGCGTAATCATCGAAACAGTATCTGCCACTTGCCCGTTTGAAGATGGTACATGGGTGGAAGTTGTCCGTGATCCTCCCACATGGGCACAGGTTGAATCTGGCACATGGAGCTATAGCGAAGGTACAGGAACCGGAACAATCCACTGTTGGAAGAGAACAGCATAAACATAAAACAGAGTGAAAAACCTCGAAATAGTCTTATTATGAAATGTTTCTCTGTTTGATGTAACCTTATGTCCTTTCTTTTTTGATAATTCAATATAAGAATATATATACTTTATCTTTTTTTATCAACTTTAAAAGGAGATATTCACAATGGCATATGAAAATCCTACCCAGAAAAAATTTCTGGACTTTACAGGGTTAAGTCATTTTGCTCAGAAGTTGAATGATTATCCAGATAATACTGTTATTGCGTCTGTTATTGATGGAATACAGGATGAACTGGATACTAAAGTTGATTCATCCAGCATCGGAGCAAGAAACGGAATAGCATCCCTCGATTCAACGGGAAAAGTTTCAGCATCGCAATTACCAAGCGATATCTTGGTATATGTTGATTACTCTTATTTTCCTTTGAACGGGTCCGAAGACAAACTTTATATCGATGAAACTTCAAACATTCCCTACTATTGGAGCGGTGAATCATACGTTGCAATTGGCGGAAGTGTTTCTTCGATTACAAATGCTCAAATAGATGCTTTATTCGTTTAATAATCTACTAAGGGGTGATATTTGTGCCAATATATGCTACAACCATTGAAGACATGGTTCCATTGCATAGTGATGCAAATATTGATTCTGAAATAACAACTGTAATACCAGCCAATACTACCGTAGCTATCCTTGAAAAAGGTGAGGTATGGAGTAAAACTGTTTTTAATGAATATACAGGTTATCTACTGAATGTTTTTCTTAAGTTCGAGAGCGAAGGCGAAGATAAAATAGTATTAAGCCTCTCGCGTGAGAATGCACAAACTTTATACTTAGCGCTAAAGCTCTCGCTCAATCAATAAGCGAGGAGTGTTTCCTATGGGAGAAATATCAAAAGCAGTCGGCCAATGGATACTTGGTAATGTCGGCTGGTCTATTATTATTCTTTTATTTATTTTGTCGTGTTTCTTTAAGATTACCAAGAGGAATATTGATCCGCTTGGCTGGGTTATAAGCTGGATTGGAAAAGCTTTTACAACGGATGTCCGCAAAGATGTTGCAGAGTTAAAAGCTGATTCAGCCAGAAAGTTTGCTGAGGTTAAAACAGATCGAGCTGCAAAAATCGAAGAACTTAAATCAGACTATGAAGCAAAAATAACAAATCTTCGTACTGATCTTGACACCTTCGAAGAAAGAACAAATGCAAGTATCAACGAGATGAAAAACGGCACAACAAATAATTGTGAGATGATGAAAGAACGCATGGACCGGATGGAAAAATCCAATGACATGCAAACGATTCGTCAAATAAAATCACATGTGCTTGATTTTGCCAATTCATGTTTTAATCATCGGCAGCATACAAAACTGGAATTTGAAAACATCATAAAGGAAAATGAAGAATACGAAGAGCTCGTGGCAAAACATGGTATTAAAAACAATGTTTATAAAGAAGACTACGAATTCATTATGGAAGTCTATCACGAGTGTCAACGAAAAGGAACATTTCTCGGCAGCGACAGACAATAAGACTTCTTTTTTTGTAAGTCTTTTTAAAAGGAGGAGATCCGATGGCAACATCTTTAAAGTTAAAGGAAGCCTTTATTCAATATTCAAAAAAGATGTGTACGAGAGTGACGCTTTTCTGGATGCTCTATCGGATCGCAAATTTTCTTGTTGTTCTTTTGCGGCCAGAAATAGCGTCAGCTCTTGTAGATCTCAGTACCGGTGTTGACACAATTATGATTGTGAATATGGGTGCTTATACCTTTAACAGCGGCACTGAGAAAGTAGCTATAGCATTTGGTAAAAATGCGATAAGACCTAAAGAAAAGTCTGAAGAAGAAGACGAATCTGAAGAAGACGAGTCTGAAAAGAAAGAAGAAGAAGGAGATGCAGTTGGATGACTTACAAAGAAGCAGTAGATAAATTTCTTGCTAAAGTTATTCAGATTTATCGATCAAATCCTAAACGAAGAGAACCGGCCGATGGCTCCGATGGTTATTGCGATTGCATTGGATTAATTATCGGAGCTATTCGTAGAATGGGTCTCAAATGGACTGGTATTCATGGATCGAACTGGGCGGCCAGAAAAGAAATGGTAGACCTCAAGCCTATTGCATCTCAGGCTGATTTACAACCCGGAGATATTGTGCTGAAAGCAGTTCCAAAGGGACACAAAAACTGGGATCTGCCCTCCAGATACAGAAAGGGCGGAAGGTACTACAACGGTGATACGAACGATTATTATCATGCAGGTGTAGTGTACAGTGTAAATCCTTTTCAAATCAAACATATGAGTACAAGAATGACCACTGATACTAAGGTAAACGTGTATTATCCTTGGACTCACTATGGAAAGAGTAGACAACTGAAAGAGGCATCCGAGATTCCTGTGCCAACTCCCACCTCTGGCGAACAGGCAGTGTTGGTTGCTCCTTCAGGAGGAACTGTTAATCTGCGTCGGACTCCTAGTCTGAAGGGAGCTTTAATGATGCAGGTTCCGCTTGGAACGATTGTAAACATCATTACTCCCGGAGAAGAATGGTGCAAGGTAACGTTCAGGAATAAAACTGGCTACATGATGGCTAAGTTCCTTGACATTATCGGTGATGGAAAAGGTAATTATTGATTAAAGGAGATGTGTACTATGAAGTTTATTGCAGAAAATTGGTATATTATTCTTGCTGCTGTTGCGGCTATTGCTGTTATTATTTACTGCATTATTAAGTTCTTTAAATTCCCGCGAGCAGAACAGATAGCGAAGATTAAAGAATGGCTCCTGTATGCCGTAGCCGAAGCTGAAAGAGAACTTGGAAGCGGCACCGGCCAGCTGAAACTTCGCAAGGTTTACGATATGTTTGTTACCAAATTTCCATTCCTTGTTAAATTTATTTCTTTTGAATACTTCAGCAACCTTGTAGACGAAGTTCTTGTTAAGTTCAAAAAGATGTTTGAAACAAATGAAAACGTCAAAACTTATGTTAACACCAGTATTTCAACACACAATCCAGAGGTGTAAACAATGAACGAACAAGTTATCTGGGATTATTTAATCAAAGAAACAAATAATCCTTACGGCACGGCAGCAATTATGGGTAACCTTATGGCTGAAAGCTCATTAAATCCTAAAAATGTTACAGGATCTAAAGACCCGGATTACGTTGCCAAAGCCGATGCCGGAACCCTGGATTTCGTTCATGATAAATGTGCTTTCGGTTTAGCTCAATGGTGTTTCTATACTCGCAAAGAAGCACTCTTGAATCGTGCTAAAATCAAGGGGGTCTCTGTAGGAGACATCAACGTACAGTTGGACTATCTTGTAAGTGAATTAAAAAACAGTTATAAGACTGTCTGGTCTGTTGTAACCAATGCCAAAGAAATTCGTGCTGCTTCTGATATTTTTATGCTGAAATATGAAAAGCCAGCTAATACATCAGAAACAATGAAGCAACGGCGTGCTAACTATGCACAGAAGTTTTTTGATACATTTGCTTCTTCCGAAACTCCAGATAAACAGGAGAAAAAAGAGGAAAAAACAATGCCTAAGAAGGTTATTATAACTGCGAACAGGGTAAATCTTCGGGTTGGAAATGGCCTGAATTACTCCAGTATTGCACAGGTTAACAAGAATGCTATGTACGAGTGGATTGCAACAGCCGAAAATGGATGGCATGCAATCAAAATTCCAGGGAGAATTGTATGGGTAAGCGGACAATTTTCCAAGGTCCAATAAAAAAGGCAGCTTTCGCTGCCTTAATTCAGGGGATACTGTTATATACAGTGTCCCCTTTTTTTATCAGTCCCACAAATAATCCCAGTGTTCCAGTATTTCATATATAGTTTTCTTAAACAATTCTTTATGTTCGTTTGTTAATTCGAGCCATCGTTCATAATATTTTTCTCTTAATTCCCTTTTCTCTTCTGTTTCTTCTTCTGTGAGAGCTTCTTTAGGATTTTTCATTAAGCTATTAATATATGGCTCGTAATATTCATTTCCATCGTTTTCGTCTTGGCATTTTTCAATTTGATTTGCCATATGACGGAGCCAACTGCTCCAGTCTTCAGGAGTTTCAAAAGGAGGTACTCCAGGGTATCCATGCCCATGTACAGCCATTTCTTTCAGCATTTGAGGAGCAATTTCTTTAAACCACATATCGAAATTAGCCCAATCCAAATAACAGTATCCCTTTGTTGTTCTTTGCCATGCGTTTTGAATATTCCATTTTAGTTCACGGAACCATTTCCAAGGTTTCTTTAAATAATATTTTGCTGGATGGTTCCATGTCCATACATTTAAATAGTCTTTCAATTTTGCTTTCCTTCTTTTTCACGTTCTTCCCTATACAGCGGACAGGATTCTGTTCCTTTTAAGTTCGCAGCTGAAAACAAACCTGTCTTACTTAACCTATGTATTGTATTGCGTTCACATTTTTCATAACTGCATTCGCTTACGCACCATGTTATATCGTCATAAATCCAGTCATACTCCATCTTTATCACTCCACTCTTCTTTGTTTCTTGGATGTCCGCAAGGTCTTTCCTCTGTGCATTTTCCTGTTACACATCCAGGCCCTGCGTTTTCAAAGACTTGCGGCGCTATTTCCTTGCACTGCTTAAGCATCTCGTCTGCCATCTGACGAATCTCCCATTGAGCTCTATTACATGTTCGGAGACCAAAGAAATGCAGGAGTTCCCGACAGTTCATTGTCATAAATAATTGAGTTGGAACAGCCTGCGGTGTTACGTATCTTGCATCTTCCGCTGGAATTCCTGCATCAAGAAGCTTCTTGTATGTATCCATAGAATGTTTCATACAAGATATTGCTTCCTCAGCAAGATCAGACTGTTTAATGGTTTCCGGAATAATAAGTTCAGGATTATCAAGCTTTACATATCGCTGGCTCTGAACACTGAATGAAGCCAAACGATGTCGTGTCAGCTGCGCAAGGCAAGCTCTGCTGATTCCTTCGATTTCAAATGTAAACGATGCGTGTTCAAGAACGCTTGTATGTCCTGCTCCGGCTGAATGTTTCAGTGAGCTTTCATAATTGTTTGAATTATAACATACGGCTGCAGCCATTCCACAAAGTTTAGCTGCATCCATTATTGGATAACTAATAAGTTTTACTTTCATTGTTTCTTCCTCCGTTCAATAGTATCTTACGGCTCTTGTCACAACCCGTAATACTTTTCCGCATATACCCATATCCACAAGTTCATGTATTGCTTTCTCATAGTTTTCGTCCTTTGGTTCTGCCATTATTTTTCTCTGCGGATACGAGTAGCAAAGATGGTACAGTGGATAATCTTCCTTTAATTCTTTCTCCATAAATTCGATTTCAGCGTTGATGATTTTTTCTCTCGGAAGATTGATCAAGTCAAAGATATACTCAGGGATGTAATGGATAATCTCTATTACCGCATGTTCGTCGTCATCAATAATTTTCTTAACCATATTATACCTTTCATTTATATAACTGGAATTTTTTTGAAATTTTCCAAGCTGTTTCATCTTCAAGTGGGCGAAAACCAATACATGTTAATGTGCGACCTATTCCATTTTCATCAAACTCTTCTGGTATTAGCTCTGTGTTACAAGCATCCTTAATTAAAAAGAAATCTTTTCCTTCTTCTAATCCAAGTTCTTCTGCTAATGTTTTCGCTTTTAAAAGCTGAGTTCTATTTTTAGCTTCGCAGATAGTTTTTGTAAAAATGCCACAGAACCAATCTTCGTAAACAGTTTTAGGAATAACTAATGGAACAAGGTAATCTGTTGTTAAACTAAGTTGCTCGCCCTTACTACGAATCTTTTGAGATAGAAATGCCCAACTTGCATGTGCAACTTGAGATGCAAGTTTTCCTGGACTCATTTCCAAGTCTTTTCGCGCAATTATTAGTTGTCTCATTTTTCCTCCTTAGGGTAGTCCATGATGGAAGCATACAGCAAGTTAATCATGTTATCTCACAAACAATTTCCAATGCCACAAGCAATGCAGATTTCCAACCACGAATATATTCTTCGTCTTCGCTGAATGCTTTATCTGCGTCAGTAATACACTCTTCAATTTCTTTAATAGCTTCATCTTTTGTCATGCACCAAACTCCTTTTAAGTTAGGGCTTTAGCCAACCCCATTGAATTATTTCATGGCAACACGGACAAATGACATCTTCTTTATTGATTCTTGCATGACATAATCCACAAACTATGTACCACTTTTCAGAATCGTATTGGTTCATATTTTCAATATCGTTTTTGTCCCTGATGTCTGCTATTTCTTGCATGGTCATATAATTATCTCCTGCATTTTTTGCCGTTGTGCTTTTTGTATACTTCTATTGTGGAATTAATTTTCATTACTATTATTATTCGCCGCTACTTTGTAATACAGCAAATGTATACTATACTATTTGTAAATCGTCGAATAACAATACGTTGTAATTGTGAATTTCATCATCCGATTTGTACATCAATTGTGTATCATGTCCACGATACTTAGATATAAATTCATCATAGCTCATTGTATTATAATCTTGTATCATCTTATTACGGAGTTTTATGTCGTAGTCATCCCATGCTTGTAGATATTCTTCTTTAGTCTTTATCGGTTTCATTAGTTACACCTTTTTGGCATTTCATAATACAGTAATTGAGCAGGTGAGGATTTGCACCTCACATGACAGCCTTTACCAAGATCGCGGGTCGCATGAGCCATAACTCCTTCTTCTCTCGGAGTAACGTTACCTCTCCGATGGTAGCTGTCTCCCGGTAGCACGTCTACCTTTTCCGTCACCGCTCGTTATACAGTAATTTAACAGCATCACTTTTTCTGCTTTTCTCGTGCCTCAAAACACGAGTTGCAAGCTCTTGCATCTATTTCACAATCCCATTTATCACAGTAATCGTAATACCAATGGTAATGTTTGCAATCGTCACAGCTGAACTTATTCGTATTAGTTTTTTGTGTTCTTTCTTCATCGAATAGTTTTTTACATTTTTCGCAATTCTTTGTTGTGAGTGGAGTCCAATTACTAAGAAAACAATTTTGGCATAAAGGATCGCACGTCATGTTACTATACAAGTTATTCATACTTAATTATCTGTTTTTCGCCTATCTATGTAGTCTCCGATATTCACGGAATTATAATAATCTTCAGTAACATTCCACCATTCTTTTCCATCTTCGTTCTCAACAAGAATACTCCATGAATCAGCATGTGATATCCATCGTGGAATAATCTGTGTATGTCTATTCTGCATCATTATAATCGGTTGGTATGTTCGATGTGCTGGAACAAATGATTTGTCTTTAACTGTTCCGTTGTTTATAGATGCGCAACCTGTCAGACAAATCATCATAACAAACAGAAGTGCCACAATTATGATGCGTTTCATACTATGTTGTCACCTTCTTCCTTTGCTAGTATCTGCATTTTCCATTTTTCATTTTTAATTCCCATTTCAATTAATGGGCACCATTCTGGTCTTTTCTTGAAAGGATCATCTATTTCATCATTGTAAAAACTTTTATGGTTGATTCCACAGTTTACATAATCATTATTGCATGGACAATCTGAACAATTCTCAGGCATAGGAATATCAATTATTATCATCCCACTTCACCGCCTGGTTGTATGGGTTTTCTTGCTTGTAAATATTTCGAAGGATATCAAGCTCTGCTTCTTGTTGGAGCAATTCTGCTTCCTGCTCTTTTAATATGGCAATGGTATCCTCGATCATCTGTCCCATGCAGTATTCGGGCTCCCTTATCGCCCTGAATTCTCTGCCGTTACAGATTTCATACGGGTTGCTGTCACGGAAAATCTTCCATGCTTTGATGAGTCTGTCAATGTTAGCCATTCCATTTCACCGCCTGTCCACAGAATCCGCACCAATGCGGGTACACTTCGCTGTTCAACCTTTCTCCGCAGTGTGGGCAATCCCCAAATTTGGTATCGAAAATTTTCCCACAAATTTCAACGGGTATAGGTTCACGCTCTCTTTGCATGACCTTCATCAGACCAATAACGTTTGTGTACATTTCATGTAGATCACCATCATCCTGCACTAATTCACAATCGGCACAGTTCCGGTCGCAGTCATCGTGCGATCCTCTGAGCATGCATTCATGTTCAATTTCTAATAGTTCAATCATTCGTTGGATCGTCATTCACTTCACCGACCTTTTTATTTTTCCTCGTAAACATATTTTTTAATAAATTCCATATCCGTTCAAAAACGTTCGGATAATAAGGAATTTCATCTGCTTCTTCCCACGTTCCATAAACCGTCTGTTTTGAGGTTTCCGGTTCATTCATCCCACTTTACCACTCTTCCTCCGGCTTTTCCGTTTTCTTTACAGATTCATGATGCAACTCAACTGTTGTGCTTGAAACCGTATAAGGAACACCATTTCCACAGTAATAACACATTGGAATTGTTGGCGAATAAACCCGTTTACAAATAGGGCATTGCCAACCTTGCTGTGCAAAATCAACGCTATGCCACTCGCTCATTCCACTTCACCTACCTTCCTGCTTGTTTTTGTTCATTTCCTCTAACTTCTTCAGAATCCTTGAACTGTTAATAGCAATATGAACAAGCGTTGCACATACAAGATAACCCATCAGCAGAAAATTTATTCCAAGGCACCTGATAACATTGTCAAGACTCATTCCGCTTCACCTACTTTCCTGCTCCAATGGATACATCCTTTGAGGTTTATCTGTATCCATAATGATTATTCCCTTGGGAAGTTTCTTTTCTACATCTTCAATTTCATGCAAATATTTGCTTGAGTAAACATATGTCACAGTTAAACTATAACCATCAGTTGTTGGCATGTTCCAATGGCTTGATTGTGTGATTTTCATTCTTGCTTCACCTCTTGCTTAAGCCGTTTTATGAGATATGCCTCAAAATTGTCTAAACCTTCAAAAAAGTAACCAGTATCAGCTTGAAATGCATAACCTTTTTTGTCTTTCCAATATGTACAACTACATTCATCTTCTTCGTCATCTATGTATTTGTTTATCGTTTGTATTGCATTCAAGCATTTGGCTGCATTTTCATCTGCGTTGTATTCTTTATTTATCTCAACGGCGTCCTGTTCTTTCAGTATAGCAATGGCATCGTCAATGTATTCCATGATGCCGTTATAATCATCTCTAAACATAGTTAATGCGTTTACATATGATTTGAAATCTTTTGCCCATTCTTCAATTGTCATTCCCACTTCACCTTTTTACCGCACTGACGGCAGTATTTTGCATATTCCTTCGCTTTGTCGATTCCATCGTAAATGTGATACATGTACGCACCACACGAACCACAGGCCCATACAAAAATGCCGTCTTCACCTTGTTTGAATGTCGGTTCAACTGCTTCCTGCTCTTTCAGCAGAGTAAGAATTTCGTCAATAAATTTATGCGCTATTACTGCACTATCAAGTCCGATTTCCGCAGTTTGCGTTTTTATATCCTCTAATGTACTGATAACATTTTCCCTGTCAGTCATTTCATCCAGCTCCTTGTTCTTCCACACAACCAATTACCAACGGCGCTATAATATGTAGGCTTCTTTCCTGTTTCTTTTTCAATTTTCTTTTCACGAAAATGATTAACGATAAGCCCAATAATACAGCCAGCTTCCGCAATCCCCAATACGCAAAGAATAAACACATCCTCATTCATTCCCACTTCACCTCTTGTCCGCAATATGGACAATAGTTCCATTCACGAAAAAGTTCTTCATCACGACTTCCACATGTAGGACAAACATAATCCCAATAGCCATTCTTTTTACGTATAACTGGATTTTTCGCTTCATGCTTTTTCAACGGACAGTTATCATCACGTTTATTATTCAGCCATCCACTGTCGTTTGCAATCTTACATCCCATGTTTTTCCTCACCCAACAAGAATAACAATCAGATGGCATCTGAATATCAATCTGAACCATCCCACTTCACCGTCTTTCTTTGCTCATCCGATGGCTTTGCAGACCAACACCGCCATTTCTTGCCATAGCTGTCGTCACCGCGCTGTATCCGTATTGAGGCAATGCATGGCCATGTAATACAGGTTAATGCATAATCACCGCAAATCATTTTGTATTGTTTTCCAGGCAAACGTTCTTCTTCCAAATAGCAACAATCCCAATCAAACGCTTTGACCTCATCCAGCGTCATCACTCGTGCTTCCTGCTCTTTCAGCAAACCAAGAACATCGTCTACCAATCGTTCGCATATTTGAAACGATCTTCCCCCATATTCGCAGTTTTCACAATCGTTACATTTTTGATTTTTGCGGCAATATTCAAGACTTTCAATAATTCTTTCTTTACTCACTCACACTTTACCGACCTTCCCACAAAACTGGATGTCCACATTCACGACAGAATTTGTCAAACTCGTTTGGGTCATCCTCGTCATGATCTTCAAATCCAACATATGAACCGCAGTTTCCACACAACCATATACGACCTGTTTCCTTGTCACGAACAGGCTTTACAGCATCTTGCTCCTTCAGCAAGTCAATGGTATCACGTACTAATTCGGCGCATTGTGGCATTAACTCGTCAAGAACAATTGCAAGCCGTTTAAGCCGTTCTAATAGTAATTCCCTGTCAGACATTCTACTTTACCTCATTGTCTTTTCCTGTTGTTGTGTCTACTGAATAACAGCTTCCTTCCGGATGCTCAATGGCATATTTATATCCATCAATAAAATCAGGCGTATCCTTTTTATGAACAAAAACATCGCCTTGACCATACCGCCATCCTTTGTGCCAATCATCCGATTTAGATGTCCACTCGTCATTCGTCATTTACACTTCACCGATCTTCCACTTTAGCTTTTACGGTTTCAACCATGCCAACAAATGCCACCGTTTCAGCCATACCGCCAATCGGAATGCCACTGTTAATATTGTCATATTTTTCAAGCGCTTCGGCTACATATTCAGAACCGATATTCTTTTCAACCCATTTGGCAAGTTCAGACCGTAAATTGTAGCGTTTTCGTTTTGACTTTTTAAACAATTTCATTTTTCCGTATTGTTTCCTTTCTCTATTAATTCGCAAAGAGTGTGCTGTGTTCCGACAAGAATTGCGATTTGACTTCGTAAATCATGAATTAAGCCGAGAGCATCATCCAATACTTCCCAGACTTTGTAATCAACAGTATCCTGTTCCGGTCTGTTCTGTAAAAGGTCTTTTGCGTATTCAATATCTTTAATAATTTTGTTGCAATCCGTCATTCACTTTACCGCCTTTTTACCATTTTAATGGGATTTTGTTTGTTCCTGCTGTTGGTGTGGATTTTGCTTCCTGTTCTTTCATGCACTCATATGCGTCAGCCATAAGTTTACGCATGCAAGTCGGTCTTCCAAGCCTGTAAGGACAAATAGCAGAGCAATCGTCTTCTTTTCCGCATATCTTAAGCCAAAACATAACCTTTTCCTTGTTCATTCAGTTCACCTTCTTTTGTTTTTTCCATTGCCATCTGTCTTAAAGTGTCCCCAAAATAAATTGAATAGCATTTATTTTTTCTTCTTTTGTCATAGTTGATACTATTTCTTCAATTCTTCGCCTGTCTTTTGCTTCAGCATCTGTAACTTCTCCAAGGAAATGTGTAATAGCATCTTCGTGCTTTGATGGAATTTTTGATACGCCGGAAAGCCACTTTGAAACCATGCTTCTCGAAACACCAATACGATTGGCTAATTCAGATGGTCTTAATCCTTTCAACACTAAGGAATACCGCAAGTCTTTGCCTGTCATTTCGGCTTCACCGCCTTTCCCCATCAGCGCAGTACCAATCCGAGTTGCTCACTGTAATTCCTGTTTTCGCGCAATATGTCATTATCATGTTTGTGCCCGGATAAACTGTGTTTATTTTATAGTGTTTGCAATCCTTGCACCTGACTACAGGAACTGCATCCTTGCTAAAACCATTTATAAATCCTATAAGTTTTTCTATTTTCGCTTCCTGTTCCTTCAGCAGCTCGTAAACATCTTTAATCAAAGCATGTTTGCAATCATATGGAATATCTTTATAAGAGCACTCTCCGCACAGGTTTGTATTATCAGGACGCAAACAGTACTCGATGTCTTTCATTACTTTATCCTTATTAATCATCCCACTTCACCGCCCTTCCGCAGCTTGGGCAGTAATTGTAATAAGTCATTATTTCTGTTTCTTTGCATTTTCCACAGTAATAGCATCTATCTTCTATGCTTAATCTTGGCTTAACCGCTTTCTTCTCTTTTAATAGTTCACACATTTCATCAAACATTGGTTCTGAAATATAGTAAAATATTCTTGAAGTAAAGAGATCTTCTTCGGCAGTTGATTTAACCCTTTTGATAAAATCATCTATTTTCGTTGCCATATTCAACAAATCCTTTCCATTTCTGATTGTAAACATACGTCATTCGGACAAGTAATACGCCATTTTTTATCTGGTTCATTGCAAGAGTCTGATTTTTTACAATATGTACAGATCGGAACATAATCTTTTGTCGATGTTCTTCTGTTAATGTATATGGCTCGATTGATAATCTCTGTTTTCATCGGTATTTTAATCCTCCGTAGCAAGAACATTCTGCATTTCGTATTCTGGGCACCAGTCATCCCAAACAACAGCGATGGTTTTACGCGCTGAACATCCAGCATAACCTTTTGCATCAAACTTACCTTTATAATACTTGCAATGATTGCATTGTGGTTTGTAATATGGCTTATTATTGTATGTTTTTACTATTCGATTGTCGTACGGTAATGAAGTCGGAATTACAATATTTTCAAAACGTTTTCCGCAAAATGGGCAATGTGATGGTGTAATTGTGTAATTTCTACATACCAAAAATGGTTTATCCTCTGTAAATTCTTCAATTCCTTCCTCATAATTAATGAGAAGATTAAGCTGTTTTTCACAAGAACTGCATGTTGGTTTAAATATTATTTCAGCCGGAATACAAGATTGATTAGTTTTAATAGCGTCCATTATGGTTACCCTCCAATAATAGGGCCAGTTCTTTCCTTCTTTTTCTTAAGAATATAATTGTCGCAGCAGTATTCGCTGTCATTAGTGTTCTCATGCCATTCGACTTTATCATCAACGTCGATTCTCGCAGTACAGACGTATCCATCAAGAAAGGTACATTGTGCTCCACCAGGAAACAATTCAACTTTTTCGACTTCATGGTGATAGGCACAGGTTTTACAGTTTTTCATTTATTTCACCTCATTTTATTGCCTTATTGGAAATGTCCCATACATGTTGGAATAATAGAACTGTCTTGCAGATTGCTGATTAATCTCTATCGCCATTAATCGTTCTTGAATGAGCTGCATTTCAAGGTCATGAATTTTCAGATCAATTCTTATTTTTATCTTTTCTTCATCTGTAGGCTCTGAATCCAAATGATAGTATTTCCTTAGTATTTCATTCTCATCCGTGAGTTGTTTAATGGTTTCATGGCACGATTTCAAATCCGCAAGATCTTTTGCCGTCTTTGCCTGGTCATCAGCTCGTTCTTTTAGCGATTCATAATATTCATTCTCTCGTTTTTTAAGCTTTTGTTTCAACCCATCGATCTCGTTTTTTAAAATTTTACTTGCTATCTTCTTTAATATCATTCTGCTTCCATCCTTTTTTCTATACGTATTATCTATAAGGACATACATTTTCGCATTCTGACATACAATAATCGCTTCCTAATCCATAGCAAACGCTTTTCTTTGTATTAGTTTTTGTAGACTGTTCGGCGTTTTTCTTTTCCTCTGTTCTTTTTTCTACACAATTTCTTATAATTTTGCTTGCTTCTGCGTTGCTAATATATTTGTCGCATCCTTCGCATGGACAATAACCCCACTTAATTTTTGATTGTGTACAATATCTTATGGTTGCGCCCATGTCTTTTGTTTCTTCATAAAAATAACAATCTTCTTTGTATTTTGGTCGGTTAAAGTCAAGTCCGCAACCATAAATCATATATGGTTCACACGTATACTTTGGTTCTATAGAATCTTCAGTCTTTTTGTTTGTACGTGAGTTATGCACGGCATCTTCTAAATCCCATTCATAATTTTCTGGCACATCTTCATTTTCAAATAAATGTCTTTCTGTCAAACCCATCCAATTACACCTTCTTTCCGCGCATTCTGCAGACTTTTATTAGATGCCCTTAATGGCGTGAACAATATAATCAACCACGTCTTTCACTTGCTGAACGGACCAATTAACGTTATCAAAAGTAGCAGTTTTCGCAATTAGAATCTCTATGCTAGTCGTCCTTCCAGGAATAAAGATTGATGCTGTAATCAGAACAAAACCAACAATCCCAGTGACGATTGCCCAGGTTTTACACACTTTCATATAAACTTCGTTATCTTCGTAACCATTTTTCGCTTCACTTGCGTTATATATCCATCCAGCAACCAGACATATAAACGCTGTTACGAGCACTCCTCCAATTATAGCAATTACGGTTTGCAGAATACTAAGGACATTAATCCAGTAAAACACCTGCGGATTAATTACATAATTTTCCATTTGTTTTATTCCTTTTCTTTTAACATCGCATATATTTGGTAAATGTGTTTTGCGTTATATCCTATTCCTTTTGTTATCTCTGTTAAAGCTTTAATATCTTGTTGGTTATGATATGTTCCAAGCGCAGCATACGTAGACATAACTGTGACCAATACAATCAAAATGACTACTGCTATCATTTCACTTCACCATCTCCCTGTATATTATGCCTTTCCATCCTCGTTCCACAGTGTGGGCAGAAATATGAAAACTTCTTTTTAAACGGATAGTTATCAAACACTTTTGTATGACACTCTGAACAATAAACGCCAGCATTAGAACAGTTTTTAAGTACAATCCAATGCCCAATCCTCTGCTCTTTCAGCACGGAAATAATCTTTTTTGCTTGTTCCTGTGTCAGCGAAAGTGTTTCGTCAGCATCAGCGTATTTCTGCAAATCATCAAGTTGAATTTCCAATCCTTGAATAATCTTCTCTTTATCGTTCATTTTTGTCCTTCCTTTTTCCAGAGGCGCAAAACCAATCTTTATCTGTTTTTGCGCTGACACATGGAATCCATCGTGATGTCTGACCCTGATCTTTCCAGAATATACAGTCTTTGCATCGAACTATTTCAGGTCGTTCTTTTATCGATGAAATAGCATCACGTAATACGTCAGATACTTTTACTCGTAAAGAAACTTGTCCCTCGCCATATTGACCTTCTTTGAAAACAATATCAAAATCTGTATCTTCGTATTGTTCCTTTAATAAATGTAATCCATTGCATATTGCATTTTGCGTTAACATAATTTCTTTATCTACTTTCATACTATTACACATCCAATTATTAAATCACAATTATTAAACCGCTTTTGTATCCTTGTTTCATGCAACTTTCCAGTAATCTTTGGCCGCATTTTCTCCATCTGGACTTTTTATATGCTTTTCGATAGATGCTCCACTGAACATTTCCGTGTTCATCAAATTTAATTGTCATTCTTTTAAACCTTCTCTTTCAAGAAATTTTCGGATACTATTTCCTTAATGTTTTTATTTCTCTTCTGCATACCGATCTGTTGCGAAGCGCACATTAAAATGTTTGTCTTCATTACCCCAGCGGAACATAAAGTCAATCTCAACGCTATCTCCATCACGGCACCATAAATTCGGATCATCACGAACAGCTTGCGGCATAGAGTTCAGGTCGTGCGTTGCCTGGTAAATCCAGTGATCATACGTGCTCTTGTTCTTGCAGCGAATTACAATGTCCGCAACACGTATGCCAATAAACCGGGTATCGATACCAACCCAATATGTCCAGCTGCCATCATCGTTCAGCCCCTCGAATCCGTGAACGTTAGCGTACATTCCAACAGATTTCTGTGATGCGTTAACATATTCATCACAAATATGATTAACCCAATATGTTTGTTCTGTTGATTCCAAGCCTTTGTTGCTAAACAGTTTTTTTATCCATTCGGCAAACCTTTTAAAAATGGAAATAATCCCCATAATAACAGCTCCTTTTTAGCTATTTGTTTATTGCTCTGTTTCAGTCGTCATCAGATGTTAAAAGACTAATTAAGCTTTCACAGTATTCTTCATAACTATTATGTCTATAAAGAAGCATTTTATTCTTAAGTTCTTCCAGCGCTTCTTCGAATTTCTGTGTATCTTTGTTCTTAATCTCACAAATAATAATTCTGTATTCCTCTCCCTCTTTAACAAGTTCCTGTATAAATTTGACGGGGATTTTACGTTTATAAAACAATGAATCGGCGAGGTATTCGCTTGTATCAATGTATGCGTATTTTGTTTTTCTAAGTCCTTTAAAGCTCAAATAATTATTCAAAATTGTACCTCCATATTTTTATTTATGTAAATTATATTTTATCAAATACAAGTAGGCCCCGCCATAACGACGGGGCCTTTATCCAGCCATAACCTAATTAATCTTACTTGTTAACAGCGTCTTTGAAAGCCTTACCAGCTTTGAAAGCAGGAGCACGCTTTGCGGCAACCTTCATAGCTTCGCCAGTCTGAGGATTACGAGCAGTACGTGCAGCACGCTCACGAGTTTCAAAGGTACCAAATCCGATTATCTGAACCTTATCCCCCTCAACAAGCGCATCAGAAACAGTCTCAATAAACGAATTAAGAAATCTTTCGG